TTAATTCTGATGAAGAATGGTTAATATTTCAAATTATAAATTAATATGACTAAAGTCTATTCTAGTATAGATAAATATAATAACATTCATTGGTATAAAGAAGGTACAAATATTCGTCATAGGGATGACGGTCCAGCTATAGAATGTACCAATGGAACCAAATATTGGTATCAAAATGGTATCTTTCATAGAGAAAGTGGGCCCGCATTAGAATTTTATGATGGAGAAAAGTGGTGGTGCTATGATGGAAAGCGTCATAGAATTGATGGCCCTGCTGTAGAATATGAAAATGGAGGAAAAGAATATTGGTTAAATGGTAAATGGTATATAGATATTAACACTGATGAAGAGTGGTTAATATTTCAAATTATAAATTAATATGACTAAAGTAGTTTGTAAAACAAATGAACTTAGTAATCTTTATTGGTATAAAGAAGGTACTAATATTCTTCATAGGGAAGACGGACCAGCTGTAGAGTGTTCTAATGGAGGTAAGTTTTGGTATCAAAATGATCTATACCATAGAATAGATGGCCCAGCATTAGAGTGGAATGATGGAGAAAAACAATGGTTCAAAAATGGATTATGTCATAGAGAGAATGGCCCAGCAATAGAATGGATTAATGGTGATAAACATTGGTGTATTAATGGAGAAATTCATAGAATAGATGGTCCCGCTGTAGAATACATAAATGGAGATAAACAATATTGGTTGAATAATAAATATTATCCAGATATTAAAACTGATGAAGAGTGGATTATATTTCAGATAATTAATTAAAAATGACTAAAGTATATTCAAAAAAAGATAAATATGGAAATATTTATTGGTGTAAAGAAGGTACAAATATTCTTCATAGAGAAGATGGTCCAGCTATAGAATTTGTTGATGGAACTAAGCATTGGTATCAAAATGATATGTGGCATAGAGCTGATGGACCAGCTATAGAAAATAACTCTGGACATAAAGAATGGTACCAGAGTGAAAAATGTCATAGAACGGATGGTCCTGCTGTAATATGGCCTAATGGTGATAAAGAATATTGGTTAAATGATAAACCATACCCAAATATTAAAACTGATGAAGAATGGATTATATTTCAAATTATAAATTAAGCCTTGACAAATTGATACGTAAGATCTATTATATAGATAATAAACATTCCAGCTTAGCTCAGTTGGTAGAGCAGGCGGCTGTTAACCGCCGGGTCCAAGGTTCGAGTCCTTGAGCTGGAGCTACTTTTTTAAATAGAAATAAAAAATGGATAATAAAACAACATTAGATTTAGTTGATAATGTAATAAACAAAATTAGCAATGGAGTAGAACATATAGCCAATTCCGTTGCTAAAGTTACTCCGGATGCTTGGAAAATTTTGGTCCATTATCAGCGGATGTTAGCAATACAAGAAATCATTAAAGGCATTGGATATAGTGTAATTATTATGCTAATATTACTTGTTTATAAAAAATTAGTTTATAATATGTTTCTTAAACTTATTAAAACTGATTCTTATTTTGTTTTTTCGCAAGCCATTTGCGGTGCAATTGTTTTAATTTTTTCTATGCTTCTTTTAAATGATAGTATAGATTTAATCTCTAATGGTATTATAAGATATAATTCTCCAGATTATTTTGCTGTAAAAGAATTGATTACAACAATTACGAAATAATTATGATTGATAAATTAAATGTAATTAAATATATTGAAAATAGATTGAAATTAATTCAACGAAAACATAATTTTAATCCTAATTCTGGTAAAAAACAAATAAAGAATCTACCAGAATTAGAAGATGATTTTCTTATATTTCAAGAATATATTAAATTAATTAAAAAATGTAAATTGAATATTCATATTAAATATGATCCATTAGGTTTGGATAAAAAATCTATTAGTAAAATTAAAAATAGAAAAACTCAAGTTTATTTTGCTAGACATTCGAATGATCCAACTATATGGAAAATTGGATTATCTATTGCTCCAAATAAACGAGTAAAAAATATTCAAGTTGGTAATCCTGAGCATTTCCAAACAATTTACACAATAGATGGAAATCTAAAATTAAAAAATGCTATTAAATACTATACATCTAAATATCACTTAGATGGCGGAACTGAATGGCGCAGATTAGATGAAAACGTTATAAAAACTATAATTCAAAAAATTAAAGAATCAGGGACGAATTTTTTATATAAGTCTAAATTAGATTTAAATATTAATTCTTGACATATACCCATTTACGATTTACATATAATACATAACCAATAAATAATATTATGGAACCAGTTAAAAAATCCAACGCTCGTAAAACTTCAACCTCTGAAACGAAAGTGTATTCTTATGGAGCTTTTCTTCCTAAAGAATCAGAGCAAATTAAATTAATTAATGATCAATTATATTTTGCGCATAAATACCGAAACAAACTTGTAGAAATTGAACGAAAGCGTCGAAATCGCTTCCGTAACCTTCGTAAATTAATGTCACCAGAATTACGTCAGCTGGAAAACGATCTACTTCTCACTGAAGAGAAAATTATTGAATTACGTAAAAGTTTTGGCGGCCGTGCGGAAAATAGTTTAGATCCTAAATTTCCTAAAAAAAATCGTCAGTTAACTCCGCAAGCTGTAGAAATTAAGGATTTAAAATTAAAGAAAAAAGATTTAAGTGCTAAGATTAAATCTATTCATACTCAATTAAATTTAGATTATTTCAAAGAAGCTGATAGTAAATTTTCTCTTCTAAAGAAAGAACGCTTAGAACAAAAAGCTAAAGAATTAAATAAGGATTCTCTTGGTCCAAATGATGTTAATCGTCACAATGTAGTGAATAATCTCTACAAAGAAATGATTGATGGTGGAAATAGGTTTTGGGCTATCAAAGCGAAAATTTCTAAATCAGCTGAAGCATCAAATAAACGAGCAAGAAGTAATTGCAAATGCTCAAGTGGAACTTATGTTAGTATTGAAGAGGCTGCAAAACAATCCTTTTCAAATTCTAAATTTGAGCCAAAATTTAAATCATTTGATGGTTCAGGAAAAATTGGCATGCAGCTTACTCAAAATAAAGGTCTGTCAATTAAAGATGCCCTAAGTGGGTCAAGTCCTGTTCTTAAGATTGATTTACATCCAGAAGTTTATTTACGGCAAAATAAAAAGAAAAATAAAGTTTTAGCTACAGCGCGCATTAAACTTTTTGGCACTGAAAAAACTGGAAAGTTTGTAGATATTCCTTTTATTATGCATCGCCAAATGCCAGAAGATGCTACAATTAAATGGGTATTTTTAGTTGTATCTAAAATTGGATATCGTAGTATTTATAATATTCAATTTACGATTGAGTCTAATTCATTTACTCAGCCTTCAGCTATTCGTCCAGATGATGTTGCTATTAATTTAGGATGGAAAGTAAATGATCAAACAGATGATATTACCGTTGCTACTAGCTTTGATGGTAAAAATTATAATGAATTAATTTTGCCTTCTAAGATGCGTGCAAATATAGTTTATAAAGAAACATTGATTAGTCATGCTGATAAACATTTTGATTCTGTTAAGAAAGATGTATCAAAATGGTTAAAGAATTCAAATTTAGATGAATGTATTACGAAATATTTCACAAATTTGCCACAGTGGAGATCGCATAAAAAACTTCTATTCGTCTCTAAAGAATTAGCTAAAGTATTTTTACCAGATAATACTTGGTATGATCTTTGGAAAAAATGGAAAACTCATTGTAAAGAAAATAAACCTTGGAAAAATTGTAGTGATAAAGATGATTTATTTACAACATTAGATAATACTATTCAGTGGTGTAAAGATAATTCGATTGATGATCCCAATGTTCAGATGGCTTTTTATTTAAAGACTTGGGCAGAAAAAGAAATTCATTTAATTAATTGGGCCCGTGGTATTGAATCAAAACTTCGAAAACATCGAAAAGAAATTTACCGTTGTTTTGCAAAGAAGTTATCTAGCACCTATGGAAAGGTTATCGTTGAAAACTGGGATAAATCTAAAACTGCCGAAACTCCTGATGTTGAAAATGATAATCGTACAAAGCAAGAAGAAAATGCTAATGCGGTGCGTCAATTTGTTGGAGTAAGTGTTTTAACTGACGCACTAAAGCAGAAATTTGGAAAAGATTTTTGTGAAGAAAACGCAAAAAATATTTCTAAAGAACATTTTAAATGTGGCGGAGAATTAATTAATCAAAAAGAATTATCAGACGTACATTGTAAAAAATGTAATAAATCTGTAAACGTTAATTACAATGCGGCAGCTCACTTGTTTGATCGACATGGCGAGCGGTCTGGTGCTGTGAAATTACCCGGAACCGCTCGCAAAACACGTAAGTCACCAGAATTATTAGCTTAAATTTGGTTGACGTTTGCCTGAATCGTGACTATAATCATTGCGTGATGGGGTGTAAACGTAACCTCTCGCAATGTGCTTCGTAGATCTTTGAAAATATAAGTAATTTTGATCGCCCGTTGGCAATAGAAGCTAACCTCTATAAGCGTTAGACCTGTAATAGATGTTGGCAGCCATTTTTGCACCCACTGTTGGCAATAGAAGCTAACCTCTATAAGCGTTAGACCGATTCTGCCATTACTTTCCAGCGGGATCTAAGTCGGTTGGCAATAGAAGCTAACCTCTATAAGCGTTAGACCGCATCCAAGTAGGCGCCAAGTTTATCCCCCTTGGTGTTGGCAATAGAAGCTAACCTCTATAAGAGTTAGACGACACTTTGAATCGAAATGCTCACGTTAGGTATGACTGCGTCAATAGAAGCTAACTTCTATAAAAGTTAGACTATGACGAACAGTGCAAAGGCGAAAACACACTAGGCAGTAATTTAATTACATCATCAATAGTAGCTAATCTCTATAAGAATTAGACAGATTGTGACAGAAATTTTAACAAAATAACAAACGTCAGCAATAGAAGCTAACCTTTATAAGAGTTAGGCTTGCGGCCAGTCACCAACGCAGTCTCCGGTTCTTACGTTATCAACAATAGAAACTAACCTCTATAAGAGTTAGGCGGGCCTGGCGTCACTGAGGGCGGTCAGTAATAGAAACTAACCTCTATAAGAGTTTAGACGTGAGGATTAAATGATGGTGTCGAGTGCCACTCTCGACTGGCATCAATAGAAACTAACATCTATAAGAGTTAAATGCGTAAAGCTGCTGACCGATCAAAAAAATAGTGCGAAGTCAGCAATAGAAGCTAACCTCTCTAAGAGTTAGACGAAATGGTGATGGCAGACATCCTCCACCACATAGCGGCATCAATAGAAACTAACCTCTATAAGAGTTAGACGGCCCTCCAACCGCAAATCGCGCGAAGCGGTCGATGTCAATAATAGAAGCTAACCTCTATGAGAGTTAGATTAGTCGTCCGAATATCTTATTCTTTCTCACCGGCCCGTCAGTAATAGAAGCTAACCTCTATGAGAGTTAGGCAAATAATAGTCCACGTACTAGACATCATCGTCACCATATTAGCAATAGAAACTAACCTCTATAAGAGTTAGGCCCGAGACTAAATGGTGGGATCGAGTGCCACTTTCAACAGCATCAATAGAAGCTAACCTCTATAAGAGTTAGACACGTTTCTCGTCGACATGATTAAATTTGGCTTCAACAAACAATATCAGCTAACTAATATAAGAATTAACGACAGTAAGAAGTTCAATCGCACTGAAACAAGATATTAAGTAATAGTTGCTAACTACTATAAATGTTAGACTACAACGGCGGTATCATGATGATATTTGAAAGATCAAGCAAATAATAGCAGCTAATCGCTAAAAAGAATTAGACCAGTTTCTGCACTATGCTGTTTATTAAATAATAAGCCGCTTGACAATGTAATTAAATACAGTACGAAGATTACGGATTGTAAATATCAGGTAACCGTAATAATATTTAAAGCAGATATTGTAATAATAACTTAATTATACCTTAAAATTAAAGTTTACTTGGATTTTAAATGTTTGCGAATAGCATTATCACTTACACCTAATTTTCGTCCAACTGCTGAGTAATTAGATTCTGAAAGCATTTTCAATAATTCTTCATTTGAAGGCCATTGAATTTTAGTTTGACGGAAAAATTTGATTCTATCACGTAAATTTTCTCTATCTAAAAAATTAGATAATGCAGTAGAAGATACTTCTAACCATAAAGCTGTTTTATTTAAATTAGTATTATTTATACTTTCAATAATTTTATTAATTTCTTCTTCAGTTTTATTGATTAATTCTTTACATATGTGACTTTTTAATTCAATATTAATAATATGTTCATCGAAATTACTCATGTCTAAATGTGGATTATGATGATGAGTATGACATAGATGACATAATAATTGGCATTTTTCCACCTCAAGTGTTAATTCTTTTAAAGATCTATTTCCTAGGGACCTTCCATCAACATTAAATTTTTTTTTACTAGGGTCTATATGATGAAAAACTAATCCAGCCATGTTTTGTTTATACCCGCAAATTTCACAACATCCTCCCTTTTTATTTATAAAGTATAGTTTTCTATTGATTCCGCGGTCTTTTTGTATAGAATAATTATTATTTTTTGAATTAAAATATTTTGTTTTACAAGTTTGTGAACAAAATTTTGATTGACAATTTTCAATTTCAGTATTACATATTACACATAAGTTCATACCATTCCTCTCGATGTTATGAACTTATTCAGATTTATTAATAGATTTTATAAAGAATTTTAAAAACGCTTGACAATATAAGTTAATGAACTTAGACTAAAGATAGTACAAACATTACGGGCCGTTAGCTCAATAGGTCTAGAGCAAAAAACTCATAATTTTGAGGCTGTAGGTTCAAGTCCTACACGGCCCACCATTTTTAATAAAATGAAATTGGAGCAAAATATTAATATCAGCTAACCGATATAAGAGTTAGATAAAAAATGAAACTCGAACGAAATATTCACAAAGCATTAACTGAATCAATTAATCGAAACTATAAAACTCCTACTAAATTTACTTTAGGAGTATCTGGTGGTTCTGATTCACAATGTTTGCTTGTATCTTTTCCTCGAGTAGCAAGAGAATTGGGTCATGATTGTATTGCAGTAGGAATCAATCATGGTCTAAGAAATGAAGCTAATTCAGAACTTGATTTAGCAGAAAATCTTGCTTTAAAAATCAATGTTCCTTTTTATCGCAAGGTGGTAAAAGTGATTGATGGTCCGGAAGGAATACAATCACATGCAAGGAAAGCAAGATATGATGCATTGTTTGAATATGGCAATGTAATAGTAACTGCACATCATTTTGACGATTATGCAGAGACTGTTATGATCAGACTTTTGCGTGGTAAAAATATTGGCTCATTAAATGTTTTGCCAGAAGTGTCTAATAATGGTATTGGAATTTTCAGGCCATTACTCTCTGTACCTAAAAACAGAATTTTAGCACATTTAAAGCGGTGGAATATTTTATATGCAAATGATCCGTCAAATGAGAATATGGATTATTTAAGAGTTAAAGTTAGAAAAGAAATTCTACCTTTATTAGAAAGTATTAATCCTCAAATTAAAAATAGACTGGTAGAAATTTCACAAGAATTACAAATTGGAAATCAATTAAATAATTTATAATGGAAAAATTTATTGTTATACTTATAGTTTTAATATTACTTATTTTTATATATTTAAATATACGAACTAAGCTACGTGGAAGATGTAAAAATTGTGGATGTAAAACTACTCGAGCTTATTGTTGGTATTGTGAAATAGGTATAAATAAATGAAAAACGAAGATTATATAACAAAAGAAGAATTATTATCTATTCTTAATAAAATAGAAGATAGGGCTAGATTATATAATAATTTAGAAACAAAATATAATCCTGTTTTGGAAGCTAAAATTTCTATTTGTTCAGAATTAATACAATTGTTAACATTCAATAAAATATTATATTAAATATAATTAATCTTTAGATTTAATTATAAAAAACTTTGAGAATATATTTATTAGATGAAATATAAAATCAAAATGAAACCGAATAATTATAATAGAAATTATTATACAAGTGATTGTGGTATTTTTACTGCTTATTATTCTACATATTGTGGTTTACATAATGTAAGTGGCCCGGCGATAAAATATCATGATGAAAGATTTTTTTATAAAAACGAATATTGGTTAAACAATATTCATTATTCAGATATAAAAAATGATGAAGAGTGGTTAATATTTCAAATAATTAATTGAAAAATGATTAAAATATACAGCAAAGAATTTGAAAATCGCATTGAATGGTATAAAGAAAATGATAATGAAGGATATTTGATCTACCATAGAGAAGATGGTCCGGCAATAGAATGGTATGATGGAACAAAATGGTGGTATCAAAATGGAAGACGCCACAGAACAGATGGTCCTGCTATAGAATGCATTGATGGTCGTAAAGCATATTATTTATATGGGAAACATTATCCAGATATTAAAACTGATGAAGAATGGGTTATATTCCAAATATTAAATTAATGACAAAAATATATTCAAAAATAGAGTATTGTAATATTTATTGGTATAAAGAAGGTACAGATATTTTACATAGAGAAGATGGTCCGGCTGTAGAATATGCTGATGGAGAAAAGCGATGGTACCAAAATGGGAAAATTCACAGAGTAGATGGTCCAGCAATAGAATATCCTAATGGAAGTAGATGGTGGGTTATTAATGGACAGTTTCATAGGACAGATGGTCCAGCTTTAGAAATGAAGAATAGTTATAAGCAATATTGGTTGTATGGAAATGAATATTCAAATATTCACTCTGACGAAGAGTGGATTATATTTCAAATATTAAATTAATATGACAAAAGTTTATTCAAAAACAGATAAATACGGAAATATTTTTTGGTATAAAGAAGGTACAACTATTCTTCATAGAGAAGATGGCGCTGCTGTAGAATATTTTAATGGTAATAAATATTGGTATCAATATGGATTGCTTCATAGAAAAAATGGTCCAGCAATAGAATTTTCTAATGGTGATAAATGTTGGTATCAAAATGGATTATGCCATAGAGTTGATGGTCCAGCAATGGAATCCCCAAATGAATATAAAAGTTATTTTTTAAATGGAAAAGATTATCCAGATATTCAAACTGATGAAGAATGGTTAATATTTCAAATAGTGAATTAAAAAAATCGCTAAGAGTTGACAATTAAATATTATTAATTTATAATAAATTCATTATGAATGATAAAGAATTTTCAAGATTAGAAGCATTATTTAATTTAGCAATAAATAATTCTGATATAAATGAAGTAAGAAACGCTTCAGTTTTATTTGTAAAAATGATTAAACATCATAATTTACTTTCATCTATTAAAAATACAATTATTAATTCAAACGATTTTAAACCCAAGGAATCAAATTCAAATAATAAAAAAAATTCATCAAAAAATGTAAATGAAGAAGATTTATATAATGAAGAAGATTCATATAATGAAGAAGATTCATATAATGAAAATTATAGATATTTATCATTTAAACATATTAATTATAATTTTCTAATTTCAACTAAATGTGTAACTATAGTTGACTATATTATTAAATTTTTAAAACACAATAAACTTAATTATAATAAAAGTTATATTATAAGTGTAACACAAATTACAAATATAGCTTTAAAAGATCTAATAATTAATTATAATGAAATAAGTAAATTTACAAAATATATTAAAGTTCAATTAAATGACGCCGTGCTTCATAATGAATTGATTGGAATTCGTGGAAGAAATGGCGGATATACTCTTAAATGATAAATAAAAACAATAATATTCTTTTACGAATTGCTCAAGCTGATGCATATGCTATTTGTGTAGAATATATTGATCAATTAAAATATCAAGATTTGTTTATTGAAGCATTAAATTTTAAGTCATATTTACAACATCCTAAGTATAATAAATTACTTCCTGGTTATTATACAGATGATACTCAGCAATCTATAGCAATTTCTGAAGTTTTAATAAATAAAGGAACAAACGTTAATTCTGATGATTTTTTGTATTCATTTTTATCTTGTTTTAAACGAGACGAAAGAGATGGGTATTCTAGAAATTTTCAAAGCATTCTGGAAAAAGCTAATTCGGTAAATGAATTAAAGAAATTAATTAATACAGATTCAAATAGTAATGGAGCCGCTATGAGATCTGTGCCATTAGGGATTATTAAAAATCCATTAGATATAATTAATATAGCTAAAATTCAAGCGGCTACAACTCATAATACAAATAATGCGATTCAATCATCCATATTAGTCGGATTAATGAGCCACTTTTCTTTATATAAAAATGATTCTTTTAAATATTTAAATGAATGGATAAGTGATTATAAATTATTTATTGATTGGAATTTATTTAAATATAATTTTTTATTGCCTTGGAATGGAATTGTTCATAAAAATAAAAATGATCCAAAAAATTTAGGAATAGGAATAAATACTGCTCATGCTGTCAATACTTTATTAATTGAAGAAAATAGCTTAATAGGCATGATGAAAAGAATTATTAATTGGGGAGGAGATACAGATTCAGTAGCTTCTATAGCTTGGGGAATTGCTTCTTCTAGGTATCAAGATGAAATATTACCGCAATTTATGGAAAATGATTTAGAAAATAATACATACGGTTCTAATTTTCTCAAAAAATTAGGAACACAATTAATGAATATAAATATATAATTACAGTATTACTTTAATTTAAATGTGAGAATATTTAATTATTTCACAAAGTTGACATTTTAATTATGAATACTTATGATAAAAATGTGATTGATTCGATTCTAAAATCATTTAAAATTCGCGGACATTGTAAAGATGTTAAAGAGCATCGTCATTATAAATTATATGATATTGAACTAGATCCTGGGCAATCTATTAAAAAGATTGAAGCTAATGCTCGTGAAATTGGTTTAGCTTTACGGAGTTTGACAATTCCCATTGTTACTACTATTTCCGGTAGTGGAATAGTTAGGCTTCAGGTAGCTACCAGAACTGCTGATATGATAAATTTTGATGAATTATATGAGCGAAGCATTAATAGTAGACCTGATGGATTATTAACATTTTTATTGGGAGAGCAGGCTACTGGAGAACCTATATGGTTGGATATGGCAACTAATCCTCATATGTTGGTTGCTGGTACTACAGGTTCTGGTAAAAGTGTATTTCTTCATACATTAATTGCAAACATTAAAAAGCGTAATGATGTAATGCTTTATTTGGTTGATCCTAAAAATGGAGTAGAGTTTGGAAAATATGTAAGAGATTGTAATTCCATTGTATATAATTATAATGGTGTTATTAAAATGTTGAAATTATTAGCTGAAGAAATTGAAGAACGATATAATTTATTTAGAATATTAGGTATTAAAAGTTTAAATGAAAGTCCTTTTGTTGTGCCTAAAATTATGGTAATTATTGATGAAGTATCTGATTTAATGTTACAAGATGATAACGGACAGTTTGAGGAGCTTTTAATTAAAATCTCTCAGAAGAGTAGGGCTGTAGGTTGTCATATGGTATTAGCTACCCAAAGACCTAGCGTTGATGTTTTAACGGGATTAATTAAAGCTAATTTTCCTGCTAGAGTTGCTTGTAAAGTTAGTTCGGTTATTGATTCAAAGGTAATTATTGATCAAAGTGGAGCTGAACATTTAATGGGTAAAGGTGATGCAATTTTGAATTGTAATCAATTTTCTAATGTACGATTTCAGATAGCATATAGTTCTTAATTCTTAATTCTTAATTCTTAATTTTTAATGATTAAAGTATATTTTATAACAGATGAATATGGAACTACTTATTGGTACAAAGAAGGTACATATATTCTTCATAAAGATGATGGTCCAGCAGTAGAATATATTGATGGAAGTAAATTTTGGTTTCAAAATGGAAGACGCCATAGAATTGATGGTCCTGCCGTAGAATATATGCGTGGAAAAGAATATTGGTTAAATGATAAATCATACCCAGATATTAAAACTGATAAAGAATGGTTAATATTTCAGATAATTAATTAATATGAATAATATATATAAAAAAAATATGTATGAATCATATTGCTTGGTACCAAGAAGGTACAGATATTCTTCATAGAGAAGATGGTCCAGCTATAGAGTGGAATCATGGAACCAAATATTGGTATCAAAACGGAAAATTACATAGAATAGATGGTCCAGCTGTAGAATATTGGAATGGTGAAAAAGAATATTGGTTATATAATAAGGCGTATAGAAATATAAAAAATGATGAAGAATGGTTAATATTTCAAATAATAAATTAAAATGACTAAAGTTTATTCTCAAATAGATGAACATGGAAATATTTGTTGGTATAAAGAAGGAACATATATTCTTCATGGAATAAATGGTCCAGCTGTAGAATATTCTAATGGAAGTAAATGTTGGTATCAAAATGGATTATGCCATAGAGCAGATGGTCCTGCTATAGAACATGACAGTGGAGCTAAAGAATGGCACCAAAATGGTGAGCTTCATCGAACGGATGGTCCAGCTATAGAGTATGAAGACGGAAGAAAAGAATATTGGTTAAATAATAAACGTTATCCAAATATAAAAACTAATGAAGAATGGATTATATTTCAAATAATTAATTAAAATGACGAAAGTTTTTTCAAAAAAGGATAAATATGAAACCATTCATTAGTATAAAAAAGAGACTGAAATTCTTCATAGAGACGACGGCCCAGCTGTAGAATATACTGATGGAACTAAATTTTGGTATCAAAATGGTAAAATTCATAGAACTGATGGGCCAGCTATAGCATATTATGATAAATATAAAGAATATTGGTTAAATAATAAATATTATGAAAATATAAATAGTGATGAAAAATGGTTAATATTTCAGATAATTAATTAATATGGATAATATATATAAAAAAATATCTGGAGGTCATATTTCCTGGTATAAAGAAGAAACTGATGTTCGTCATAGAGAAGATGGTCCTGCAATAGAATGGAATAATGGAACTAAACATTGGTATCAAAACGGGGAATTGCATAGAGTAGATGGTCCGGCTGTAGAGTATTGGAATGGTGATAAAGAATATTGGTTGTATGATAAACGTTACCCGAATATTAAAGCTGATGAAGAGTGGATTATATTTCAAATTATAAATTAAAAATAGTTGACATTATACTAGTTAAGACTTATATTTAAATTGAAGAACGAAAGAATACTTAAATGAAAATTAAATTAAATATCGATAAGGGTAGTATTGCAAATCTTCTATGTTCGGCTTTTGAAAGTAGTTGTGGTTCTCATTATTGGGCTGAATATATTGAATCTATAACTGATAATACATTTAAAGTTAATTTTGAAGAACTACCCCAATGGTGTCACAGTTATAATTATATTCATGCAGTTTTATTTAAGGGTGGAAAAATTAAAATTCGTGATAAAGAAGATAATAAAACATATTATTTAAATTTAAATAAAATTAAAAATGGATTGGAAATTATGGCAAAAATTAGTCCGCGCCAATTTTCTCGTATTTTAGAAGAAAATACTGACGCAATTACTGGAGATGTATTTTTACAATGCTGCATTTTTAATGAAGTTAAATATGAATAAAAAAAATACAATTATATTTAAATATAATTGTATTTTAATCTAATTAATAGTAAAAATATTACTTTAATAATTTTTCAAATTTAGCAGCAAGCTTTAACATTTTTTCACGTGAAGCGGCAAATTTAGCATATTGATTTATATCTTTAATTAATTCTTGCAGTAAATCTAAAGATACAGTTTTTCCAGCACCAATGGAAATATCAGAATCGCCAGAAGCTAGACCAGCATCAACTAATTTTTTAGCTTGCATAAAAGCTGCCTTGGCTAATTCTGGAGCAACAGTATCTCCATTTAAACGTGCTAAACAATAATCCTTAATTGCACCTTCTACTCCAGCTGCATTTAAATTAGCGAAAACAGTACCTAAATCTGGTTGAACCTTCATCATATCACTCGGCATGGAAATCTCCTAAAATTAAAAACGTTTAAAATAATACGTAATTATTACCAATAGTTAAAATAAAATGTCAAATGAATTAATTTATAGCTTACATACTGCTTTTTCACGAACAAAAAAGAATAATATTTTATATATTATTCCAGCAATCAACGGCTACAGTATTTCTATTACTGATTATAGCACTATCGGAATTCGTTTATATTATTCAATTAATAAAGACGGAATAATTTCAAAATTTGACGATGGAATGATTTTTAATATCGGAAATATTGACAATTTAGATTCTAATAATTATTACATAAAATGATTATATTTAATATAGCTATACTTATCTTAGCTTTTCTTATATTTTTAGGACCATTAATTTTTGTGAAATCAGAAAAAAAATAAATAATAAAACCTTGACAGATCATAAACTTAGACATATAATCGAAACGTATCGGGAAATTATAGGAAACAAAAATGCACAAAACAAATAAAAAAGTAGCTGTATATGGTGACTTGACTGCTCTCTATGCTGCAAGGGCTTCATTTAATAAAAATATAAATTACAATTTACTTGATCTGGCTATTAAAAAATATTCCAATGTGACAAATTTGGCATGTAAAAATTGGTATACACTTTTCCATCCTGAAAATGAATCTCAAGTTGACTTTGTAAAAATGCTTGAAGCTAATTTTGGTTGGAATGTTATTACCAAGCGACCATCAGAAATTCGACGGACAAATTCTACGAGTCCCAATACAGATTATCGATTTGATGTACCAATTGCTTATAATATTGGAGAAGCAACATCGGAGTATGATGAAATTGTTGTAGTATCTGATTCAATTGAGTTACTTCAACCACTTAAATTAGCTACAGAATTTGTCAAAGTAACATTATCATTTTTTAATGATGCTATGGATAGACGATGGTGGCGACCTTTACAGCAGACAAAAATTAATTTTATTGACTTGTCTGATTTAATTTACTCCAATAAAATTTCTCCGGTTCAAGAATCTGAGCGATTTGAATAATATTTCTCTTATATTTAAGGCTGGGTTATATAAATATATAACCCAGCATATTTATGCTACATTATAATATTTATAATCATCCAAATAATATTTTAACATTTTCAGCGAATAATATTAAAAATTATTCAAATTATATTTCTTCAGATATAATTGAGTGTTTCATTCGTTGGAAAGTAGAATACGCCGATAAAATAATCGTTTGTTCTAAAAACGAAAATCTTATCGGTTTTTTTCGTTATGATCGTGGAAACGATAAACGAAATTTATATGAAGCTGGAACTTATATAATTCCAGAATATAGAGGGCAAGGTTTAGCATTTGAACTTTGGAAAAGGGTTTTTCTTTTAGAAAAACCAAAATGCATATTTGGCCACATTGAAAGTGTAAGTGGATTTAATTTATTTCAAAAAATTAAATTAAATTATCCAAACGTTGATTTTCAATTTACTGCCTCTAAAGAAATTAATATTGACAAATTAGCAATAAGTGCTTAAAATACACCTATGGCAAAACAAGAATTTATTTGCAAAGCTACTAAGATTTTTAATCAAATTGACACTAATGCTCAATTTATTGTTATCCATAATTATAAAAACAATGATGGAGAATTATCAACTCATTCTCTTTGTTGGCGAATTAGTTATGAAAATGCAGTAAAGCGCTCATTAGAAATATTGAAAAATTTTGATATTTCTAAGCAAAATTTAACTGAAAAGAAATATAGTATCCTTCATCTTCAAGAAGCATTAGAAGAATTAATTGATAGTTTGGTTGTTACTTTGACACATGGTACAGGAAATAATCCATTAGCTACTAGTGCTCACGCTTATGATTCAGTAACAGATCGATATGGGAAATTAATTCCTGGTGTAAAAATTCACAGAGAGCAAGATGTATTACATTTAACTAATGTTTTTAGATTAAATAAAATCGTTCATTGCCCTACGGTTTATAAAAAAGTAAATCATAGTCTTAAAACATTGGCTAAAAATGATCTTCGAAAACTTTTGCCATTGAGAAAATTTGGGCAATTTAAACTTGAGCCGGGAAAGTTTGAACGAATGGTTGTTCAAAAAATTACGTTAAAAGAACATGATATGCTAAGGTTAGAATAAATGTCTAATGTAAAATATAAAATCGAAGAATCATATTTGTCCTATTGCGCTACATGTGATTATTCTTCACATACTCAAAATTATGATAATTATTATGGCAATATTACTTATATTGACAAAGGATGGATTGAAGAAGTTAGATATTGGGATATTTATTTGGGATGTAATAATTCTGATAAAATTGAATCTGTTAGAGATTATTGTTTAGAAAGATTTATTAGAAAAACATTTAATAAAGATTCATTTAATTTTCGAGCTAAATCTGGTTATTATGGAGATGAGCCTGCAGTTGAAGTGGTAAATGATGTATTTATTAAATTAAAAGAATTTATTAATACATTAAATGACGATTCTGTTTCTGATTCATTTATTGTAGAAGATATTCTGAAATTAGAATATAAATTTATTTTAGATGAATTGAAAAATAAATCATGGAAATTTAATATAATTAATACTGAAGATATTATTGCTGGCAGTATTATGAGACATACATCTGATGAAGTTTTAGAAAAATATTTAAATGAAACGAAAATAAATATTTGTGATCCTCTTGAAGAATATTCAGTTAATTTAGGATGTATTTGTCAAAAAATCGGAAATAAATTTAGATTAATTGATGGGTACCATAGATATGCTACAGCAGTAAAATTAAAATTTCCTAAAATAATTGCAATTTATTGTGAATGATTCACGTGGTAAAAAATACTTGGGGTGATAAATTTTATTTTAAAAATGACTTACTTCACGGAACGGATGGTCCGGCAGTAGAACGTTTTGATAGACATAAGGAATATTGGTTAAATGGTAAATGGTATATAGATATTAGAACTGATGAAGAGTGGTTAATATTTCAAATAGTTAATTAATATGACTGAGCTATATAAAACAAGATTTCCCGGACGAACAGTGTGGTGTAGAAAAGATACTGATCTTTGGCATAAAGAAGATGGACCTGCAGTAGAATGGGATTCTGGAACTAAAGAATGGTATCAAAATGGATTATGTCATAGAGTAGATGGCCCTGCAGTAGAAGATATTGTTGGTAATAAATTTTGGTATCAAAACGGTCAACGTCATAGGGAAGATGGTCCTGCTATAGAATATGAAAATGGAAATAAATATTATTATTTAAATGATGAATGTTATCCAAATATTAAAACTAACGAGGAGTGGGTAATATTTCAAATTATAAATTAATATGACAAAAGTATATTCTAAAATGGATGAATATGGAAATATTCGTTGGTATAAAGAAGGCACATATCTTCTCCACAGAGATGATGGTCCAGCTGTAGAATACTTAAATGGTGATAAAGTTTGGTATCAAAATGGAGAATTACATAGAATAGATGGTCCAGCTATAAATCATTTTAATGGAAGTAAATGGTGGATTATTAATGGAAAACTTCATAGGACAGAAGGTCCGGCTTTAGAATATGAAGACGGAGATAAAGAATATTGGTTAAATAATAAACATTATTCAAATATAAAAACTAATGAAGAATGGATTATATTTCAAATTATAAATTAATATGACTAAAGTATATTCTGAAAAAGATGTATGTGGAACTACCCGTTGGTATAAAGAAGATACACATACTTTTCATAGAGAAGACGGGCCTGCTATAGAATTCTATAATGGAAATAAATTTTGGTTTCAAAATGGTAAATATCATAGAATAGGTGGTTCAGCAGTTGAACTTCATGATGGAACTAAATTGTGGTATCAAAATGGATTATGTCATAGAACAGATGGTCCTGCTGTAGAATATGAAAATGGAGGAAAAGAATATTGGTTAAATGGTAGATATTATTCAAATATTAAAACTGACGAAGAGTGGATTATATTTCAAATTATAAATTAAAATAATAAAATGTATAAAAAAATAATTAAATATTTGAAAGTTTTTATTCAAAAAGATAATAATTTAATTTATAAAAAAATATCTGAAGATAAAATAGAATGGCGTAGGAAAGATAATAATTTTTTACATAAAGAAGATGGACCTGCTAGAATATATAATAATGGAGATAAATTTTGGTTTCAAAATGGTAAATATCATAGGCTAGATGGTCCTGCATTAGAATTTACTGATGGAGAAAAGTGGTGGTATCAAAATGGTAAATGTCATAGGACAGATGGTCCTGCGATAGAAGGTGAAGACGGAGAAAAAGAATATTGGTTAGATAATATTTATTATCCAGATATTAATTCTGATGAAGAATGGTTAATATTTCAAATTATAAATTAAATGAATATTGTCACATATATTTGTGGCAATTGATTTTATGAAGCAATTTCATACTTTAGCTAAATTCAAAATAGAAGATATTTTACCATTAACCCATTCTCCAACTAAAAGATCTTTTTATGTAGAAGAATTATTATTTCCTGAAGAAGGAATAATTGATGTTAAAAAATATATTGTTAAAATGAATGTTCTTCGATATAAAGTATTTGAAGAAAGTATTCAATGTTATAAATGCAAAATAAATGGTGCTTTCTTTTATTTACAACAACATAAAAAATTAAATCGAAAGACTAAAGATAATGTTGCTCATTTAAATTTATATGCCTTAGATAAATTTAATAAGAATGATGGAAATATTATCTTAATGACACAAGATCATTTAATCCCTACTGCAAAAGGTGGGCAAAATATTTTAGATAATTTAAAAACTATGTGTGCTTTATGTAACTTAGAAAAAGCTGATTCTTTATTGGAAGATTTTTGAATTATATTATATTTTAGATTTTTGTTCGAGTCATGTAAAACTCATCACTCCTTAAAAGTGTAACCTCTTAAGGAGAGAATAAATAAATGATCGATATTGAAGAAGCAGTTTATTTTTTAATGACCGCAGCACGTTTTGAAAAAAATGGTCCAGAATTAAAGGTTTCGTGGGTCAAAGAAGGAAAAAACGTAGGTTTTGGTAAATTTAAAAATGAAACCGGTTCAGTTACCGTAAAAATTGATGATCGAGAACATATTTTTAAGAGTAAAGATGCTACACGCCTTAGAAAATTAGGTGTTTTACAAGACTAATTTAAAAATAAAACTGTTAAAAATAAAAAGATAATGACAGTATTGACATCTTAAATTTTAAAACCTATGATGTAGATATCTCAGGGCAACAACAAAATTATCGCTCTGAATTTATAGAAAAGGAAAAATTAAAAATGTCAAATCATATCTTTAGTTCAAAATTCGTTTCTGCTGTTCGTAGTATTCTTTCTGCTGGTTGTGCTGATGGAAAGCGTCTAACTCGTGAAGAAATTTGCGAGGCGCTAGAGTATGAGGGGTTTTCTGTAAGCCCTTCAGTTATCGGTCTAGCTATTAGTGATGGTACTTTTAATACTGCAAAACAAGCGTGGGATCTTTTTAAGGGCCGTTTTGGTGGTGTTCGTGAACTTGATATTGAAGCTACCGCCAAAGCCGAAGCTGCATTTCAAGCTCGTGCAGAAAAGATTCGCGCTCGTGTAGAAAAGGCTATGGCCACTAAGGCAGCAAAGAAGCAGGCTCAGCTAGAAGCGGTTCTATCTCAACCTACCGTTTGATAGAGATAAACTCCGGCAGATTTTGATAGTCTGCCGGAGTTTTATGTTTAAATTTTGTTTTAATAGACACTATAACTATTTCGTAATATATGAATCAAATAATTAAATTCTATTCTCATTCTGGTACAGATAATCTTGGTCGTACATTAAAAGATATGTGGACTTGGAGTAATTTAGATTTCGAACGTACTCATAATTATATTCAATGGATGTTTCCTACAGATAAAGTGTCAGAATATAATAAAGATGCCCCTCTAGTTGATGAGGAAACAATTAAATATTTTCGAGCTAGTAATGAATTACAATCGTATTTAACTACTTCTTCATATATTTTTGAGAATTTTTTGGATTTAAATAACCCTAACGCTCATTGGTTAACTTTAAGAAATCATAATTTTCTTAGAATTACTAGAGTATTAAATTCTTTAATGATTCTTTCTTGTAAACAAAGGGCTTATCAATTTCTTTCTAAAGTAGAAAAAACTTATAAACAAAGTGAAATTTGCCCACTTTCATTTTGGAATGCAGCTGTTATGGAAAACAAACATTGATTTTAATTAATTTAATTATAATATCATTAGCAGTATCTTCATTTTCTTATACAATAAGTCAATCTAATTTATTTCAACCAATAAGATTTTTCTTTTTACAAAAATTTAATTTTATTGGAAAATTAATTTCTTGCACTTATTGTTTGAGTCACTGGATATCATTTTTATTTACAAGTATTTACTTCAAATTAATTTCATATGAATTTTTAATAATTTCATTTGCAGCAATTACATTATCTATGATTTGGGTGCCTTTTATTTCTAAGGCTGTTGACTTTATGCCATCAGATGATTAAAATTTAAATTATGATTTCAGTAGAATTAATTGAAGCTGTGTTGATTGAGCGAGATCCAGAGTCTTTAATTTCTATTGGTGCGCCTTCAGATGAATATAAATCTGAAGCAATTAAAATTCATGATCGATTAATAAATAAACGATTAAATTTAATTGAAATTACATCAGCAATCACTTTTGTATTTTATGAAAGTTTCGGATCAGCTATTAAATATTCAATTAATGGTAATGAAGAGTTTTCTGTAGATTATGATTATTTAAATGAAAAACGATTTAATGAATTTACTAAAATTGGTAATTTAATTTTTAATATTTACAGAAAAAGTTTATAGAGAAAGCGAATAAAAATGGGAATTTTGGATAATCTTAAAAGCCTTGTTATTGAAGAAGTTGAAATAAAAGAAACTACAATTAGCCCTAAACCAATTATTTTACCAACTTCTTCTCCGATAACATTTAATCAACAATATCAAGCTTCACAAGATGAAATTGTAACTTTAGATAAATCATTTAGAATTAAATTAAAAGAAGCAATTACATTAAAATCTCCTCAATTTTTTTCTAAATTAAATGACTTATTGACTACATTAGCTGAAGATATTCCTAATGAACAAGCTAGATATAAAACGGCTTTAAAACTTCTAGCTAAAGATGGAGCTTCGCCTGCATCTATTATTTCGGATTTAGATATCTGCATTTCTGCTATTAATGATAAGAATAAAGAATTTTCTACTGCCCTTAATAAGAAAATTGAAGAACAAATTGGCGGTAGAAAACAAAAGATTATCTCCTTAGAGCAAGAGATTCAATCTAAAAATCAACAAATTCAAATGCTTCAAGCAGATATCGAAAAGGCTAAATCTCAACATGATTTGGAAAACTCTTCGATTACTGAAGAATCTGCTAAATTTGATTTAAGAAAAAATCGATTTGATATCGTATGTACTGATTTAGTCAACCAATTAAATAATCAAAAACAAAAAATTTCAGAATTCACTAAATAAAAGAAAGATATTATGTCAGAATTAAATCCAACCAAAAGCGCATTTAGTAAACCTGAAAATTGGGTTACTTGGTTTTTTACTGCAGGATTAATTGGTGGAGTAGGTTATGTATTATATAATTTGCTTCCATATGCTATTAATATTGCCGATAATCTTTTGTATTTAGCAGCTGTAGGTATTCCATTAGCTATTATTGGATTCGTACTCACAAGCGCAGATGTACATAAATTGGCTTGGTATGGTTGGAAAAGTGCAATTCGCTGGCTAACTGGTAGATTTGTTGAACTTGATCCAATTGGTATTATGAGAACTGGACTTGAAAAGTATGATGAAATTCTAGCGGCAGTTTCATCAGGTATGTCTAGTATGAGAGCTCAATTAAAAAATATTCTTAAATCAATTCGAGAAAATGAACAAGCAGCAGAGCATTGTTTAGCCCTAGCAAGTCAAGCAAAAGCATTGATCGGATCAGACCCAACTTTACAAAGTAAAGCTGCTCTTGAAGCTCGTAAGGCTGAAAGATTCAAAGAAACTAATATTAAATATAAAAACATGCAAGCCATGTTAGAAAAAGCTTTATCTGTAGCTGAAAAAATGTTTGAAAAAGCTACTTATAATCGTGAAGACCTTAAAACTACTATTGATATTAAAAGTAATGAGCGTGAAGCTATAAAAGCCACTTATAAATCAATGTCAGGCTTTAAGCGCCTATTACAGAGCGATAAAGAGCTCGAGATGTTTAATTTAGGATTAGAAGCTGAAAATAATTTTGAATTTCAGAAAATTGGGGAAATTGAACAGTTTTGGGATGAAACTAAAGATTTAATGCTTTCTGATTCTCTAGAAAAGCTTGCATCAGAGTCAGAGTCTCTAACCAAGTTGGATGAGTGGGAAAAGAAAAGCGCAGAAAGAACGGCTAGAAATGTTAGAATTAGTCCGAATCTTTCTCCAAATTTGCGTTTGCCTACTTCAGCCGGATCGTTTGATGATCTTCTAGAATTAGATAATAGTAATGATTTTACACTAAATAATAAAACTTTAAAGAAATAATTTAAATGAAAAATTTAAAATTAAAAGAATATTTATTTTTAATAGAAAGTGTATTATATTTTCTTCAGGGAATTTTAACCGGATATTTGGGTTTTATTCGAAAAGATTATGTATATTTATTATTCTCAGTAGTATTTTTTCTATTTTTAGCTTTACATTCTTTGTTTTTTCTCTTAAAAAGAAACATGAATACATAAATGATTTATATTTTTGAAAATAAAAACAGTATCAAATTAACCGTAGAAAGAAAATGAATAACCATGGCAACCACAAGTAGAATTAAAAAAACACCTCTCATTATTTTGGCACTAATTATCTTAGCTGTAATTGGATTAAGAGTTGCTTCAGTTAAAGGATTATTGAGTCCAACTGAATCGAAATCTGTAGTCCCATTAGCTGCAGATTTGCCAGAAGTTACCAATACTAATAATGTTCCTAACGCTTCTGTACCTGCTTTTCCGTTACCGAGTACTAAAGTTGTAACGGTTCCTGGTCCTACTGTTCGAGCTAAGGTAATGGCTTGGAATGCTCAAATGGGTTGGGCTTTTGCAACTGGTGGTCCGCAAACGACCGAAGGTAGTCTAATGCAAGCCCATAAAGTCAACATGAATATAATTCGTGAAGATGATTGTGGTAAAATGCAAACTGAGCTTATTAGTTTTGCTAAAGCTCTGAAATCTAATCCCCAACCTACAGATGGAGTTCAATTTGTTGCCGTAATGGGTGATGGATCAGCTGCATTTCTTGAAGGTGTGCGGCCGGAGTTAGAAAAACTTGGCCCAGAATACATGGCTGAAGTTGTAGGATCAGCCGGTTATTCTCGTGGTGAAGATAAATTTATGGGTTTACCTGAATGGAAAAATAATCCTAAGTTAGCTAAAGGTTCATTAATTTCAGTCGTACTAAGAGATGGTGATTGGAATATCGTTATGAAATGGGCTGGTGATAACGGTATTTTAGTTAATCCTGATGAAAAAACTTATGATCCCAACGCTATTAATTGGGTAGCTGCAAATGACTTTATCGAAGCTGGGACCAAATATATTCAAAATGTTTGTGAAGATCGACCAGTCGTAAGTAATGGTAAGCGTACTGGTGAAACAAAGCATGTTTGTGTAAATGGTGTATCATCATGGTCACCTGTTGATGCTAATGTTGCTAACCAACGTGGAGGTTTAGTTTCTATAGTTTCAACGAAAGAATATTCTAACCAAATGCCAAATACTATTATTGGTATTAAAAAGTGGAATTTGGCTAATCGATCGCTTGTAGAAGGTATGCTTGAAGCTATTTTTGAAGGTGGAGACCAAGTAAAAGCATATCCTAACGCATTGCATCGTGCAGCTGAAGCTTCTGCCACAATTTATAAAGAAGAGTCTGCTGGTTACTGGCAAAAGTATTATCTCGGTGTTGTAGAAACGGATAAGCAAGGATTGCAGGTATCTCTTGGTGGTTCATATGTCAACAATTTAGCTGATAATATGGCTTTATTTGGCTTAAATTCTGGTTCTGCTAACATTTTTGCTGCTACTTATACAATCTTTGGTAATATTGTTAGACAACAATACCCTAAGCTTGTATCAAGTTATCCTTCAGTTGATTCTATTTTAAATACCTCATATGTTACTAATATTGCTTCTCATTCAAAAAATATTGGAGTGGTTACTAAAACGGAATTTACTGGCGGACAGCTCACACAAACTGTATCTAAGCGTAATTGGAGCATTAATTTCGAGACGGGTAAAGCTACTTTTACACCTGAAACTTTAGTTCAATTAAATGAATTAAAGAACGGTTTATTAGTTGCTGATGATCTTGCAATTGAGATTCATGGTTACACAGATAATACTGGCGATGTAAATAATAATTTAACTTTGTCACAAGCTCGTGCTGAAGCTGTAAAGAATTGGTTACAAACGCAGAGTAGTTCGAACTTTTCTGCTGAAAGATTTGCTGTTGTGCGTGGTCATGGTTCAGCTGATGCATTAGCTAGCAATGATACTGAGACTGGCCGAGCAAAGAATCGTCGAGTTACAGTTATCCTTGGCGTACAGTGAAATAGATTAGGAATATCAGATGTTAGATGCATTTCGACCAAATAAATCAGTAACCGGAACTACTTGGACTATAATTATTACGGCTCAAATTGCTCTTTTATTGATAATTTGGTCATTTGGATCGACATTTTTGATGCCAAGCCCTATTGCAGTGGGTAGGGCTTGGCTTTTCCTAATTCAAGAAGAGGGATTGCTTTATGAGTTGGGAGTGAGTATTAAAACTAATTTAGAAGCGATTTTTATTAGTAGTATCATTTCAGTTGGGTTATCATATCTTACAGTATTGCCAGTAATGAGACCTTTTGTAGAGTTCTGTTCCAAGTCAAGATTCTTCGGAATTAGTGGATTTGTAATTGTATTTACTATGATTTTTGGTGGAGGGCATGGTCTTAAATTAGCTCTTTTAGTTTTTGGAATGTCGGTATTTTTTATTACAAGTATGAGTTCGGTTGTTGCGAATATTCCAAAAGAAGAGTTTGATCATGCTAGATCTTTAAGAATGAGTGGGTGGCGAAGCGTATATGAAGTGGTTATTTTGGGGCGGGCCGATGAAGCAATAGAGGTTTTAAGACAAAATGCGGCTATTGGATGGATGATGCTAACGATGGTGGAGGGATTAGTTAGAGTTGAAGGCGGAGTGGGAACTTTAATGTTAAATGAAGGTAAACATTTTCATTTAGATGCTGTTTTTGCAATTCAATTGACGATTTTATTTATTGGAGTTACTCAAGATAAGATGATTGGCTTGATAAAAAAGGTGATTTGCCCTTATTCTGAGCTATCTTTGGAGCGGAAATAAATAAAATGAATAATAATTATTTATATGAAGAAAAAGATACATTAATTAAAATTGATAATGTATCTTTAAATATTGACGGTAATCAAATTTTAAAGCCAATTTCAATTGAAGTTAAAGATATTGTTCGCCCGAATGTGCTTCAAGGTCAAGTAGTAGGACTTTTGGGACCTTCAGGCTGTGGTAAGACTTGTTTCAGCCGAATTTTAAGTGGATTAAATAAACCAACAACTGGATCTGTTACAGTGGCTGGGAAACCTGTGGAGGCAGGAGTTGTTGGCTATGTCGCTCAAAATTATCCATTGTTTAATCATAGAACAGTTATTGGAAATCTTTTAGTAGCTTTAGAACATACTAATTTAACTGCAAAAGAAGCTGTTGATAAAGCTATTGATTACTTAACAAAATTTAATTTACAAGATAAAGCTAAATATTATCCAAATCAATTATCCGGTGGTCAGAAACAACGGATAAGTATTATTCAAGAACTTTTATGTTCTGAACATTATTTAGTAATGGATGAACCTTGGTCTGGACTAGATCCGTTAGCTAAGGATAAAGTTTGTGCAGTGATTAATACTATTGCTAATCTTCATGAAGAAAATACAATTTTTGTTGTAGCTCATGATATTAATGCTTTGGTAAGTATTTCTGATCGTCTTTGGTTATTAGGACGAGATAGAGATGATAAAGATCAAATTATTCCTGGTGCCTATATTAAAAAGCAATATAATTTAATTGAGCGAGGATTAGCTTGGCGTGAAAATATCAGTATAACGCGGGAATTTGCAGATTTTGTAGCCGAAATTAAAACTGAATTTAAATATTTATAAAATTATATAATTTATATACAAAGTTTATATGTTTAAAAATAATTCAAAATTTGTACTAATTATAGGTTTTATAGGAATAATAATTTCATTAAAATTATTTTTAATAGCATATTTAAATCATAACTATAATTATTTAATTTCAATAATTCCGTTATTATTGATACCATCTATAGCAATATTAGCTACCTATATTGATTAAATACTAGATAAACACCATGGCTAAAGATAATTACTTTATAAATAAAATTCTTATAAATTTATTGGGAATTGGATGTTCATCAATTATACTTGGAGTAGGTGAATATTATAATTCATCTATAATGTGCACTATGGCTTTTCTATATCTTGTTGTTTTTATATATTATTTAATTAAATACATTTAAAATGAATTCTAAATATAAAATTTGGATAGATAATTATTTACTGGAAAATAAAATTATTGCAGGTAGATGCTATCCTGCTTGTTTGGCTATGCAAGAAGTTTTTCCCGAATTAGAACTTCAAAAAGGTTATATTATAGATTTATCTCAGGGAAAACGAATGCATTGGTGGCTAGAATTAGCTGGAGAAATTATCGATCCAACAGCAAGTCAATTTAATAATTTAATTGAATATCAAAAATATAATTTAATTAATCATGGACCGTTACCTGTTGGAAAATGCATAAATTGCGCAGAGTTATATTATCTAGATAATTTTGCACCATGTTGTTCAAGTAATTGTTCTAAAGAAACAGTCGATTATTTAAATAATAAAAATATATGTTTGTAATATTTTTACAATTTTTTGAACGAAATCGAATTGTTACTCTATTAACAATTATGATTTTTTGTTGGGCGGTTGTAAGAATTGTGCAAGCTTTTTGTAAAATATTATATAATTTTGATGAAGAAGATGAATTTTAAAGGATAAATATAATGTCTATAGAAAATAATTATGAATTATTTGTATGTAATTGTAATGATATTTCACATCAATTTGTTATTTCTACTTGGAATGATGGATATGAAATCCCAACATTAAATATTAATGTAAAATTAAATTCTTTTCAGCCTTGGTATAAAAGATTATTAATTGCTATAAAATATTTATTTAAAATTGATGTGAAATGGGAATATGATTGTGTGATGCTAGATCATGAAAAAGTAAATAAATTACAAAACGCTATAAATAATTATAAAGTAATACAATATAAATATCTTGCTGAGGATGTTAAATTTGATGAATAAATCTTTAATTGAACTATTTAATTCATTTGGAGAAATAAAAGAAAACACTTGGTTGGATGGACGGTCTTATTCTGAAGCTTTTTTATTATGTATTTCTAGTGGACCATGGAGAATTAATAGAAGATTAACTATTCAAACTCAAGCAATAAATTTTGTTGCCGGACGAGATTTATCTAAAATAAATGAAGAAATTTTATTTTTTCCATTAAGTTGGCAGAATTCCTTTTTAACTTCTGTTATAAAGAATTTAAAATTACAAAATAAAACTATGGAAAAATATTGTGATTTAATTAAGAAAGAATTAATTATTTCAAATAACAGATTGATATTATATAATCTTTGTGATTGTCCAAAAGGCGCTAAGGTTTTATCATTATTTTGTAGAGATAGTTTAAAAATTAAAAATTGTTTTCCGATAGATCGTCATGTGAAACGTTTTTTAAAAGAACATAATTTGCCTGTTGTTGAAGATAAAATGGTAAAATTATGTATAGAAAATGAAATTAGTCCAAGATTATTCAATATTGGATTATCTCAACAATTAGGGATAAATAATCCTGATTGGAAAATTTAATTATTTAAAGCACTTGACATTTTAGAAAAAAACGATTATAAAGTATAAGACATTAACGGTTAATAGTTGTAAAATTTAAAGCCCCTAGATCTGGATGATCAACAGAGTCTTCTAAACTCCGTAGCCAGGATCGTAACCTGGTGGGGGCGCTTTTAATAAAAATTATGAGTTATCATTTAAGACCAATTATAATAAAAGGTAAATACGGAGATTTATCTAAAGTCTATGAAGAGCTTGATGAATTAGCTGAATCTTTAGAGCAAAATAATAGAATTTTAGCTTTAGTAGAATTATCTGACCTTTACGGAGCTATTGAAGCTTTGGCAGAAACTCTTGGAACAAATATTATAGAAATTGCCAAAATGTCTGATGCAACCAAAAGATCATTTAAATCTGGCGAAAGAAAATGATTAATTGGCACAATGTTGCTAAAGCTATTGATTATTACCAATCATTAGGATATAAATATATAGAAGTTCCTTGGTTTGTTTCAAAACCTGCTATTGAAGCTACATATTCTCAAAATAATATAAAATTTACTTGTGATGTGGGGACTATGGTTGGATCTGCGGAACAATCATTTGTCCAACTAATGTTAGATAATAAAATTGAAGCTGGCAAATATGTTGCAGCGTCACCTTGTTATAGAGATGATATTATTGATGAATTACACTCATTATCCTTTTTTAAGGTTGAATTAATTTCTATTTTTAATAAAAAAGAAATTTTAATATTAAATTATAATTTAATTGATATTGTTGATGCAGCAAAAAAATTTTTTAATATTTTAGCGCCTGATAAAAAAATAAAAATAGTTTCTACAAAAGAAGGCATCGATTTAGAAATAGATGGCATAGAAGTTGGTAGTTATGGGATTAGAAGCTTAAAAGATTGGATTTGGATATATGGTACAGGTTATGCTGACCCAAGATTTTCTTTAGTTATAAAAAAATAAATATATTATTTATAGCTATAATTTTATATTATTAATGGAGAAATTAATTATGAAAAATAAAAATGTAATTATGGCTATAGTGCAAAAAGAAGATTATAAGCGATACAGATCGAGAACAGTGCAGACAGAAAAAGGTAAAGGAAGAAAAGCCCGTCCCAGGAAAAAGAATTGGCGTGAAGTTGAATTAATTTTCAACGAATGATTTAATTTTTTATTTTATAAATTTTAAAAACCGAGTGAATGTTTCGAGAAGCATAAGTATATTTATGACTGATCGTGAATATTTTTATCACATTACTCAGAAAAAATGGCCTCAAAAAATTACATTGTATCCTAAAATACAAGGTCAACATAGATCTATTTTAGAACCTAAAATATCAAGAATTTGTGTTTCAAGTACTATTGAAGGATGTTTAATTGCTTTAGGTTCTTGTTTATGGCAGAATAAATCTATTTTTGTTTATAGAACATCTGTTAAAGTAAAAGCCTATAATGCAGTTGATGTATGTGATTCTAAAATAACCAAAGAAAAATGGTTAAAAACGCCTATTAAATTTGTAAAAATTGGTACAGTTAATAAATTATTACCTAGAGAAATATTTTATTTACCTGCTGGAACTGGTTTAGAATTTGATTTAAAGGCACAATTAAATTGGTATAATATTTTATACGATATGAATTTTTCATTTGTTGATTTTTTATGAAAGAACATTTATACGTCAAAAAATCAATACCTGAAGAATATGCAAATCGTGGTAATATTGAATATTTAGAATGTAATAATTGCAAATTATGTTTATTAATTCGTCGTACTAACTACGAAAAAATTTTCAGTATGTGTCATATTTTTAATAACCAAGTAATTAATAGAACTTATTGTTTAGATAATATTTCTTTAGGAAGTTTTGAATATTCTTCTTGTGAAGAATTTATAATAAGAAATATTATCGAATAAAATTATGCATCTATTTATAATAAGAAACATTAATGATAATGATTGTGATAAAATATTAAAAATAGCTAACTCTTTATTCAAAAATAATACTTGGTATATCTATTTATTACAAAATAGATTTAATCTAAATATTCATTTTTGTCAAACTTGTAATATAAGTTATTTATCTAATAAATCTGTTAGTTATTTTTGGGATATAAATAATACAATTAACTCTTTTAATTATGAATCTCTCTTAATAAGAGAGTTAAATAAATTAACATGTGCAGAATTTATTATTAAAAATATTATTGAATAATGCATAAATTTAAAAGTAGACTACTTAATAAAGATGATTGTGATAAAATATTAAAAATTGCCGATAGTCAATTTATGAATCATTCTTGGAATGATTTTTTAATATATTGTATTGAACGTAATTCTGTTAAAATTTATTTTTGTGAAACATGTAATATTAAATATTTAGTAAATCGAGATATTTATTATGATTTAAATAATGAAATAGATTCATATGTAACGAAGAAAAATTTAATTAAAAAATTAAATGAATTAACTTGTGAAGAGTTTATAATAAAAAATATCATAGAATAAATTATGCATAAGTTTAAAAAACGATTAATTAATAATAATGATATTAATCATATTGTAAATATAGCAGATAAACAATTTAATTATGCACATATGTGGAATGATTTTTTTGTAATAACTAGTAATAAATTACTAATAATTTATTATTGTCGAATTTGTAATATAAAATATCTTAAATGTCATTCACAATATTTTAATATAAACGATAATATTAGAACATTTATGAATCGTAAAGAACTATTAATAGATTTAAAATATAATTGTGATGAGTGGATTATTAAAAATATAATTGATTAAATTTGTTGGAAATAAAATATGCCTGAAGATTTTGATTATTTATTTGCTAAATCACAATTATCTAAATCAACAATAGATTTGGGTATTGGTGAAAATCATATATTACGTGAACTTGTAATTGAAGCTTACAAGTTAAAAACTATTTCTTTTGAAAATTTCCCTAATATTTTTGAGTACGCTCCGCCGCAAGGATATGGGCCATTAGTAGAAAAATTAGAAAGTATATATAAAGCTAAAGTAGTAGTTTTTTCTGGAGCTAAATCTGCTTTATCGGGAGCTTTCTATGCTATGAAAGCTACAGGTAAAAATAAAATACATTTTCGAAAACCATATTGGCCGAGTATTCCTTCGCTAATAACCAGAGAAAATTTAGGTTATTCTTTTATAGAAGATGAATGTGATTGTTCATTAATTGTAAGTCCAAATAATCCTGATGGGTATATGAATTTAAATAGTTCAATTTCTGGACCGATTATTCATGATGCAGCATATTATACACATTCTTATTTGCCTAAAAATATAGAATTAAAACCATTTGGAGATATTCAAATATTTTCTGTGGCAAAAATGTACGGAATATCGGGAGCGAGGTTAGGATTTGCTGTATGTCATAATGAAGAATATTATTCATATTTAATGAAATTTGTGGAAGCAACTACGGCAGGTGTATCAACTCCTTCTCAAAGAATATTGATGCATATTTTAGACCAAGAAATAAATAATCCTGAAATTAGAATAAAATATGAAAATTATGTATATGATATGATATCGATAAATAGAAATTATTTATATGATAATTTAAGTTTAAATAAAAATAATATTATAAATTACGGAATGTTCGCTTGGGTCCCTTCAAAAATACAGAATTTTAATAATGTTAATGTAAATATTATGGGTGGAATTCCATTTGGTGTTGATAATTTTATTAGGATAAATTTAGCAGTTCGTTTTGAAAAAATAGTTAAAGCTGTTGAAAATATGAATATTATTATTAAATAATAATGATTAAAATATATAAAAAGATAAAGCCTAATTGGATTAGATGGCGAAGAAAAGATAATAATCTTTTACATAGAGAAGATGGCCCAGCTGTAGAATGGAATGATGGAACTAAATGTTGGTACCAAAATGGTGAACTTCACAGAAAAGACGGTCCTGCAATAGAATATTTAGATGAAATTAAAAAATATTATTTAAATAATAAATATTATCCAGATATTAAAAATGATGAAGAGTGGATTATATTTCAAATAATTAATTAAAATGGATAAAATATATTCTGTAAAAACTAACTATGGATGTACTATTTATTATAAAAATGAATCTTTTCATAGAGAAGATGGTCCAGCTAAAGAATGGGATTTTGGTGGGGAAGAATAGTACTATAACTCAAGGCGTCATAGGGTAGATGGTCCCGCTATAATATGGCCTAATGGTGAAAAATATTATTATTTAAGTGATATTTATTATCCAGATATTAAATCGGATGAAGAATGGATTAAATTTCAAATTTCACTTGCCGAGGAACGGTTCAATGAGTGAATTTCTTTTTTAGAATTTTCTACCTTCTTTTACTATATAAAGATCATTAAATATGAAATTACCTGAAAATAAAATAATCATTGAAAAATCTTCTCAATTTATGGAACGTAGATCTAAAATTGGAAATTTATCTATTGTTTTAAATATTTTAAGAAATAAATTATATTCTAATGTAATTGAATCTATTACAAGAGAAATTTCATGTAATGCCAGGGATGCAAATAGGGAAGTTTCAAAAGGAAATATTCCAATTGAAATTCATTTTCCTAATGCGTTTGATAATAATTATAGAATTTGTGATAATGGACCCGGAATCTCTCCTCAAAGGATGGATGAGGTTTATATGAATTATGGAAACTCTACAAAACGAGACAGTAATGAATTTACTGGTGCTTTTGGTTTAGGAAGTAAAACGCCTTTAGCTTATTCTAATCAGTTTACAATTAAAACTACAACTGAAGAAAATAATATTTTTACAACCAGAACTTATATTTATTATATTGACGAATCTAATGAAGGTATATTAGCATTAGTATCTGAAGAAAATTTAAATTTGTCATCTGGTACTGAAATTATAATACCGGTTGAAGAAAAAGATTTTGAAAGTTTTATTACTTCAACATTGAAATCAACTCAATATTGGCCAATTAAACCTATATTAAAAGGTATTAATCCAGTTCCAGAATATCCACAAACTATTGGTGATTTATTAGCTTCTGGTGAAAATTGGAATATTTATAACGTTAAGAATAATTCAGGATTCTATAATTCAACTAAAGCTGAATCTTTAGCTATAATTGATGGAATTCAATATAAAATAGATGAATCTTTTATCGCTTCAGATGATCGTTGGATATTACAATCTAATGTTCATATGATTTTTAATATCGGTGAACTTTCTTTATCCGCCTCTAGAGAAGCTATTCAATATGACGATAATACAATTAAATTAATTAATAATAAAATTAAATTAATTAAAAAAGAACTAAGTGAACAGATATCTGAACTTATTGATAAAAAAGAAACTTATGTAGAGGCTGTTGAATTTTATGAATTTATGGAGAAATATTTTTATAGAATTTTAAAAAATAAAGATTTTCTTTGGCGGGGAAATAAAGTAATTGGTGAAGATGTTGATCTTAGATATAATGTTTTAAAAAATATCAAAAGTAACATTTATGGCTTTAGAAAACATACATCTAATTATAGAACATCAATTAAAAGAGATTTTGTATCTAAATTACATATAAATAAAAAAACTGAAATTTATTATAACGATTTAGACCCAAATCATACTTATAGAAATAAAAATATTAAAGCGTTAGAAAATAATAATTATATTCAAATAATAAATTATTTACCTAATAAAACTTATGATGATTTTGTTAATGATTATAAATCAGAATCAGCTAAATTCATTCAATCTAACGAAGTAGATAATTCATTTATTCTTGATATAATTAAACCAAAATTACTTTCTTCTATTATTGAAGATAAACAAATAAAAGTTAAATCTACTATTAAAGTAATAAAACCATTAATTAAAAATAAAATTAAAGTATATAAATATAATAATATAAATAATTATGTTTCTTATCGGTTAAGAGATAATTTCTCTGAAGATTTTATTGAAAAAGATACTGAGGGATATTACGTTCAAATTTCGCTTTCCAATAATAAACATAATAATTTTATTTGTAAATATAAATCAAAAAATTGGAAATTTTCTATAAATGATATAAATTGTATTTGCAAATTACTTAAAGATGAATCAATTTATTTTGTAAATGAAAAATTCATTTCCAAATTTACAAAATTAAAACCATTATCAGAATTAATAGAAAAGAAATTTAATGAATTAATATCTGATGATTATTATAATTTCTTATCTATAATGTTAATAAATAATGATTCATATAAACGTCATAACAGCTTTTTAAGTGATTTAAATAAATTAAAAACATTTAATAATAAAATATTAAATAATAATAGTTTATTTTTAAAATATAGTAAAATTTTAACGTATTCTAAAGATATTAATATTAATAATTTTTTGATTAAATTTGAAAATTTAATTAATGATAATAAGAAATTAAATATTTTCCAAAAGAAAAATGAATTATTAATTGAAGAAATGGAAAGTCGATATAAGCTTTTAAATTTTATATCGAATGAAGCATCTTGTTTTGATATTATTGATTATATAAATGCTTGTGATAAAAAGCTAGTTCATAAAGAAACAAAACCAATAAATATAGCTGTAGGAGCTTAAAATAATGACAATCACGAATTTAACTTGGATTAAAACTGATGACAAAATTACAGTTATATTACCAAATGGCCAACCAAAAACTATTGTAAAAGGTCATGCAAATTATGATACGGTTTTACAAGCAATAAAAGACAGAAATTTCGATATAATTCCTGATTTATTAGATATTAAATCAACGATATATAATTTTTCAGATGGTGTATTTGAAGTTGTTGATAATATTGTGCATTTACAAGGAAAGCCGGTACCTGAAGCTTTAAGCAAAAAAATTATTGATTTCGCTAAAGAAGGTTTGCCGTATAAGCCTTTATTGAATTTTTGGAATAAATTACAAAACAATCCAAGTTATCATGTAGTAAATTCTTTATTTGAATTTTTAGATAAAAATAATTATCCAATCACTGAAGATGGAGATATTATTGCTTATAAGGGAATAAATAAGGATTGGACTGATTGTTATACCGGTAAAATATTAAATACTATTGGCGAAACAATTTCTATGCCAAGAAATGAAGTCAATGATGATCCAGAAGTGGCGTGCAGTCGAGGTTTCCACGTTGCTAACTGGGGTTTCAGTTGGTCATATGGAAGTGGTGGCCATATGATTATGGTATCTGTTAATCCTGAAGATGTAGTTTCTATGCCTAACGCATATGATTTTACAAAAATGAGAGTTTGCAGATATAAAGTGTTATCTAAAGTTGTTGAAGAAATGAAGGGTAAATTTTATAAACCTTCAGTTGACAATTCTGATACAGATGACGATAATGATGATGAATGTCATAATTGTGGTTGTGATATTTGTGGTTGTTATAATTCCGAAAATAATATTACAGAAGAATGCGATTGTTTCAATTATAGCTGTGATGAATATAATTCACATCATGAAAATTGCAATTGTAACTCTGATGATGAAGAATGTTGTTTTAAGGATTCTTTTAAATGAATAATTGGCGAGAATTTCGTAGAGAAGGTAGAGGTAAAAATGCCACGCTTGTTTGGAAAATTAAACAAGAAGGCGGTACTTTAGTTACTGAACATGGTCAATTAGATGGGGCCATGCAAACATTTTCAGATAAGCCGGGAGATAAAGGAAAGGCTGGTACTAAAGCTTATTTATCACCTGTAGATAATTGTTCCTTCCATGTTTTAAGAGAAATTCGAAAAAAGGAAGAAGCAGGATATTCAGAATTTATTGATGGTAAATATGTAACTGAAGTTGCTACATCTATAGATTTTAATAAAGTTTTACCTAAAAATTTTACAGGATATAAGCCGCAAACGGATATTTCTGAATCTACTTTAGAAAAAATTCATAAGGCAGGTAAAGCTAGATATACAAGGAAGTTTGATGGACAACAACATGCATTAGTAAAACATCCTTGGGGTTGGGAAATTTATTCTCGCCGTATGGATTTAAATACTGAAAAGTTTCCTAATCATATTATTGAATTAGATAATTTTGATATTCCTGTAGGTACTATTCTTGTAGGCGAGATGGTTTGTCAACGAGAAGATGGAACTGATAATTTTAAAGCTACTTCTAGAGTTTGTAGATCGGATGCTGAGGTAGCTAGAAAATTAGTTGAGGATAAAGAAGTTCCAGAACCATTATATTTAATTTTTGATATGCTTTTTTATGATGGAAAAGAGTTATCAGATGTTACTTATGACGATCGTGCTAAAATTTGGAGAGAATTTAAAGGTAATCTAATTAATCCGGTTACTTATCACGATATAAATCCTAATAATTGGATGGAAATTGCTAAAGAAAATCGTTGGGAAGGATTTGTTATTACTGATGGGGATAGTAAACCAGGAGATAAATTCTTTTCTTTTGATGGTACTGCACAAAGACCAAAAGGACATCATAAATTAAAACCAGAATCGAATACAGATTGTGTTGTATTTGCGGCAGCTTCAGGATCTGGTAAGAGGATGGGGCAGGTTGGAGCCGTATTTGTAAAGCAAATTCATCCAGAAACTGGGGAATTTTTTAATTGCGGCAAGGTGGGGTCAGGTTTTACGGAAAATGATATTGACGAGATGACAAAAATGTGTAAGGATAGGGGTATCCCAATTTTTGAAAAGGATAAGGACGCATTAAAAATTGATCTTCAAGACACATCTCATGATATTGTTGTTGAAGTGAAATTTTCTGAACGTCAAGAGGATACTAATAAATTTCGTTTTCCGGTTTTTATAAGAATCCATGGCGATAAAAAGCCGTTAGAGTGCGTAGCAGATGTATAGTACTGCAAATTCGTTACGTGACTAACTGACATATATAAGCCATTTCGCTACATGCATTTTTTCCACACACCTTACCTCACCTCAGAAAAACCGTAATGATTTTGAATAGTTCACTTTTGGCACAGAATATGCTAAAGTTGGGATCGTCCTCAATAGGAGAATTGATTTCAAATGAAAATGTTCGGAGTACATTGCCTGCTTTGTCAAGGTGATTTAGAAATATTACAGATAGTAAATGGTGGACTTCATACCAAGTGCACAAATTGTGGCCATATTGGTCGTCCAGAAATTCGTCAAATAAATAATACAATTTATTCAAATTTTACTAGAAATCCGAAAAATCCAAGAAAAGCTGTAGACGTTCAGTATTCTAGAAGTAATAGACCTTTTTCTCCTCCGCAATCGAGTAAAACTCCTAGTGGAACGTGGAATAAGGATTCATTTTTACCAGCTTCTTATAAAAAAATAGGATAATATATCTAAAATATGATTGGATATATAAATGATGAATGGATTCACCTTTTAATAATAGACATGATAAATATGAATCTATCTATGATCTTCAAATTATAGATAGAATTCCTATAATTATAAGAGTAAATGGAAGAAATTTTTCTCGTCTAACACGAAGATTAGATCGTCCATATTGTATTAAATTAATCAATGTATTTAAAAATACATTATTACAAACTATTCAAGTAATAGATGATGCTATATTTGGTTTTCAATATAGTGATGAATTTACTTTTGTCTTAAGAAATGATAGATCATACGAATATCAACCTTGGTGTCAAAATAAAGTACAAGATATCGCTAGTGTAATATCTAGTATGATATCAATTAATTTTTTTAAAAATTTGGTTTTAGAAGATGATTTAAATGAACTTGATGGCGATGCTATTTTTAAAACAAAAGTATTTGCTATGCCCTCTATTAATGAGGCAGTTCATCATATAATATTAAAACAGCAATTATGCTATGGTGACGCTGTATTTAGAGCGGCAAATGCAGAATTTACTAAAATATATGGAAAAACTGAAGCGAATAAAAGATTATTTGGCAAAAATTTAGATGAACAAATAGAATTATTACAATCTGAGTGTAATATTGATTATGAAAATTATCCTAAAGCATATAGATTTGGAATTGGAGCTTATAAAGTTCCTAAAATAATAAAAACTATAGATGGTGAAATTCAAAAAAATAAATGGATAATAGACTCAAATCTTCCTAGTTTTATTTTAGATAAAAGTTTTTTAAGTAATATAATATATTCTGGAGTTGACATTATTCGTGCTAATAGAGATATTAAAATAGACGATTGAATTTCCATTTTGGCTGATAAATTTGAAAAATTAGCCAAAAATCGTGGATATTGTGTATACCCTGCAGAATTTTCAAAAAATTCAAATAATAAAAACCATATTCTGATAAATAATAAAATCAAGCTAGAAACGCTTTAGCTAAAGTGAATCAATATTCTTCTGTTCCTGAGTGGTATTCTGGCACCCTTAAGAAATGACAAAAATGCCCTTGTCAATATAGTTGGCAGCGGTTACATTTCTAAATATAAATTTGTATTAAAAATTGCAGAAATGTTTAATTATAATTCTAATTTGATTAAACCTATAAAATTTCATTTATTAAATAAACCAGCTAACAAACCATTATTAGCCGGATGATTTACTGATCTTATAGAAAATTTAATTGGCAGAAAAATGTTGCATTTTGCAGATGGTCTTAAAATAATTAATTTTTAATTATTTTTATATTTTCACTTTAAAATAAAAATGAATAAAATGGCATTAGTATATGCGGCATTCATCTGCGGCAAGACTTCCAGTATATTTTATTCGAAATCGTCACACATGGATTGATTATCTCTCTAGTAACGGTTATAATAAAGCAAAATGTGCTGATTGTGGTTTAATTGCAATGCAGGACAAAGGTAGTTTAGGATACTTTGTTGCCGAGAACGAAGATCATGATGCATATTTAAGTTGCGAGCAGTTGATCATTAAAAATATAATAGAATAACTTTTTTTTAAAATACGTTTCAGACCCTAGACAATTTAAACTTTAAGACTTAATTGTTAATTACGACGATACGTTTATAAAAACCCAAGAAAGAAAAGAAAATGCTAACTGATGTACCTGAAATTGATCAAGCAGACCTTCAAAATATTTATAGCTATGCCATTGATAGTGGCACCAACGTCTTAATTTTAGGCCCTTCTGGTGGTGGAAAAACTCAAATGTGTTTTTCCGTTATCGCTAAGAAAAAATGCCGGCCGATTTACATCAATATGTCAGTACTAGAGCGTGTTGATTTTCAAGGTTTACCTGTTATTTCTGATGATAATAAAACTGTAAATTATGCCTGTCCTGACTTTTTACCTTTCGTTGATGTTAAAGTTCGAAAGCAAAAAGAAGCCATAAATACAATGATTTCTTGGCTAAATAAACAGCCAAATAAAAATATTGATTCTTTAGATAAATTTGATGCAATTAAATTTCTTGAAGGTGAAATTTCTAAAATTGATGCGGAAGAAGAAATCAAGCTTCTAAAGCAATCTGCTAATTCATTACCTAATAACGAAACTTTTAATGAATTAAAGGGTAGAATTAACGGATTAGATCAATCAGTTAATGAGGAAACTCCTATTGTCATTATGTTTGATGAAGTTGATAAGGGTATGACTGAAGTTTTAAATACCCTGTTAGAATTTTTGCAATTTGGATCAATTAATGGTCGTAAATTAAATATTCGTACTTGCATTATGACAGCTAACATGCCTGACGAATTTGCGCATTCAAATCAAATTTCTCATGCTATTACTAAGCGCGGGTTAACTTTTCAACTAAAGTTAAATTTTGAACAATGGGTTTCTTGGGCTGTCAATAATGGTATTAGTCCATTGATTACCGGCTTCTTACGTCAAAATAATTCTTATCTATACAAGACGGCTAATGGTGATGATACAGCTTATGCTTTACCATCTCCTAGAACTTGGGAAATTGCTAATAAAGTTATTAAATTCTTCGAAAAGGAAAAAGAAGAAAATATTAATGAAGAATTGCGTTTGAAATTAGTTTCAGGGGCTGTTGGTTCTACTGCTGCAATTCATTTTAATAATTGGTATAAGCATTATCATCAACTTGATCCATTTATTAATGATTTAATGGAAAAGGGTGTTTATCCAACTAAAACCAAACCAGATATGGCTACTGAAGATATTTTTATCTGCGCTTTGTCTGCTTGTTCTAAAGTTGAATCTGTACTTAAGCCTGATAATCGTCCACAAATTGAAAAATATGTAAAAAATGCTTTTAATTGGTTAGCTACGTTACCGCCTGATGTTCAAGTTGGATCTATTCGTATGGTTTTTGGTGGTAATTTTAATGCTTCTAAAGGTCTTGAAGGTGTAATTCAAAAGTATAAGTTATCTGAAATACCTGAATTTACCAATGTGTTTATTGATATTGATAAGAATTTTAGGAAATGGGAGAAATTAAATGCTGAACGATCCGCAGAACTTAGTAAGTCAAAGTGATTTTGATCGTTTAAACGAAAAAATCTCTGCAGCTAAAAGCATAATGGCCCGAAGTGTTGATCACGGAGGTATGCCATTTGTTTACTCCTTTATTGCTACTAAAAAGCATTATCTAGACGATTTTACTAAAATTGGTAGAGGTAAAAAATCTCAATCAGAAGATGGTAAAACCGATGGAGCTGGTTTAGAAAAAGTTGAAGGTACTGCTGCAACTAATGGTAAGAAATATTTCTGGTATCCTGCGTTTTTAGAAAAATTATCAATTAATGAATTAAAGATAATTTTTTGTCATGAAACGTATCACATTATGATGCAGCATTGTAATCCATTGAGATCTTTTGGAAAGAATCATGGAATTTGGAATTTAGCTGTTGATTATGTAGTTAATGCATCTATTGAACATGATTTCAGATGCAATAATGGAGACAGAAATAATTTCACAGCTAATTGTGAAGCTGCTTACAAAAATAAAACAGAACATCCTATTTGGAATGGTAATCTTCATAAACCATATGTATTAGCTGATTTAATTGCTGATATTTTATCTTATAAAGGTTTATCAGAAGAAGAAAAAAATAAAAAACTAGAAGCGGAAAAGAAGAGTAATAATAAATGTACTTTTGTTGATTTTACTCTTTATAAACGTTCTCCAGAATCTATTTATGAAGAAATAATGAATGCATATAAATCATCAGGTTTATCTGATGGTGATTTAAATGATTTAATGGATTCATATCTAACAAATGATTCTCATTTAGATTCTGATTTAGATAAAAAGGCAATTTTTGAAGAGTTGTTAAGTGCAGCTACCGCCTCTAGGAAAATGTATGGTACTATTCCTGGTTGTCTTGAGGATACTTTAAATGAATTAGAAAATCCTAAACTTAAGTGGGAAGATATTTGTAGACAAAGTTTACAATATACCCGTCAAGAGTTTGGGGGTAGAAACGATTGGTGTCGATTTAGAAGGAAGTCTATACCTTTAGGTTTATATATTCCTAAGAAAAAAGATCAATTTATTCGATGGTTATGTTTACTGGATACTTCTGGTAGCATGTCTTTGGATGATATGACTTATGGAGTTTCTCAACTAAAAGTATTAGATAGTAGATCTGAGGGTATTGTTGTACCAGTAGATGCCGAACCCCATTGGAATAAAATGGTTAAGATTAAATCAATGTTTGATCTTCCCAAAATCAATTTGGCTGGCCGGGGTGGAACAGTATTTGATGAATTTTTCGACACCTATCAAAAACGAATCAAAGAACGAATTGATTTAATTATTGTAATTACTGATGGAGGTTTTCATTTAAATTGTAAAACTCCACCTGTAGATACAGTATTTGTAATTACTAACCAACATATGCCAGAAGTTCCATTTGGAAGAGTTGCACCATTAAGGTCAATTAATACTTAATTGAATTTCATATGATTATTTGTCATGGTTCTGATTGGCATGGTTGTCAATATAAAATTCCGTTAGATATATCAGGTAAAAACTATGAAGTTGTTACTCTATTTCCAAAAATAGATAAAGATTTTGATGTTTTTGTAATGACTGGAGATTTTCTTCCTAATAAAATTTGGGGAGCCAATCGAAATAAACATAAACTTGAAAAAGAAAAACATTTTCAAGCTGATTGGCTTCGTAAACAAGCTAAATCATTACAAGAATGTATTAAAAATAAACCTTTTCTATTTTGTGGCGGTAATCATGACTTTATTAATCCTTGCCGTATTCTTCAAGAATGTGGAATAAATGCGATTGATTTAACTGATAAAGTTGTAGATTTTATGGGTTTTACCTGGTATGGATTTCCTTATATTCCTGTTATGGAATATAATTGGAATTATGAAAAAAATTTAGAACAAATGCAATATGAAGGATCTATGATGATTAATAGATTAAAAGATTCTAATAAATTAGATTCTTTAGATATTATTGCTGCTCATTGTCCTTTGCATGGAATTTTAGATAAAGCTTCTAATGAAAATATTGGAAATTCAGTAATGAATTCTCTGGTATCATATAAATTACCAAGGCTTCCAAAATTGTATTTGTGCGGTCATAATCATGAAGATGGTGGTAAATTCACTTATTTAAATGGTTTAGATCGAACAACTGAAAGTATGTTCATTTCTAACGCTGCTACTACATACCGCATAATTGATCTTGACAATATGCCTGCATGTGCTTAAATTTATTACTGTATGAATAAGTTAAATAGTATAACTTATAGTTTACGAATATAAACAGGTATAAATAAAAATGCAACGTGCACGAATTAATATGTATCCGAAAGAAGATGATGATAAAGAAATTTATTATTTAGGAAAATTAAAAAGTCCAATTACCATAAATTTCAAAAATGGTGTGGCTTTTATGTTATATCCTGATGATGAATTTCCAGAACTTCATTTTTGTCCAATTGATCACCCCGATATTTCAGATGTTTTTCAATATTATGGTGTTCGCAGGTCTAATCCAAATAGAACTAAACATGGAAATTTACCTATAGAACTAAGTCTTAGGTATGAAAAAGATCCTAAGCCTGGAAATAAACCAAAAAGATTTTATATTGGCAGAATTCAATTTGATGGATACTTGGACTGTTCTAATGGCGTTGTATTTTTAGCTTTCATTTCTGATGAAGGTGAAGAAGAATTACAAATAGCCGTAGTAGATCCAGAAAAAAATTACGTTAAAAAAGCACAACGGGTAGAAAGAAAATAAAATGTCATTAAATAAAATAAAAAATGAGAATTCTAAAATGAAATTAACTAATCAGAGATCTGGTAAAGAAACTGAAGTGAATTCAAATATTCGTATTTCGTATTTTACAGTTCATACGAATAAAGGTATTGGATATGTTTGTGTTGCTTTATTAAGACCAGAAAAAGGCTCTACTAGTAATTCTTATCGGGCGGCTTTTTCTTCGTATTCTCCGTTAGATAACAAATCTTTTTCTAAAGTAAATGCCCGAAATGCTGCTATTGGTCGATTACTTTGTTGGCGAACTGATCGAAAAGATGTAACTGGAAAACAATGTGAAACAAATCCGCGTTTAGAGTTCAATTACGTGGATTATGATATTCAGACAGAGAAGAAATTGAACTTGAAGGATGTTTTCGTTCAAGCTTTAAATTTAGCTATGCACAACCGTAATGTTCCTAGTTGGGTTGAGCGATCTTCATTTATCGCATATGGGTTAGACCCGGTTATGGTGACTTCTATTGATGCGCCAAGTCCTGTTGTTTTTACGCGAGAATCACGAAATAAGTTAAAAAAACAACTTAACGGTCTTGACAATAAAGCAGTTTAAATCCATTATGAGTAGTAACAGGGCAAAAACCCAAGTAAAGGAAAAAATTAAAATGTCTGAAATTCTAAATAATCAAAATTTGCGAACTGTTCAAAGTCTTTATACAATTTCTCCGGATTTTCGAAATCAATTCGATAAGCTGGTAAAGACTGAAATTGCTAAGGCTAAGGATTTCTTGAATAAGTTGTCATTTGATGGCGTTGAAAAACAAGAAGCGCCAGAAGCTCCTACAAAGAAGCGTGGTCGTCCGGCTGGTTCCAAGAATAAGGCTCCAGCAAAGCCTAAGAAGGAAAAGAAACCTGAAGGGCAAGAACCAGCAAGTGCTCGTGAAAATGGAGATGTAACGCATAAAGCTGCCATTTTGGCCGCTCTAACTACATCTGCTGATGGGCTTTCAGCTGGACAAATTCTTGAAGCTATTACGGCGGCAAAGCATAAGCGCTATACTCCGCCAACTAAGGCTACTCTCTATACTACACTAAATGGTATGAAAAATGATGGTGTGGTTAATATGATTGGTGAGCGGCCGAATACTAAATATGTTGTAGCGTGATTTTATATACTACAAAAGTATATCTGAAAAAAGGCTAGATGATATAAGCTCATCTAGCCTTTTTTTATTTTAAGGAATTAAATGAAACATTTTGAAGATTTGTGGGTTGAATCAGAAGAATATACTAAATTATATTATAATGATCCTGTCAATTTAGTTATTGAAAAAGTAAAAATACAATTAGATAGTTTAATTAATTGTAATGACCAAAATAAAAAAATAGAAATAATTGGAAAAATATTATTAGATATTTCATTTATTTCCCAAAAATTAAATATTGATGTTTATTCAGCATTAAAAAAAGAAATTGAAGAATTAAAAATTGAATTATTCGATCCGGAATGATTGACATTTTAATTTAAATTACCTATATTACTGTAATGATTAAGATTTTAGCATTTTTAATATGCTTTAGTTTTGTTAATTTATCTTTTGCAAATGATAAGGTTAATGAAACATTAGAAAAGAAAATAAAACCTAATATAGATAAGGAAATACCATCATCGTTATGTGATTCATCTAAAATAAATTGGAAAATTAAAAATTACCTAAAATGAATAACTATTATAGTATATTTATATGAAAATTTTATTTTATAATATAGTTGAAAATATTACAAAAAGTAAATTAACTCATGTTAAATTACAGTTAATTGATGCTACATTTACAAAAATATTAGATAATAATCCTAAATTAAAAATAGGAACTGCTTTAGAAGACAGTTCAGATAATATTTTTAGAGTAACAGGTTATTATGGAGATTATATCGTACTTCATTCCGATAAATTAGGTAAACATCCTGTAGGAAAATATTTATTCTGTAAACAAATTATAAATGTTTAAAATTTTTTCAGAAACAGATAAACTAGGAACTATTTATTGGTATATAGAGGGCACTTTCATACTTCATAGAGAAGATGGGCCTGCGGTTGAATGGTATACCGGGGATAAATTTTGGTATTTAAACGGAAAAACTCATAGAGTAGATGGACCGGCTATAGAATATGCCAATAGAATTAAAGTTTGGTGTCAAAATGACATGCGTCATAGGACAGATGGACCGGCTGTAGAATATAGTAATGGAGAAAACCAATATTGGTTATATGGAATATATTACGAATATATTCGAACTAATGAAGAATGGATTATATTTCAGATAATTAATTAATATGAGTAAAGTATATTCAAAAATTGATTCTAGTGGCAATATATCTTGGTATAGAGAAGGGACAAATTTTCTTCATAGAGAAGATGGACCCGCCATAGAATATTGGAATGGAGATAAAGAATGGTATCAAAACGGATATCTCTATAGACTAGATGGTTCAGCAGTAGAATATGCTAATAATTTTATGGATAACGAATATTATTTAAATGGACGATGATATCCAGATATAAAAACGGATGAAGAATTTATTATATTTCAAATAATAAATTAAAATGCTAAAAGTTTATTCAAAAATAGATGAATATGGAACTTTTTTTTGGTATAAAGAAAATACGGATATTCTTCATAGAGATGACGGTCCAGCTGTAGAGATGGGTGATGGATTTAAGTGTTGGCATCAACATGGTCATCTTCATAGAGTTGATGGTCCCGCAATAGAATGGCCGGATGGACACAAAGAATATTGGTTAAATGGACAATGGTTTTCAGATATTAAAACTGATGAAGAATGGATTATATTTCAAATAATAAATTAAATTATGATTAATTAGAAATTATAATATAATGAATATAATTCAATTATTCGGATGGATTGGAACAATTTTATTATCTGTTGCTTGTTTTCCACAATTATATCAAGTAGTTAAAGCTAAAAATGCTATAGGATTACATTGGTATTATCTCATTTTAGTTTTAGTTGGAATGAGTTTAATGTTAATTTATGTTTTATTTACAACATTTAATATACAATTAATATTAAGTTATACAATTCAATTATTAATATTTTCAATTATTATATATTATAAAAAGTATCCTAAAAATTTAATTTAAAGCTTGTTGTAATAAATAACATGCTTCTTCGGATTTTGAATGAATACCCATTATCATATCATCTAATCCAAGAGTCATTTCATCTAATTTTTTAAGATTTTCATATGTGATTTTAGATATATTTAAAAATTCTTTTTCTACTGCTAAAGAACGTTCTAAAATACCTAAATTATTAACTTTATTAATAATTTCATTGACAATTTCGGCGTGCATCACTATATTTAAAGATGCAGGCCCAAATAATCCTATAGTTTTTTCAGCCGCTTTATCAGATGAATCTTGAGCTGATTCATATAATCTTTCTAAGAGTAAATGATCTCCATAGAAAGATGAGCCTTTTGTTTGCCAATGCCCTGATTGATGTATAAAATATAAAGCTCTAAGATGGGCAATATAAGTATTCATTAATTTTAAAACAGGATCATTAGCGTATTTTTTCATATCTCTATACGATATTATAGATATCAGTATTTAATTAAATTGGGTAAAATGAAAAAAATTTTAGTACCAAATGATGTACAAATTGCAGTAATTGGTGATATTCATGAACATTCTGAGCAATTTTTTAAAATTTTAGATCAAATAAAACCTTCCAAAAATACTTGGATTGTATCATTAGGCGATGTGGGTGAAAAAGGTTTTGGTGAGAAAGAATTTAATTCTATTACTGATAAATTAATGGAATTATCATATCTAAATATAGGATACGCTTGCCGTGGAAATCATGAAATTAAAATGATTAAACGCAATAAAAATGATTTATCCTGTCAACTTCAATGGTGGAAAAAACAACCTTTAAGTATTACATTTGAATTTGCATCAGGTGCATTATTAACTTGTTTACATGCCGGTGTTTTACCTTCAATGTCTTGGGAAAGTATTCAAAATAATACTGAAGTTGTATATATTAGAGATATTGATTCAAATTTACGAATGATTCCGTTAGTTTGGCAAGTAATTAACGGTGTAAAAACATTAATTCCTGCAAAACCTGATGGGAAAAGTTGGCATTCGTATTATGATGGTAGATTTGGTTATATTGCATCTGGCCACAATGCTCAAAAAGATGGAATTGCTAAATACTATAATTATTCATGCAATTTAGATTCAGCTGTTTTTGATACTGGAATTTTAACAGCTCAAATGTTTACTTCTGAAGGTAAATTAGGTGAACAAATTACTGTAACTGGTACACCGTTTAAGCCAAAATTAAACGTTAAGGAATAATATGTCTGAAAAACCAATATCACTTTCATTATATTGTTGTAATTGTGATTCTCTTATTGATGTAAAAGAGCAAGAATTAATGAAAGAAAATCCTCCAGAACATATAGTTAATTTTTTAATCAAACATAATAATTGTATATTAGAAGGATTTATTAATGGTCGTTCTATTGGCGGTATGAAAAATAAACTAAAAGACAATAACAATAATATAAATTAATTATGAATAAGGAAAGTGATAAAATAATTGAAATAATTTTAAATTATTTAGAAAATAAATTTAGTCATTCATTTAAAATAAAAAAAGACAATGACTGGAATATCAATACTTATTGGTATCCTAAATTTTATTGTTTTTGTAAAAAATGTAATTATAATTTATTTATATGTGTGAAGAATATTAATACTAAAAAACTAGGTAGTGAGGAATCATTCATTGATAATTATTGCAAAAATATTTTTATAAAAATCAATGAAATTAAATTTATTATAAGGATCATAAATCATGATGGTAAAATTACCTCTAAAACAGTTAGAGAATACGATAATGAATCTGCATTATTAACCTGTAATCAATATGTAATTCAAAAAATTATTGAATAAATGATAGAAAATATAATTAAAAATTATCTAGAAGATAAATTTCATCATTCTTTTCGTATGGAAAATAAATCAGAGCGTTCAATTAGTGAATCTTATTGGTATCCTAAATTTGATTGTATTTGTAAAAAATGTAATTATACTATATTTATATGTGTAGTTAATATTGCTCTAGATATAGATTTAATTCAATTTGAAGATATAATTAATATTCATTGTAAACATAATTTAATAAATATTAATGATATTAAATTTATAATATGTAGTAGATACAGTGAAAATGATAGATTGAAATCAATTCAACAATTTGATAAAGAATCCGATTTATTAACTTGTGAACAATATATTATTAAAACTATAGTTGAATAAAATGTTTAAAAAGATAATAAATAAATTTAAATTACCTTCACCCAAAGAATTAGGAAGAAGTGACTATAACGCATTACCAATGAGAAATTTTAATCATAATAATATGTATACGTGGGAAGATTATTATGAAGAATTAAAAATAAAATATCCTATAAGGTATTTTATTTTTCATTTTTTAAAGAGAAAAATTGATCATAAAATTATTAATCGATTATCAAGATTAAAATATTATATCATATATTAGATTTAAGAAATAAAGATAACGAATATGAATACGGGTATATTGATGCTGATTATAAAATATTATATAGCTTAATGGCTATTTTAAATGAATTTATTCAAGCTCAAGATACAGCTAATAGAATAATTTATTTACAAAAGGAATTAACTTTAGATCCCGATTGTAAAAATTACAATTGGAACGAAAGTATCAAAATTTGCCAGGAATTATTAAATATCCAATATTGGTGGAATGTTGAACGTCCTAAAATAATAAAATTATCTTATAGTGATCCTATTTATGATTTCGATTTTACAAACAAAATTAGGCGAACAGATAATGAAATGATGAAAAAATTAATTGATTTACGTGAAATGATGTGGTTATCATGAATCGTCGTTTGGATTTATCACCATGACTTGGTTCTCCACCACTGATTATATCTTATACAGATTTACAACCATATAAATATGTTTATAGAGATGATTGTGGGCAAAAACATGTTTGCTGGATTCACGGTCATTATATAGCTCCACCGAATGGATTATATAAATGTACTGAAGTTGAAAATATTTTAGTGTGTGAAGCTCCGTTTATTTATTATAAAAGTAATAATGGAAAATTTCCTATTCGTCATACTCACAATACTCGAAAAAATAAATGTAAAAAAATGAAATAAAAATAAAATGTTTATAAATAATATAATATCAATAATACGTTTTTATAAAATATTTATTGGCACCTGGATAATCGGCACCTGGATAATTGTAGGAGTTTTAGGATATTTTATATTCGTTAGACCTGAACGACTTAGGCGTAATAATTTAAATTTAAAGAAAAATTCTAATGAAAGTGATTTAAAATGATTGGACGATTTTTATGTTTTCTTGGATGCCATAAATGGTCTATGGGTTTTGGAAATATTGCACTTTTTTGCGATCGATGTAATCAAAAACTCTCTTGGCCTTCACCTAAATATGACGCAGAGCCAGCTCACATGCGCTGTTTAGTATGTAATAAACATCGTAATACAATAAATACCGTGGGTCATGATTTTGAATTTGATATTCGAAGATGGATTTGTTCGAAAAAATGTCATAATCAAATTAATAATATTCCTATTCTATAACCGAATCTATTACTTCTATTATTTTTTCTAAGGATAATTTACTTCTTGTACCATCTAAATGCCTTGGACTACCGCCAATACTACTAGAACCACCCCAACCTTCTTCTAATTCATTTAATTTTTCATACATTTTAATTAAGTTAAAATTACTAACAAAATCGCTCTTTTTTGCCAAAGAAACTGCTAAACTATCATTTTCTAACGGTCTAACTAGTACAATTTTATTGAATCCAGCAGCATAAAGTGTAGAATAAATGTGCGGATTATCTGATTGAACTACAACATAATCATTTTGATTTCTTAATATTTTATATTCTGAATTAATTTCTTGTTTAGCTATTTCTAAACCAGCTTCTCCGTCAACATATTGATCAATTCTTCGCAAGGTAGCTTCAAGAATGTATTTTAAATTACCATTAGATATTTTTTCATAATTAGACTTATCGGATTTAAAGTCAATTTCTACCGCACTAACCCATTCTACCGTTTTTGTCATACCGTTTATGCATATAGCTCCTGCATGAGCATCAGCAACGCCTATAGCATTAATTAATTTAATTACTAATGGTTCCTTTACTCTATCTGGATTTTGAAGAATCCAAACAGTCATAGCTACATCGATATCACAATCATTTAAATAAAATGTAAATTTACTAGGATCTAAACCAAGTAAAACTGCTACGCGCGCTTGCTCACATGCAGCAAGTGTGCAATATCGTAAACATCCGGCATGATGATCAAAGGAAAATTTATTATTTTCAGCATCAATTTGTGGTCCAGAAACTGCTCCATCAATTGCAATAGAATAACTCGGTAGCTCATTTAATTCCCAAACTCGTCCACGTTCAATTATAATATTCATTGTAAGTACCAGTTCCTTTTAAAACAAAAAGCAGGAACGGCTTAATTTTTAATTGCCATTGCTGCTTTAATAATATATCTGAGTAGGCCCAGAATCAATTAAATAGTAAAAGCGGCTTGACATTTATCATATAAAATGCTAAACTTAGATCTCGAATTGATGATAAATAATATTTTATTATATATAAATTTTAATATTTAAATGTAAAAATCAAAAAATCGAGAAAGAAAAAAATTACAATTATTCGCGCGCGCTCCCGCCTGCGCTCCTGTGTACGCTCCCGCGCGCGTAAGATCTTATATACTAGATCTAGTATATTAATATATTAAAGATCTAATATGTAAAATAAAACCATATATTAGTATGAGTTTACGAATACTAATATATAGCAGTTTTTGAATATTTAAATTAAATTTTAAAACACTAATATTAAAATTAATAAAATCAAGTTATATTAAATAATTATAATCTAAAATCCAGATCTTGGATGAGTTTTGCGAATCCAAGATCTAGCAGAATTTTGAAAATACAAAACACAGTTGATCAAATTCTATTAGATTATTAATATCCAGACTCATAATTAAAGTTTATGTAAATAATAGAACTCAAATGAAGAACTAGTCATCCTGAATCTGAAAACGTTTTAAAACTGATTTAAAACGATCTTTGATTAAATAAAATAAATGCCCAAATTACTTCCCGGAATAAACGAATATTTAGAACAGATCAATGATAACAAACCTGTAACCGCAAAAGGTTTAGAAGATCTGGTATATAAAATTATTGTTCATACAGGATTATCTTATACAACTTGTGAGGCTATAGTTAAAGAATATTTTCAATTAATAAGAAATGAAATGTTAAATGGAAATATTGTATATATTCAAGATATAGGTAAATTATATATTCAGTGTCCAAAAAACGGAACAAGCAAGAAAAAAATAATGCCTTTAATAAAACCTTTTAAAAAAATGAAAAATTGGTTAAAATATGTTCAATCAGAAGAATGAATTAAATAATAATCAAGATGAAGAAATTAAAAAAGCTTCATCGAAAATTTTAGCCGGATACGTTGTAACTTATAAATTATTAAATATTTATAAAGATCTTAGCATTAAGTGTATGGAAGAATTAATGAACCGCAGATCCGCAGGTGATAATTTTAAATTTGAAGATTATATTGAAGAACAAATAAAAGATATCCCAAAACCAAACGATCTAACGAATATTTCTAAAATATTAGGAAAAGGTATAATTTAAATGAAAACTTTACTAGTTCAAGATTATCTACGTTCAGGTAAAACTTTAAATGATCTTATCATTGAACATGGAGTATATTCAAATATAACCAATGGAAAAATTGGATTATCCTATGATCAAATTGAATCAAGGCCATCAGATCCATTAGCTTGTGAATGCAGAGGTTTAATTTTAGAAGAAAATACTTATAACATTGTAGCGTTTCCGTTCAAAAGATTTTTTAATCTAGCCGAAGAATCCCTAATTCCTAAAGATTTTGATTGGAATTCGGCAAAAATTTATAATAAAATTGACGGAACACTCTGTATAATTTATAATTATAAAGATTGTTGGTACATGGGCACTAGGTCAAAACCTGAAGCCGATGTAGGTATTGATGGTGGAATGTTGACATTTTCAATGCTATTTGATCATACTGTAACTGAAATGTATATAAATCAATATTATAAAACATATAATATTAATCCTTCGGGAAAGAAAAATATTCAAGATTTAATGAGTTGTTTTGGTGAAGATGCTAAAAAATATACATTTATGTTTGAATTAACAAGTCCATTAAATAGAATTGTATGTAATTACTATGGTTTAAATTTAACATTATTGGGAGTAAGAGATAACGAATCATTTCAGGAACAAAATCCTGAAATTTGGTTAAATGATAAAACTGAATTATATGGGTTAAAAACTTCTGAAGTATTTTCATTTAAAGATATAAATGAAACTATTAATACTGTAAATTCTTGGAAGCCTGAAGAAAAGGAGGGTGTTGTAGTTGTAGATAAGAATTTTAATAGAATAAAAATTAAAAGTATAGCTTATTCTTTATTTAATAAAATGCGAGATAGTCTTTCAACTTCTGTTAGAGGTTGTATTGAAGCTATTTTATTAGGTAAAGATGATGATTTAATTGGAATGATGCCTCCAATAATTTCTGATAGATTAATTAGACTAAAACCTGCAATTCAAAAAGTTTTTACTCAAACTGAAATTGATTTTAATGAAATTAAAGATGTAGAAAATATGAAAGAATTTGCTGGGTATGCTGAATTTAAACTTTGGCCAGCAGCTATGTATGCTTTAAAACGTAAAAAAATAGAAAATATTCATCAATTTGCCTTAGGTCGACAACAAAATGGTAAAATTTCTTCTGGATCTTTAGATACAATATTATCTTTATGTGAAAAAGTTGACCCGTCATTAAAAGATTTAAAACCACAAATAAATAATTAATAAATAAAAATGAATAAACCAATTAAATTTACATCAAAAATTAGCATAGAAAACATTGATGAAAATGATAATAGATATGATTTTTTAACTAAAACATGTAAAGAATATGGTTTTATTAGAAATTTAAATCAAATTGATAATTATTATGAAGGATTAGATAATGATTATAATTCATTAAAATCTAGAATTATTTTTTTGTTAAAACTTCTTAAAAAAGAAAATATATTAGTAATAGACTATCAAATTTATGCTTTAGTTTATGATAATAAAGTGCACGGAATATTAGCATGAATATCCAAAAACAATTAACAACAGAATTAGTTCAATATATTTTATATAGTTTTGGATTTGGACAAAATATTATATATGATACCATAGGAATATATAAAGAAAAATATAAAACAAATTATAATATAAAAATAGAATATGAAGAAAATATAGTTAAAAAACATCCAATTTATTCTGCTTCAATGAAAATTTCAGAATCAAAATTACATGTTTCAGCTGCATCTTTGAATTACGCAGATGAAATAAGCTATATTGCATTATTTAAAATGGATAATTTTCCTCTCTATGGAATAAAATTAGATTTGACAGATGGTTTAGGATATAGTATATTTTTAATATCCAAATCACCAGGATCTTGGAATAAAATATCTATGTACGACAAAATTGTAGCTTGTGCTGGAATTGAAAAATTAAATGATTCTGGTGGTTTTTGGGAAAAAGATAGTCCAGAAGAATATTATAATAATCTAGTCGAACTTGCAGAAATGTAACGCTTGACAAATTAAAAAATCGGAGATAAAATAGATGCAACTAGGATTTTTTTATGAAAATTTATATTGCATCCAAAATGCCCATTGCTACTTTGCGAGAAAATTATTCACAAGGTCCACCGGCTGATTTTTTAATAGATGACTTATTAGAAATTTCTGAATTAAATACTACATGTATATTAAATGATTTGGAAATCGCTCTGAATAAAATAAAAACCAAAAAAGCTAATTTTATTTATGAAATAGAAATAAAGGAAATTAAAAATTATGGTTACAATAAGTAAACTAGGATCTGAATTGGATTCCGTTACTGTTAAAATAAATAATAAAATTTATAATTTGTCAGAAAATTCCGATAAATTTGAACTTTATTTAGCAGTAAAAGAACTATCAAGAGTTTTATTGCAGTCACAGATGAAAAAATAATAAAATGAGCTCTTCACCTTTTTTGTATAAAAATTCAGAAATTATTAAAGCTCACATTAATAAGCTTAAAAAACTTAAAATTGATAATTTAATTAAAATTCATGAACTCGCACAATTGGAAAAACTAGAATTCGAATTAGTCGAGATAGAGAGCCGCGAACGACTAAATAAATGTTAGTTTTTAACTATTTTTGAGGGTTTTCATGAAAAATGATGATGATTTTGTAAACGAATATATTTCCGAATGCATTGATCGTGGAATAAAAACCACAAAAGATATATGTAATGAAGCTAGAAAAGAAATGGATTCTATAGATAAAAAATTAATAGAAGCCAATAAATTAAGAATTAGATTTAAAAACTTAAAACAGGTTTTAAAAAATTTTAATCATGAATCTGTTCGTAAAAATCGTACAAATGATCATACTGTGATATTAAACCAAGGCGGCGATATTACTAAATCATTCTTTTATGAAGTTATGATTAAAATTTGTGATTATATTGATTCTTCTGAATCACCATTTACTACTAGGGAAATTGCTAATCATGTTTCTGGAATAGAAAATGCTTCTGATACTTTTTTGTGTATTAAAGAATTAGCTGATAATGGTATCATTCTTCGTAATGAAGAACGTCAAATTATTAAAGGTCCTAAATGGAATGAACGTCCGCAATTATTAAATAATAAAACTGCATAATATTAATGTTTAGTGTTTTAATACTGTTGTTATTAAGTAGTATGTTAATAACTATATTATATAATATACTTTTCTTTAATAAAATAAAGAAAAAACAAATAAATTGTTTTAAAAATGTAGGTTCAGCTGGAATTGCTGAAACGGAAATAACGTTACTATATGGAATAGCTTCATTTAAAATAAATGAAAATTGTAATCAAAATATAGTTTGTTATTCTTATCGTGAAAAAATTAAAAAAGGTGAAAGAATACTGATAACCGATTATGATTGTGAAAAAGAAATGTATATAGTGGATGAATATCCTAATTTATATTTGTAAAATTAATGCATAAATTCATACCGAAAATTGCGAAAAAATTAAATAAAAAAGTCTCAACACGTCAATTAGATGATATTCTTAATATAATTAATCAATATTTATATGAAGAAATTATAAATAATAAACCTATTTACATTGATAATTTTGGTACGATTAGTCAAAAAGTATCAAAATCCAGAAAAATATGGTCAAAATTTAAAAAAGCATACGTTTTAACGGTGCCAGCAAGGCAATTGGTATTTCGGGCACATAGTGTGTTTTTAGATTTAATTGAAAAAAAACGTAAAAATTTTGAAAAATCTTAAAATTCTACTTTTAAACTCGAAACATGCTTGACATATAATGTGACTTGATCTAATTTAGACGTTAAGCCATACACGGGCATATCAGAGGTAAAATAAAATGTTAGACGAGAATAATTCAGTAGCAATTAAAAAGCGTGGTCGTCCTCCAGGAGCAATCCGTGAGGTATTTTTTATTATTTCAGCCATTGATGAAAACGGACAGCTGATTCAAGAAAAAATTACTGTAACTCGTGGTGAGAACATCACTAAAGAGGACATGCGGTTAGAAGCATGCGCAATTTTCGAAGGCAAATTTAATATTAAACCAAATCTTAAATTTGTTAAAGGTCCGTGTTTTGATGCTAATTTAACTCAAACTTCCTCACCTAAACGAGAAAGTCCGAAATTTTCAGAAGAAAATGTATCTTGGACGAATCGTAAAATTCAGGCTGATTTTGGAGATTGGCGAGTTTTGGGACGATATTTTATTGATGAAGATGGAATCGAGCGGACTGATTATGTACGCGTAACATTTCGTTATGAGCTTTTTCCTGGTGAAAAGAAAAGAGCTCGACCAAATGATGCATTTAAGGCCGTTTCAGAATTAAAGAATATTAAGGAATTGAGCCCTAATTCTGAACATAATTCTGAAATAGCTGCGGAATAATAACAATACATTTATTTTTTATTTAAATGCCTCCAGAATATTAATATTCTGGAGGCATTTTTTTCGTTTATATTTAATATTTTTGCACATTTCTGTCGAGATTTACCGTAATTTCCGGCATATAAGGCCGGTACTATACGGAATTAATAAAAATGAGTAAAAAATTAACTAATAAGCAAATTGAATTTTTCAAAAACCTTTTTCTAAAACAAAAAGAAGATATTGAAAATATATGTAAAAAAAATTGTGAAACTTCTGAAATTGATTTAGAAGGTGATGAAGTGGATATAATCCAAGCTTCCATTTTACACAATGTTGATTCAAAAATCTTAGAAAGAGAAGCTAAAAAATTGATTAAAATCAATATAGCATTAACCAAAATTGATAATGGAACTTTTGGAAACTGTGAAGATTGCGATGAATTTATTACAATCAAGAGATTAGAAGCTTGTCCAGATACTCAATTTTGTATTTTCTGTGCACAAAAAGCTGAATTAGAAGCGAAAATGTTTTCTGGTAAAAAGATTTAAGTTGTTGAATTTACTGACTATTTTCAGTAAATTAATTAATATAATTAATTAAACGATAAATGTATAGGCATGCAACCTCATATTATTGAGGTTGCTATTCAAGAGAAAGTAGTAATCAATGCAGAAAATCAGTAAAACTAGGAATATCCATCCCATGATTTATGAAAAAACTCGAGACGGTGAGGTTCTGTATGATGTCTTTTCAAGATTAATTAAAGATAGGATTGTATTTTTATCTGGAAGTGAAGGTATTGATTGTGAAACAGCTGTCACTACTTCTGCAACTTTATTATTTCTTGATCATCAAAGTAAAACAAAACCAATTTCTATATATATAAATTCTCCTGGTGGTACTGTAACAGATGGTTTGTATACCATTTATGATACAATGCAGTCAATACAAGCACCAATTAAGACGGTATGTATGGGGCAAGCTTGTTCTGCTGCTGCTGTTATTTTAGGAGCTGGTACAAAAGGCATGAGATATGCTTTTGAAAATGCTGAAATAATGATCCACCAACTTCAAATTGGTGGTGGTGAACAATATAAACCAGCATCTGAAGTTATCAAGGAATCTGCTAGGATTAAACGATTAAATGATAAAATTTTAAAAACTATTGCTGATCATAGTGGCCAATCTTTCGAAAAAGTTAAAAACGATGTAACTGATGATTTTTATATGACAGCTCAAGAAGCATTAGAGTACGGTTTGATTGATGGTTTAATTAAAAAAACAAAAACTGTTTCAACTCCAAAGAAAGTTATGGGTAGAAGACGTAAAAGTTGATGTATAGTGATATTGAGGAAAATATTAGAAAAAATCTAATAATTTATCTCTCTAGTCATCAATGTACAGAGTGTTTTAAACCATATTCTGATAGTACATATATTGAAATTGACGATCTTGCATTTTATTTTGCAGATAAAATATTCTATAAACTTGATTGTTCAGTTTCAAGAAATATAAATGCAATTAAAAAAAATGTAAATTATTTTATTCCAAAATCTTCAAGACAGGTATATTCATTAATTAAACCAAGATTACATGGAAATTCTTATAGAATTTGTATTACATGCAAATTTTGCTATAAAACCATATATAAAGAATATAACATGTCTAAATTTGATGGAACTAAAATTTATTTAAATAATCAATAATTTTGCATGATTGTATGAATGAGTTTATTATAACAGCTAGGAAAAGGTCTGATGATCCTGTTCAAGAAGCTTTAAGACAGCATAAAGACACATGGAATCATGAAGCTTCTTTACTTATTGCTCAACTAATAGCATTCAAACGTGGATTAAATGGTAGAGGTGAGCCTAAGGTAGGATTACCTCCAGGATCTATAAAAGATCCTGTACCAAATGAAATTGGTTCTTATTTAGATCAATTAGCAGATCGTTATAATAGACTCATTTCAGATGCTCATAAAATTATTGAAGAACAGAATCATTATTCAGAAAACAGAAAAAAAGGATTAAAAGAACAAACTGCAAATTTTGATCCAGAAATAATGAAAATAGCTTCTTGGTGGGGAAGTAGAGCTTTAACTTATACTAAAAATCAATATTTAAATCCTAAATATTGGCTTTCTAAAAATGAATCCACTAAAATCAGAATGATAGTATTAAAAATATCTACTGATTTAATCAAAAAATTAAAAATTATTGATGGTGATATTGTATCTAATGATATAAATGCAACACCAAATGCAGTATATGATTTTGATAAATTTGTATCGTCATTTAATAAATTATTAATTTCAAATTTGAAAAAAATAATTGAAATAGAGAAAATAAATGAAACTCAACATGCCGAAAACAGTTCGAAAAACAATTTCAAAGAAACTGTTAATGAATCAGGACGTGAAGATGAATCTGTATTATCAGGAGAATTTGACTCCGCAGAAAAGTTTCCTAACATACGTGAAGAATCAGAGAGTAAAAATTCAGAAAAAATAGATATAAAGCAGATTTTATCAGATATTGTTTATTGTGGACGATTAGTTGAGATTATGAATCTACTTAAAATAGATCAAAAAGATGTAATATTTTTCGAATCTAGTGTAAAAGCTCTAAGAAAATTATTAGATAGTATCTCTATTTCTAATGAAGGTTCTTTCGATAATGCAATTAATTCTTATAATGATTTAAAATTATTATCGGCGAAATTATTAAAAGTTAATAATGATTCTTTTTTAAAGCAATTAAGTCAAGCAAATGATATTTTACTTGCTAAAACTTCTGCAATTTCTTTAGATTTTGAAAAATTAGCAAAAAAATCGTTTAAACGGTTTCTTGATAGACAGAAACTAAAAATTTTACCAGATTCGATGGATAGAATTAAATTAGATTGTTCTAAAAAAATAACAAATTTAATTAACTTAATAGATGATTTTCAAAATTTATTAGAAAAAAATGAACAAAATTTAGATGTTTTAATATCTAAAGTTAATAATATTATTGATGCAATTTCAGAAACAGCTGATGATTTATATTATTTGGCTAAAACTCACAATGATAATTATGAACAAAATAGATTAAATGGTAAACCTTCTACTAATTTAATTAAAACTGAAATGATACATAGATTAAAAAACTTCAAAAATGAAGTTGAATTATTAAAAACTAAATTAAAATGAATGATAAAGTAAAAATTGGAAATTATGTATTTGATACTCTTATTGCAATAACTGAAGAAGAACATTCAAATGGATTAATGTGGAAGAAACCTCCAACGCCTATTATGAGTTTTCCATATGATAAATTAGATATACATAAGTTCTGGATGCAAAATACTATTGTTCCATTAGATATATTATTTTGTAGATGTGGTCAAGTAATAGATATACAAAAAGGTAAACCATATTCTATTGATCTTATTGGACCAGATGAACCAACGGATTTAGTTATAGAATTACCAGAAGGTACAGCGGATAAATTTAATATAACTATAGGATCAGAAGTTTCAATTAAATATTCTGTGCCAACTTTAAGTAAAAAAATTATAAAGAAACTAAATTTTACCTCTTGACAATTTATAATATTTGTGGTTAGAATATAAGTATGTTAACTATACCAAAATGTTATTCTGCATTAGTTGCTTCCGGCAATGGAGCAAAATGTGAAAATTTAAAAAGAAATATTCAAAATGTTCTTCTAAAAAGAGAAGACTTTACAGGAATGTATAAAGTAGAATTGTTTAAATTTTACAAAGATCAATATCCAGATATCGTCAGAGAAATTTCAAAAGAACTAAAACAATCTATTGAAATAGTTGTTAAAGATGTAGACGATATATATTTTGGCAATGATTTAAAGAAAACACAAGCGAAAGTCATCATAAAATGAATCCAGAAGTAGAAAAATTAGTAAGAGTTTCTCCATTGCGTTTAAATGCTGATTTGGCTAAAGATATTGCTATTTTTAGAAAAATTTTAGAGCTCTCTATGAAAAAGTTTTTATGGAACGGTTTATGTGGTCAGAGTTAGATAATTTAATATTTTTTTTTAAATTTTCGACAATTTATTTGTTAAATCATTTAATAATGAAGGTGGGCCAAGTATGCAAATGTAGTCATATTTCGCCTCAACCTTTCTTCGATTTAGACTTGACTGTGGCCAAAAAGTCAGTAGGATGATGATCAATCAGCCACAGATATGTTCATATAAGTTTTAAAACATAAAATTTAAAATTTTCGAGAGACTGTGGCAACGAGAATTTAAAATTCTCGTTAGTCTAACTAACATTAGACTTAAATAAGTGAATAATTGTGGAAACACTTTAAAATTCCACAAAAATAAACGTTTAAAAACTTTAGCAAGACATATTATCCAATTTTAAATAGTTGGTATGATATACTTTTGCAAAAATGATGGTGCCGAATGAGTGACGAAAGTTCCATAAGCGTTATTGAAAAATTTAATAAAATAGCTTCAACTATTACTGTTGAAGAGCTAGATGATTGGACCGACATTTTATTTTCTTATTATCATAATAAAATTCATAGTTTAGCGATTAAATCATATGGTGAAACGGCTAGGGCAACTGGAGTAGCTTCTTTAGCTTTTAAGGAACAAGCTAAAATTGAATTAAAATCAGCTTTAAATACATTTTTATTCAAGTCAGAACATTGGAGAACAGGTAGAGATATAAATAGTTACTTACATACATGTTTAAATAGATTGTCTGATAGAATTTTAGCTGATGTTGATAACGTAAAAAAATATAATTGTCCTATTTGCCCTGGATGTAAACATCTTGGTATTAAAACATTTTTATTTGCTGAAGGCAAATTATTAAAATGTGATTATTGTAATAAAGAATCAGATAGACTTCCTAATGAAATTTTGTTGTTAAAAAACAAAATAAATTTATCTATACAAGATAAACAAAATATTTCATTATTCGAATCTAGATTAAGAATTCATAAAACATTTGCTATCCATTCTAAAAAAGGATATCGTTGTACCGATTGTCAAAGATTTATTCCTGAATCTTTGGCGACAAATCACGGAATATCTTGTCCATATGATGATTGTGATTTCTTCTCTAAGATTGAGAAATTAGAGATAATGGCTCATCCTGTATCTATGTCAACAAGACTTATGATGCATTTTGAAGATAAAGATAATAATAGCGCAAATAGTATACGTAGACCAAACACAGTATTTTTAAATAGTTTAAATATAAAAGCAGATAATATTGATGCAGATATTAATTTAGAAATTAATGAAACTATAGAAATTGAATTTGAACAGCTAACTTCAGTTATTGATGAACAAGTTAAATCAATAAAAAGAATAAATTCTTCTAGTACAATGATGCAAAAATTGCTTATGTATCAAGCATATCAAAATATGTTAGAGCAGTTTCCTGAAGAAATGATCTCTTATTTAGTTCATAGAAAACAAGCAGCAGAATTTCCAATTCAATCCCGTATATTTCAAGAATATGCGAAATTAATGCAGGAATCTTTGCCTTTTACTATTGAAAGAGATTTTGGAGAATATACTGTTTATGATTTATTAGATCCACAATTACAATTATTCTCAGGGAAATCTGAATTTGAAACAGAGGTACAGTACGATCACTCTATACCTAATAAAACCATAGAAACATATGTAGGCGGAACATCATTTAAAGATTATGGACCATGCTTTATCGGATCTTTAATTGATGTAGTTGACAAAAATACTGGATTTTCCATAAAAGACAAAGTTAAAAATTATACTTTTTCACAAATAAATATGACAGATGAAGTATTATATAATACGCCTGTCACAGTAAAACATTTTAGAATTAAATCACATTATGAAATTGGTAGTTTAGTTTATTTACAAAGAATTAGAAAACGAATTGTCGATGGTGTGTATTTTAAATTGCATGGTAAAAAGCGAATGGCAAGCTAAAGGAGATAGATGACGAATATAAGAAATAATGTTAAAGCGTTTCATGAGGCGATGGACATACCAATTTTAAATAAACCTCAAGTTCCATCGGAAAACAGAGTTAGGTTACGATTAAGACTTATTGCTGAAGAATTTGTTGAATTATTAGAAGCAACATACAATATACCTAGTCTTTTATTACTTTCTATTAAATTTATTTTGAATCTTATAGTTGATTCATGTGAAATAGATGTAAATATGGAAAAATTTGCTGATTCATTGGGTGATATTGATTATGTCAATGAAGGAGCTAGATTAGAATTTGGTATTAATGGAGAGGGAATTGCAGCCGAAATTCAAGCCGCAAATATGAGAAAAATAGGTGGTCCAATTCGCCCTGAAGATGGAAAACGATTAAAGCCTCCAGGTTGGGTAGGTCCTGATATTCTTGGTGAATTAAAAAGACAGGGATTTGAAGAATAAATGAATTCACAATATTCTTCATTATTAATAGGTGAACCTCTTAATATTCTTCCAACTCTTTTAAAAGATAAAAATTGTAATATTTGGTATGAAAAGTCGGATTATATCAGAGAAAATTTATCGCAGCAAGATATTAAATCCTTTTATCTAGTTTTATTAGAGGCTGCAGAAAAAGAAAGTCCTCTAAATGAAGATGAATCAAATTATAATCGTCTAATGGAAGATTTAGATATTTTTTGGTACGCTATGTCTAATAAAAATGCTATAGAAGTAGAATTAATATCAAAAGATCCTATTAAATTATAATGTCCAAAAATAATTCGGAAATTGGTAAAATAGATGAAGAATATATTGCCAGAGGTAAAACAATTATCGGCGTAGATGATGTCGGTAGAGGTTGTATCGCTGGCAATATGTATATAGGATTTGTTTCATTTAATCCTTTATCATCTTATCCAGGAATAGATGATAGTAAAAAATTATCTAAAATTTTTAAAGATGACGAAAAGCGATTTAAATTAGATAGTTTTATTAGAAATAATAGTAGACATCTAGTTATGCAAGTCTCTGTAAATCAAATAAATTCTGGTAGAAATTTGAATGAATTATTTCGAATTCAATTTATTAATGGATTGAATATATTAACTAATTCAATGAAAATTAATAAAAAAGATTTAGTAGTATTTTTGGACGGTCTTGACACATATGATAATGATCTCTATAATATTGAATATAGAGCTAAATTTGACGCACTGAGTTATAATGTAGCTGCAGCTTCAATTATTGCTAAAAATGTACAAGTTTCAGCAATGAGGGAATTAGATAGCAAATTTCCTGACTATAAATTTAGTTCTCATAATGGATATTCTACTGATAAACATAGAGAAGCCATTAAAAAATATGGAACTTGTTCTGCACATAGAATAGATTGGATAAAATGAGAATATTATTAGTAAGACATGGTGAATCTCAAAGTAATTGTGATTCTACTTTACATAAAATTATACCTGATCATGAAATCTCTCTTTCATCATTAGGATTTTCTCAAGCTGAATATGCTGGAGAATGTTTAAAAGCGTATTTTGAAAAAATTTACGCTGATATTTACAATAATAATATTTCAATTAAAGAAAAAGCCGAAAGTAAAATTGATGAATTATTTGATGCTTTTGGTAAAAACAATCAATTGAAATCTATAATGAAAGGTTTATTATCAAATATAGATGGTTCAAATCATTATTTAGATAATGAATTAAAACCAAAAATTAAATTATATCATTCTCCATATCGTAGAACTAGAGAAACTACAAATGAAATTTTAAAAGTGATAAAACCATTAGTATGTGAAGTACAAGAAGATGTTTTACTTTGCGAAGAGCAACATGGTCTATTTGATGGCGCTGAAGATGATGAACAAGAAAGGGAATATCCTAATGAATATAAATTATTCATTAAAACAAAATTACATAATGGTAAATTTTGGGCAAGGTATCCCCACGGAGAATCGCCTTTTGATGTAGCAATTAGATTACGTCAATTTTTTCAACGGCTAAAAGAAGATGAAGAAAATGGAATTAATGATGCAGTTATAGTTTGTCATGGAATTGTAATAAAAGTATTTGCTATGGCCTGGCTGAATGAAACTCCAGAATGGTATGAAGCTGAACAATCTCCAGGAAATTGTTCTATTAGGATTTTAGAAAATAAAAAAGATATGGGGTACATTTTTGGCGGACATAGAAACGGAAAAGCTTGGAATTATCAGCAAAATATTAAGAAATAAACTATGAAATATTTATTAGGAACAAAAGATAAAAAATGGTTCTTTAGATATCATGCAGAAGGATCAACTATAATTACAAGCGATCCGTTCCAAGCGTTATTAGTTAATAATATAGATGATATTCCATCTGATTGGATTAAAAATACTATAAAATGTGCTGGTAAATTTATTGATTCTAATGGTCCAGAAATGAATAAACTTCTTGATGAAGTTGACGGAATTAAAATTGAAGAAAACGATTTATGTATTTATGAATTTGAAACGGAAATTAAATATTCTTTAAAAGAATTAGAAAAATGAGTAATATTAAATACGATATTGATCTTGACCAAATTTATAAAAATTTTAGTCAAAATTGGTTAAAAGATAATACAATTTATCAAGTTGTTCATGGCAGTCATGCATATGGTACAAATATTAAAGGATCAGATATTGATATTAGAGGTATTTGCATTCCTCCGATAAATTATTTATTTGGTGTTTTAGATAAATTTGAACAGGCCGTAACTAATGAACCTTATGATTGTACTATTTTTGGTATACAAAAATTTGTATATTTAGCTATGCAGGGTAATCCAAATGCATTAGAGTTATTATTTGTTGATTTTGATGATATCATCTATTCTAATGAAATAGGTAATTCTTTATTAAATATTAGAGATTTATTTATTTCTAAAAAATGTAAACATACTTTTTCCGGTTATGCTGCAAGTCAATTAAAACGTATAAAACTTCATAGAAATTATATCCTTAAAGGTGAACTTAAAAAACCTGAAAGATCTGATTATAATTTGCCGGATACACATAAATTAATTCCTGAGCATCAACAGCTAGAAATAGAAGCTCAAATTAAAAAAGTTTTGGATGGTTGGACTATTGATACTACTGGAATGGAGCCGGCTGCTGAAATTAAGTTTAAAAATGAATTAGAAGATGTTTTAATTGATTTAAAATTAAATCATGAAGATTTTCATATGTATGCTGCTAGAAGTTTAGGACTGAATGATAATTTAACCGAAGCTTTTCAAAGAGAACGAGCATATAAACTTGCTTTGCATGAATATAAATGTTGGCAAACGTGGAAATTGGAAAGAAATAAAGCTCGTTTTGAATTGGAAGAAAAGTATACCTATGACACGAAACATGCTAGCCATCTCATACGTCTTACTTTAATGTGTAAGGAAATACTTGGGACGCATAAAATTAATGTAAAACGTCCTGATGCTGAATTTCTTTTAGCTATTCGAAATGGTTTATGGTCTTATGATGAATTAATGAGTTGGTATGAAAATCAGGCTACTATATTAGATGATTTGTATCAAACCTCAAATTTACGTAATGAGCCGGAACGTGTTAAAATTAATGATTGGTTAATCAATTCTTTGCAAGATTATAAATGACAGGAAAAATCACGTATTAGTGCCAATTAAAAACTCTAAACTATTTTTAAATGTGAAAAATGTGATCACATAATCAAATGTGAAACATTTTATCATGATGATTGGTATTTTTTAAATGATATTGATGGTAGATTTTATTTTTTAAAAAATTGTCATGAAATGATAATTGCAAATATACTAGGTTGATAAATGATATATAAAAATCATATATTAACCCCAATTAAAAATTCTAAACGTATTTTTAAATGTGAAAAATGTGATAATATAATTCAATGGCAAATGGGTAATTGGTGGTATTTTTTAGATTATACTAGAGGTGGTTTTTTTCCTCTAAGAGATTGTCATGAAATGATAATTGCGGAAGTATTAGGATAAATAATGAGTAAATGGCGTCCAAATCCTGAACCTGGAAATTGTATATATGTTATTCCAGATGTTCATGGCTGTAGTGAACAATTAAAATTGATTTTGAATCGTATTCTTCCTTTACGAGATCAAGATAAATTAGTTTTTTTAGGTGACTATACAGATAGAGGCCCAGATTCTCCTGGTGTTTTAGATATTTGTGTTAAATTACGCGAAAAATATACCTCAGAGCAATGTATTTTCATTCGTGGAAATCATGATGCTTTATTATTATCAGTTGCAGGTCGGAATAATGTAGGATTCGACCCGAGTTTGCCAAGTGATTATAGTATATTAATGAATAATGGTGGAGATCTTACCTTTCAGCAATATGCAGCAAGGCAAGGTGTCGAATTAAAGAATCCTAAACATCTTACAATTGATAGAGCTGTTTCATTCTTAGATATTAAACATTTAGATTTTTTAGAAAAAGAAACACAATTAATAGCTAAAATTGATAATTATATCTTTGTTCATGCTAGTTATGATCCTAATATTGCTATAGATCAACAGCAAGAAGAAATTTTAGTGTGGGATCGTTCTTTATATAATACTGTAAAATCTCTAGCTTCAAAAGGTCAAGAATTATTTTGGGCTAAGGATTATACAATTGTTGCTGGACATAATTATGAAGGACCATTTTTTACACCAGGATTTTTAATGCTTGATTCTTCAGGTAGCGGTAAACTAGTTGTATTAGAATTAAATACAATGGAAGCTTTTAGCGCAAGCCCTGGTCATAATCGTTTAGTTAAATTAAAAATTAATGAAACTAAACCTATTTTTTCATCAAATGCTGTAGTTGTTCAATAATATTTGGAAATTTATCAGCTATTTCTTCAAATAGCATCCAACTACGTCCTAATAAAATATAACATTTATAATAAGCATTTTGGGCAATGGAATGATAATATTCCTTTGAAGCTCCTTTTAAAGCTTCAGGAAACATACTTTCCATAAAAAATAACCAATCTGCTAAATTTTGATATTTCTCGAAGCTATAATTGAATTTAGCTTCAGAATATTCTATTGTCAAACTTGATTTAGATAAGTCAGAGTTTGAATTTTTATATTTATCTAAAGTGTAGCGAAATTTAGATGGTAATATATCTTTTTATTATTTTTTATTATAGATTATATCAATAATTGTGTATAAGTTTATGAAATTATCCGATTGGGCTAAATTACAAGGTATTTCTTACTTAACTGCTTATAAATGGTTTAAATCTGGTAAAATACCAAACGCAAAACAATATGATACAGGTACCATTCTAATATCTCTAGAAAAAGAAAACATATCAGATAATAATTCTTGTGTTATTTATTGTAGAGTTTCTAATCAATCTCGAAAAAAAGAGTTAGAATACCAAGTTCAAAGATGTGAAGATTTTGCAAGGTCTAAAGGCTTATCAGTTAATAAAATATATAAAGAAGTAGCATCTGGTATGAATGATAAGCGCAGAGAATTATTAAAAATGATAGATTCGAATCCTAAAATTATTATCGTTGAAAATAAAGACCGATTAACTAGATTTGGATTCAATTTTTTAGAAAAACTTTTATCTAAACTTGATTGTAAAATCATTGTCATTAATTATGATAAAGAAGATGAGGTTGATTTAATTAAAGATCTTGTATCTATTATTACATCATTTTGTTGTAGATTATACGGATTAAGAAGAAGTAAAAATAAAATAAATAAAATTAAAAAAATTTTAAATGAACAAAACGTATAAAACATCGATTATTAAAATTTCAAATCTTAATCTTATTAAAGATTCAAATTTGTCTTTGTTTATTGATGAATATTACAAGGCTACCCTATTTTTCATTGATTACCTCTGGAATAATAAAATTACTTATAAATCAAATGATTCTGAAAAAATATTTGATGTTAAAAATGATCAATTAGATTGTCCGAAATTTATCCCTACTGTTAATATAAATTATAAAACAATTTTATCCGCAAGAGCATTAAAATGTGCCGCAAATCAAGCTTGTGGAATAATTGCTAGCCATATTGATAAAAGAAAAAGATTAATATATGTACGAAATAAGCTTCAAAATGATGGTCAACGAACTCGTTCGTTGACTCGTAAAATTAATAATCTTACATTAAAAAAACCTTCGGTTGACTATATAGAACCGAATCTCAATTCAATCTGTTCCCGAGTAGAAAAATCAAATATTAAACATTTTGATCATGTTTTAACTTTGAGTTCTATCGGCAAAACTTTCGGTAAAATTAAAATTCCTTTTAATTATCATAAACATACAAGAAAATTAGAATCTGAAGGAAAATTGCTTTCTGGTTTAATGATTTCAAAAAATAATATTAAATTAGTTTTTGAAGTTCCTATACCTGAACCGAAAAAAGAAGGAAGAGTAGTTGGAGCCGATCAAGGTATAAATAGCTGTGTAACTTTGTCGGATTCTCAAATTACTCCTAAAAATAAACATGGTCATGATTTAAATTATATTTTGAATAAACTTAAAAGAAAAACTAAAGGTTCTAAAGCTTTTAATAAAGTAAAAGCCCAGAGAGATAATTATATTAATTGGTCAATAAAACAATTAGATTTTTCTAAAATATCTCAAATTAATTTAGAAAAAATTTCAAATTTTAGGTATAAGAAAAATGTGGGGAAATTTTTAAACTACTTTAATGAAACTTTGATAAGAGAGAAATTGATAGATATAGCTCAACAATCTGGCGTCCGGATTGTTGAGCAGAGTTCACCATTTCGTTCTCAGAGATGTAGTTCATGTGGTTATGTAAGTAAGAAGAATAGAAAAGGTAAGGATTTCAGTTGTAAACACTGTTCTTTTCAAACAGATGCGGATTTAAATGCAAGTTTAAATCATGAAATCAAACTTTCTTTTTCGTTTATTCTTTTTGCTTCTTTAAGAGAAATTAAAGAATTCTTCTGGAAAGAAGAGGGATTTTTTAACTTAAATGGTTCGGAGATTGTAGTCCCGGATACAAATAAAAGATATAAACGATAAGAATATATCTAACTGCTGTAAATGTATGCAGATGTGTTTTTTCTGCATTCCAGCATTTTTAATTTATCATTAAAATATTCTTCTAAAGAAACATATTTAATAATCATTTAAATATATGTTATAATATTATCATTTTATTACAAAATATTGAACTTCGAGGTTATATATAATGGTAGATATATTAATTATGGTACGTAAAAAAACTAAAAATAAAATATTAATTGTTATTGAAAGTCCTGGAAAACAAAGAACAATTGAAAAGTATCTTAAAGATTCTGATGAAGAATACTTAGTAAGAGCTTCATTTGGTCATGTAATGGAACTTTCTGATAAACGTTATAATGGTTTAGGTGTAGATATTACACCTGGATCTAATTATAGAATGTGTAAAACATTAATTCCTAAGCAAAAAGATAAACTTCAAGTTATTTTAGATGCTGCCACAGATTGTAAAGAAATATTAATTGCTACTGACCCTGATAGAGAAGGAGAAGCTATAGCCCAAGATTTATATGAATGTTTAGAATCTGTAGGAGTCCCAATTTATAGAATTTCTTTTGGAGAAATTACTAAAAATGCTATATTAAATGCATTAAAAAATAAACATGAAATAAATCATAATCTTGTTTCTGCTCAAAAATGCAGAATGGCTATTGATAAAATAACAGGATATTTAGCAAGTCCATGGTTAAGAACCGCATTTCAATCAGTCCAAAATGCTGAAAAAAAGCAAGTTTATAGCGCTGGCAGAGTTCAAAGTCCAGCTGTACGATTGATTATTGATAGAGAAGAAGAGATAGAAAAATTCATACCTGAAGAATATTGGAATATTTTTGCAACTTTAACTAAAAATGATGCTGAGAATAAATTCCAAGCCAAATATAATAAGAAAATATTAAATAAAAATGATGCAAACAAAGTAAAATTAGATTTAGAAGGTGATGATTTTACTATTATTAATATTGAGGCAAAAGAAAAGAAGAAAAATCCATTTCCTCCATTAATTACATCTTCATTACAACAAGCGGCTGGAGCTAAATTTGGACTAAGTGCCGACTTAACCATGAAAATTGCTCAAAATTTGTATGAAAGAGGGTACATTTCTTATATGCGTACTGATTCTGTACGATCATCTCCAGAATCTATAGAAGAATTACGTAATTATTTAAAAAATAATAATTATAGTATTCCTATTAAACCAAATTTATTTACCGCTAAATCTAATGCTCAAGATGGTCATGAAGCTATTAGAGTTACCGATATTGGAAAAGATCCTGAAGATATATTTTTTGAAGACCAAAATCATAAAAAAATATATAAATTAATTTGGGAAAGATTTGTAGCCTCTCAAATGGAGCCGGCAATTTTTGATACGGTTACAGTTTTAATTAAATCTTCTTCTGGACATGAATTAAAAGCTAATGGAAAAACATTAAAATCTTCAGGATGGTTAGCGATAACTCAAGATCAGGATGAAGACGATGATATTACTCTTCCTGATTTAAAAATTGGAGATAAATTAAATCTTATTACTCCAAAAGTAAAGTGTGAACAAAAATTCACACAGCCTTTACCAAGATATTCAGAGGGTGCATTAATTAAAGAATTAGAGAAAAAGGGAATTGGAAGGCCGAGTACTTTCGCTACAATTGTTACAAAAATTAAAGATCGTGATTATGTAGAATTGAAAAATAAAACTTATCATGGAACTGATATTGGTAAAAAAGTAATCGAAAAACTTAAGAAACATTTTAAATTTATAGATTATGATTATACGCTTTTAATGGAAGAAAAATTAGATTTAGTTGCTGATGGGAAATTATCATATGAAGATGCGGTTGATGATTTTTATAAATTATTTGAAAAAGAATTAAAAATAGCTTATCAACATAGAAGTGATGAAGGTAAAACTGATATATTATGTAATAAATGCAAACAGTATAATTTTATAATAATGCATGGCCAATACGGATTCTATCTATCATGTGGTGGAAAACATATAATTGATTGTAAAAATACGGTTTCTTGCACAATTATTGATGGGAAACCAGTTATAAAAGATAATAGAGAAGTTTACGATGGAATCACTTGTCCTAAATGTTCGGGACCAATGACTAAACGTGATGGAAAATTTGGTCCTTATTTAGCCTGTTTAGATATTTCTTGTAAAGGTAATAGTAAAGTTCCATATGGAAAACGGTGTCCAAAATGTGGAAATCATTTATATCAAACAATTTATCAAGAACAAAATGTTTTATTTTGTATGGGATATCCTAATTGCTACCATAGAGAAGATTTAAAAAATGAAGCTCTGAATCCAAATAAATATTCAAAAATTGATGATGTTCCCAAGAAGATTAAAAAAATATTCAAAGCTGCAAAAACTATTAAATAATAAATTTGTTTGCGTCGAGTTCTGATTTACTTTGCACTACTTAAAGTAAGAGGTTCAATTTTAAATATGTCAACTAAAATAAATATCGATACAAAATCTGATCTAAATGAAGATACAATTGAAAGTCAAGAATCTTTAAATAAAAAACGATTTCAATCTCTGATTCCTAGATTTGCATGGAATCAATCTGGGATAGATTATCTAAAAAATAGACCTGAGGCAAATTTAATTGATTTGATGCATTGGGTCAAAAATAATTATTCGAAATATTGTAAATCAAATTCCTCACAAATGGAAGTTTATATACATAATAAAATTGTAATCGATGGCTCCTTTATGCAATTTGCCGAAGAAAACAATATTAAAATTGAATGTTTAATGAGAGATTCTATTGCTTCTTGGAAAACTGATAAGCATGATCATGAGCATTTTATGGCTCAAGGTATTTTTAGAATTTACAATGATAATTTTGATTTTCTTCATTGTGCTTTATTTCATAAAGGTAATCAAAATGAAGATGAAGTATCATTTTTTACGATTGTATCAAATGATGTATTTCAAGATTATGTTGATTTACGTAATCAATATGATAAATGGCTTGTTGCAAGAGACAGGGATCATCTTGAAGTTCATGTAATTGGAGCTGAAGGGTATCCGTATACTCGAGATATGTCTTGGGATGATGTATTCTTGGAAGAAGATTTAAAGGCTGATATTCGAAATTATATTGAAGGTTTTTTGTCTTCCCGTCACATTTATGAAAAAATGAAGGTTAGTTGGAGAACTGGAGCTTTATTTTATGGTTCTCCCGGTTGTGGTAAGACGTCTTTAATTAAGACTATAATTTCTAATTACAATTTTAAGCCTGTTACTGTTCAATCTGGTACCCAAACCAATGATGATACGATCACTGAGGCATTTGAATATGCAGCAAGTCAAGAACCAGCTCTTCTTTATATTGAAGATTTAGATACTTTGCTTGGACAGACGATTAGTTTATCGCATTTTTTAAATATGATGGATGGTGTTTCGACTAAAAGGGGGTTGATGGTAATTGCTACATCAAATGATTTAAGTAAATTAAAAGAATCGGTTACAGATAGACCGTCTCGATTTGATCGTAAATGGGAAATTCCATTGCCGGATAAAGACATTTCTTTTAAATATTTAAAGAAATGGTTCGGGAATATATTAAAGGATGCCGAATTGAAGAAATTAGTAAAAGAAACGTATGAAAATAATTTTTCTTTTGCTTATTTAAAGCAATTATATATTGATTCAGTATATAATGCACTTTCTGAAAAACGTGAAGTTCCTAATCTTAATGATGTAAATATCGTTAAAAAGCGTATGTTGAAGGATAAAGAAAACGTTAAAAATGGATTTGAAACCACTTTAAATAGTGGTGAAATCGGTTTTGGTTGATATTATAAGGAAATAAAAATTGAAAAAGAATATTAAAGTTGAAAAAAATGCATCAGGGTTTCGTCCAATAGATTTATCTTATTTTTCGCCATTAGAAGTTCATGTGCGAAATGGCAGAATTGATGAAGCTACGAAAATTTTTAAATCTATTGTTCAAAAAGAACAAGTTTTAACGTTATATAATGATAAATCTCGTTATGTTAAACCTTCAGTTAAAAAGCGAATGAAATCAGCAGCAGCTCAACAAAGATTAAAAGCGGCTGAAATTAAGCAAAAATTAATTGATTCTGGTGAATATGAAAAACGAAAGCAAAAGAAGGAATTAAAGCGTTCTTCTAATAAGTCAGAAAAGAAGTCAAATGATGATTTATAGAAATAAAAATCGTAATAAACAAGAAAATATTAAACAGGAAGCTTATGTTCCTGAATATCAACGATTGGAAAAAACCCCTATAGCTTTACCTGTTTCTCGTGAAGAATTTAGAAAGCCACCAACTAAGGTAACTCCACAAGTACCACCCCAAGTTAAAATAAATTCTGGTCAAGATGTATCTCCGGCTTGGATGCAATCACGAATTCCAGCAGCTATAATTCAACCAAAACAAACGGAAACTGTAGAATATTCGGTAAAAAATTCATTTTATGATGAGCCTTTAGCTTCTCAGGCTGTTTCTGATTTTTCGTTAGAAAAAGTTGAAGAAATTAATGAAGAAGAAGTTGAGTTGCCCGGTTCAAAAATTCATTATGAAAATAATGAATTACAAAAAGCAGATTTGTGTTCAATTAAAACTGGTGAATTTATTTTCATGTATGATAATGAAGTAATAGCATCAGGAACAATGGAAGAGATTCAATCTGTGATAGAGGAAATTTTAGGTTCCGGGGATTATAATATTTCGGTTGAAAAAATTGTAATTTTAAAGAAAATGAATTTTTATACTGGGGTAATTATTAGTGAGTGAAGACAAAAATCCTAAAAAGGCGTCAGATCTTCTGGTCGAGATGGATCAGAAATTGGACACTATATTAGGAATAGTGAAGAATCAAGATAATTTAATAAAAATTTTAAATAATAAAATTTCTAAAATATCTTCACCGGTTGCTCCATCTAATCAAATATTAGTGGAGCAACCTGACTCTTCAATCAGGTTAAAAACAGAGGTTCAACCTACTAATTCGGTAACTCAATTACCTGGATTAAAACCCGGTGTAACATTTCCTGGTATTCAGCAGAATAATCAATCAAATTTAGTAGAATCAAATAATGATTCTGATGATGATTTTGTAAATGTTGAATATGAATCATTAGTTGGACGAAAAGTAGCTGTTCAACAAAAAATTACATATGCAGATGGTAAAAATATTTGCCTCGCATCTGTTGAAATAACTGGTGGAAATTTAAGTTCCCCTAAAAAATTAAAAACAAATGCTATGGGTAAGTGGATGACAGTATTAGAGCCTGGAAATTATACCGTTTCTGTTATTAAAAATGGAAATAAGACGAAACAAAATGTATCAATTTCTAGTAATTTTGTTGTACCAGAATCTGATAAGCCTGTAGAATTACCTTCAATATCATCATAATAGGGTTTAAATGACAAAAGAAGCAAAGAGTAATAGTGAATTTAGTGAATTTGAGAAAGATTTAAAAATTCTTAATGATGTTAGAGATTCGTTGGTTAAAGAATTTAAAGCATGTAAAGACCCATCATTAAAAATTGGATTAGCTGCACAACTTAATTCAACTATACATGTAAGAGAAGATGTAGAAGTATTTTTAATGAAATTAGGTGGTTATGAGCCTGAATGTGAAGGCTGCTCAGAGTGTGATCCGGGGTATTCAGATCATATTGAGACTAATTGATGAAAATTTATTTAGTATCTGCTTTTGAGCCACAAAATCTTGGAACTGGTAAAATATATGCAATTATTTCTCAAATTGAAGCTCAAAATAAACAATATGATATAAAAATAGACGGAGCATATCCTCAATTAACACCATCAGATGATATTATTAAAGAATATCGTAAAATTCAATTAGAATTATCTGAAGAAAATAAGGATGCTCAAGAAAGAGCTAGTAAGTATTTTACTACAGCTTTTTATGAACAATGTAAAAATTTTTATAAATCTTTACATAAAGCTTCAATAGAGGAAAATATATCTATGATGGAACTATTGCCATTTAAAGATGGTGATAGTTTAGTTTCAAATGAAAGATTTGGAATGTCTAATTATAGATCTATTGTCGCTGGTGTTTTGAAAAAAATTGGTTACGAAGTGATCCTAAAATAGGAATTTGTATTTTGGTAAAAAAAGAAGTTAAATTAGTTTATAATAAAATTAAACGAAATCTTAGTAAAAATAAAGAAATTATTGATATTAATTCTTCTATTTTTGATGTAAAGAAACATTTGGATACAAATCTTTCCAATGTAGAAGTGATAAAAAATGCTGTAAATTTTATACATCGAAAAGGTAGAAATGATTCTTCAGACGCTCCGATGGAAGAATTATTAAACTCCTTGCCAGCAGAAAATCTGAGAGAATTAGAAGGTGATTTTTCTAAAAAACTTACATTTAAAGATGTTCATTCTCTTTGTAAAATGCGTAAAGAATATGATAACTTAATTGAAAATAGAGATTCCTTAATTAGAAAAGAAAAAATTTTAAATATTGAACTTTTACAGACAAAAATTAAATTATTATTAAATGAATAGAAATAATTTTTCATTATTGTGATTTTAGTTTAATAGTTTTCCAGTTTCATGTGATGAAATGATAATAAAAAATATAATAGAATGAAATTTAATTTAATAATAATGGACCCACCGTATGCTTTTTCTGATAGATTGACTATGAGTAAAACAAAGCGCGGGGCAGAATCTCAATATAAATCTATTTTAACCTGTGACGATATAATTAATTTAAATATAAAAGATTTAGCTGAAGATAATGCTATTTTGGCTTTATGGGTACCGTCAACATTAATTGATGTTGGATTATCAGCCATGGAAAATTATGGATTTGATTTTAAACAAACATTTATTTGGGTAAAATCTAAAAATGAACCTTTAATTAAGTTAAAAAAACAAGTCAAAAAAGCATTAAAAGAAAAAAACGATCAACAAGTATTGGATTTGATTGATAATTTTGATTTAAATGATACGATGAAATGTTATTTAGGAAGATTTTTTCGTCAAACTCATGAAGTCGCTTTAATTGGTAGTAGGGGAAAAACTTCAAATGATCGAAAAAATAAATCTCAAATCTCAGTATTTTTCGGTCCTAATCCTAAACATTCTGAAAAACCTTATGTTTTACATGAACGTTTAGAAAAAATGTATCCAAATTATAATAAAAAATTAGAAATATTTGCCAGAAAAGATTATAAAGATTTTATCTGTGTTGGAAATGAAATCCCTGCGCCAAACGAATATAATGGTGATGTAAGAGATGCTATTGAAAAGTTGATAAAACTATGAAATTAGATAGAAAAATATTTGATGATATCGAACATCATAAAACAAGTTTAAAATTTTTAGTAGCTAAATTAAATACAAGAATAAATGAAATATATAATGATATATTTCCTCTATTTAATAGAGAGCAGCGGAATATGTATTTTAAAGAATGTATATTCGGTTATAAATATATTCAATTAGAAATTGATGATTTTGATTGTTATAGAATGATGATTATTCATAATAATGAAGAAATTAATTTAAATCAAATGTTTCCTATTGATTGGTTATTTTCATCTTCTTTTGAAGATGATACGATTGATGGTATTGAAAAATATAATACTAAAATGAAAAAGCAGTATAAAACTAGTCCATTAAAAAGTAAAGCTGAAATTGAAGAAATAACGAAGAATATTAAAAATAAATTATCGCCGGAAGAATTAAAATTTATATCATTTAAAAAATAAAATTAATACATACATTAAATGTATATAAATTATTTAATACCAATTAGATTAGATTTATATGAATTTATTTATAAATCATATAAAAGTAGAATATTTTTAAATTATAAAGTAATTGATAACTTAATAGAAGTAGATGAATATTATTTAAATAAATATTATTTTGGGGCTAAAGAAATTAGTTATTGTGTAATAAAAATTTCCAATAATCTTTATTATGGATATGATGAAAAACTTAACATTAAAATGATTAGAAAAATTTGGAAACATGAAGAAATTTTAACTGTAGTTGACGCACTAGTATATAGTATAATTCAATAAATAAATGAAATGTCTTTTATTAAATTCAGCTTATGAAGGGTTAGCTTTTATACCTGAAATTAAAGGTCTCAAACTCTACTTCAATGATAAAGTAGAAGTATTATCTAATTGGGACGAAGAAATTTCATGGACTTCGGGGTCTATGAAAATTCCAGCTGTAATTAAATTAAAATATTATATTAAATTCATTCCTAAACGAGTGCCATTTAATAGGATGGCCGTTTTTCGCCGAGATCTATACGCTTGTCAATATTGTAATAAGGTTGGTACATCGAACACTTTAACTATTGATCATATAATCCCTAAATCAAAGGGAGGATTGCATGATTGGTTAAATACTGTAGCTTGTTGCGAAAAATGTAATTTTTATAAAGATAATCGAACTCCAGAAGAAGCTGGAATGAGATTGATAAATAAGCCACATGTTCCAGATTTACGATTGAAAAATCTTCTTCCGGAAATGCAAACGGTTCATAAAGATTGGGAATTTTGGTTAAAATGAAAAATTTAAAATTAATTGATTCAAAAAAATCTCAAATTGAAGATGTATATAAATTAATTTTTGAAGATGATGATGTTCTTGAAGTTTCCTATATTAGAAAAGGAGATGGAAAAGATATTTTATGCGTTCCAAGTCAGACTTCATGCAATCTCAAATGTGTTTTTTGCCATCTCACAGGACTAGGCATCAAAGCAAAAAATTTAAATTCTGAAAGAATTATCAATTTAATTGAAGCTTCATTGAAATATCAACTGCCAGCAAATAAAACTTTATTAATTAGCTATATGGGTGCTGGTGATGGTTTAATGAATTTAGATGGTGTCTTAGGCTCAGCCCTTCATATGCGAGACCATAGTTCTTTTGAAGATATTAGAAATCAATATAATACAATACGATTTGCTATTTCCACCATTATACCTAATGAAATTAAATTTAATCAATTCAAGAAATCAATTAAGCAACATAAATTAGACTTTAAGCTACATTGGTCTTTACATTCTTTGGATTCTGTAAGTAGAAAAAATTTAATGCCAGCAGCTTTAAATATTCCCGATGCATTAAAAATGATTGATAATTATATAGAAGAAACAGGAAATCCAGTAGAAATTCATTATACGTTGATGGATGAAATTAATGATAGAGAAGAAGATTTAAATAATTTTATTAAATATGTAAGTAAAAAACCTACAATTAAATTTTTAAAGTTTGCCGAAAAGAAAAATGAACCATTAATGCGTGGTTCAAAACGAGTAAATTGGTTTAAATCCGAATTAGAAAAAAATGGATTTAAAGTGGAAGTTTATAGTCCTCCGGGTTCAGATATTGGCTCGAGTTGTGGTCAATTTTTACTAGATCAATATGTTAAATAGCAATATTTTAGCATTATATCTATGAAGAATGTTATAAAAGCTTACTCGGTTAATTGTGAAACCTGTAATCGTGAAGTACATAATTATCAAATTAGACCTGCAAAAGTTGGTTCTAGAGTTTTAAATTTATGTACAATTTGTCATGCTTCAACTGACGCTTATAAACAATTTGTGCAAGCGGCAAAAATATTGAATGAATTACATAGAGTTGGTCAATTAAATAATGATCCTCAGGTAATTGTTGAGCCTATAGAACCAAATATTAATGCAGCCGTAAATTTATTAAAACGTATGGATTCTAATTACTTCGTTGGAATTAAAAAGATAGTAGCTGGACCAGAAGCTAATTATGGACACGTATCTTCAAAAGAACCTGATATTATTCATATAAATTTAAACAGAATATTAAATGAAACTAAAAAAGATGATTCTAAACGTAATTTAGTTATTAATATTGCTATTTCTATTGCCCATGAAGCCGGACACGTAAAATCTTTTGATGGAGAAAAATTCGTTGGTGGCGAATCTCCGGCTCAAGCAGAAGAAAATAAAGTCTCTAATTGGATAAAAGCTAATGAAAGTAAATTGCAAGATTTATTTGCATGAGTTTCGATCGATCAAATGATCCTAAATATATTTCTTGGGCAAAAGCTGTTAAAGTAAAATTTGATTATAAGTGTGTAATTTGTTTTGCAGATGGAAATAGAGTTTATTTAGAATCACATCATTTAAATTCCTGGGACTGGGATATTCAAAATCGTTACAATTTAGATAATTCTGCGTGTTTATGTGAATTTTGTCATAAAAAATTCCATCAGATTTTCGGATACGGTAATAATTATAAATATCAATTTGAGCAATTTAAAGAAATATATAAAATTTTTCAGAATTTGATCTCGAGTGCAAAAGAAAAAAGCACTCTATAAATGTGTCTATATTAAAAAGAGATTTCATTTTATGTCCAATAAAATAAATGATCCTTCGTTTGTAAAAATTTTTAAAAATCGTGAATCGGCCAAAAAAGCTTTAACTATTTTGGTTACGGCAAAAGATAGCAATTTTACGAATAAACAAATAATGGAAATTCCTTTTTTTAAAAATTTGTTTGATGAAGATTATTTAAAATTTACTAATTCAAATCAATTAGAATGGCGTATGAAAAATATTGCCAGGGATTTAAAAAAGATTCCATTTGATTTATTAAATAATGATTGGCATGAATTTAAAGAATTTTTCGAAAAAACTAGACGAAAATCTAAATTAGATTTTATAAATAAGAAAGAAATAATAAATGTTTGATTTAATAGAAGAGATAGATAAATTATCTGAACATGATCAAGATAAAGTTAAAGATTTTATTGAATTTATTAAATACAAAGAATTTAATAAATACAAATCTTCTCTAAATTCAGTAGAAGAGTTAACTTCTAATAAATTGAATAGTAATATTTTATATTCTATAAATCCTAATCTGCCCGAATATCTAAAAATAGATATTGATTATATAGAGACCACATATTTATTAGCATCTTTCTATTTTAGAAATAGAGATCGGCCTGTGTCATTTCCAGTAGAATGGTTTAATGACGCTTTTTATGACGATCAGTGTTCGATTAAATCATTATATATTAAATTTCGGCCAGGTACAAATAAAATTGATAAAATCGCTCTTCCTGAAAAATATCTATCTGAATTAGGTGCAGTAGAGTCGAAAAAGAGAATTTTAATTATAAAAGCTAAAAAAGCTGCTGATTTTGTTTCTGTACCTCAATCAGTTTCAATTCCACAGCAAACATCAACTGCTTTTGTCAAAGATATTCTTGAAAAAGTTGAAGATAATAAGTTTATAACTTGTTCAGTTGCTAAAAATGACCCAATGTTTGATGATCTTTATCTCTTTAAAGAAGATCGATTAAGATTAGCTAGGGTTGCGGAAACATTGGTATTTTTTATTGATTCTATGAGAAATGCTCGGTATCAATGGAATTCTCAATATTTTCATGGATGTAAGCATGATTTTACTGATATTAAACCTGAATTATCTGGATTGTCTACAGGGAAAACTTTAGATGTTAAGGCTCACTTTCATAAAAATGATCGTTTACAGTTAAGTGATTATACGTTAAAGAATGTTGATGCTGATATTATTTTATCTGTCTTAGTAGAAGAAACAGATACCTCATATGTTGGTACAATTTGTGGTTGGATAACTAAAGAAGAATTTATGGCAAAAACAAAGCCTTGGTCATATAATGAAACAGTTACATTACGTTCTATGGAAATTCATGAATTAAATAACCCACACGTACTTTTTTAAAAAAAATGATTAAAATTAATCCTGATATTGTAATTCAATTTCTAAATGAAATTCACAAGTTAGACCCCGAAGTACTAGAAAAACTTATTGATTTTCGGGTTCCAGTTAATGAAAAATTAGCCTGGCATGAAACAGTGCAGGTTGTGAATGATGGAACGGAAGAAGTTCCTACATATAAAGTTGGTTTATTAGGAATAATAAACGGATTATGTGGAATTGATGAAGATGGTTACGGGCTAGTTACCGCAAGTTATGAATTCGATCAAACTGCCCACAAAGAAAAGTTAGTCGGATTTATAAATAGAAAAAATATTAAATCATTTGAGTGGAAATGAAAATAAGTATGAATTTTTTCGAAAATTTTAATACAGAATTTGTTCGCAGGCATGATTTCTATAGTGATGAATTAAATGTATTCTTTAAAAATTGGAATAATATTTATTTTAAAAATATTCCTGAAGCTTGGATTATAGTAATTGATTCAATGTTAACAGAATTAGCTGAAATAAATGTTAAACCAGATTATGTAGAACAAGAATTTGGACAATTATTAATTCTATATAAATTAGATAATTTTCCTAAAACTGATGAAGATAAAGATATTATTCGAAAAGCTATGGAAAAAATAAAATTAATTGATGAAGATTTATACTTATTTTTTGATATAGAACCAGAGCAATTAGAATATTTATATTTTAAAACACTTGGTGCCGCAGCTCCTCTTTATAATTAAGGATTTAATTTTGAACGATTGGCAAAAAAAAATATTTTCTGTAGTAGGATTAATTATTTTAATTTCTGGTTTATTATTAGTTATTAAATATCAAAGAGATATAATTAATAAACAAGCTATAATTCAAAATTCTCTTGTAGAAATGAAAAAAATACAAGGGGATGTAACTAGAAATCAGACTCAGTATGCTACTCCTGAAGATATTAATAAAATTGCCAATAGTTTAGATCTAAAATTAGGTCCGATTAAAGATGATTTAAATTCATTGAAAGCTCACATTACCGGAATTCAAACTATTTCTGTGAATTCTGATGGAGTTAATAAAACTAATTTAAATTCTACTTCTGTAACGCCTAGAACGGATATTCCTAAAAATGAACCTGTAGATGAATTTGGATATCAAAGAAATGCTCAAAATTTAACGTTATCTGAAACTTTTGGAAAAAATACTATTCCTGTTGGTAATGTTACTTTTAAAGCATGGCAAAAAGAACCATGGAGTGTTTTACAATATCCTAGAAAATATAGTGTAATTAATGTTCTAGGTACGGATGAAGATGGAAAAACTTATACATATTCTAAATTTGCCGTAGAGACGAATGGTAAAGTTTATAATTTGGATATTAATGATGCCAAATTAACTGAACTATTACCTGAAAATAAATTTAGATTTTCTCCAAGATTATTTATGGGTGGTGATTTTGGAGTATCATTATTAAAACCACAATTTGAATTTGTACCTAATTTAGAATTAATGTTATTTTCTCGTGGAGTTACATCTACGTATCCAAGTTGGTTATTTTTAGGATTGGGATTAGGGTATAATACAGCTGGCAAAAATGTTTTATTTATGGTTTCACCGGTTTCTTATAATGTTGGACAATTTATACCATTTATGAAAAATTTATATTTGTCTACTGATATAGGGATTGATGTACATGGTGATTTTGCAGTTTTGGGTGGAGTTAAAGTAGGTTTGTAATATTTTCGTATATTAATGTAAGCTAATTTTAGGAGTGAAAAATGTTACCTGATTGGCTAATTAAAAAAATAGACAAACCGAAAGAAAAATTTATTCAAGAAGAATTAAGGATTGAAGAATATCCTCTTCCATATAAAAAAGAAGAAATAAAAGAAGAATTTAAAGTTATAATAATAGATTTATTTTAATTAACTCTATAAAAGGAAGAATGATAGAGTCACGAAATCAAATTTTAAAAGCATTATCAAAAGATATTTCTCGTAGATATATTTCAATTTGCCGCCTCCAATCTGATGGTAGGTTAGAATTAGATAAAGCTTGTTTATCGATATTAAACCCGAAAGATAACGAAGAATTTTCAATTATAGATGACAATAGTTCTATAATTATCGTTAGAGAGCCGTTAGATATCCATAAAAATAAAGTAATTTCTAAAGCTGTATACAAAGCCGCTAGAAAAAGATTAGTATTACCTTCTTCTGTATTAAAGATTTTATTATGCTGTAAAATAGGAATTAAAGCTTTTAAATATTCAAATGAGACTGCTTTAGAATTTGAACCTTATATTGAATCTCCTCCGGATTTAATATCTTTAAATTTATCTAATATTGACGAATTAGCTCCTTATGTACTTAGATCTTCTAGGTCTATTTTGCATATAGATATTTTTGATCGAAAACAAAAAATTAATCATTCTGGCACAACTTTTAAAATTTTGGGCGAATATTGGTTAAATAGTTGGCACCAATCAGTACTTGATTTAGATTTAAATTATATTAAATGTATTAAAGATAATTGTAAATATTGTGAACAAAAGAGCACATATCCACTATCTAAAACAATTATTTCATATCCTGTAATAGCATATGAGCAGGGTCACTATGCCCGTCCTGGATTAATTTCTTTTCATACTTCTATTAGAAATACTAGTACCACTACAATACACATAGATTTAAAAATAGCCTGTAAAGAATGGGCTAAAAAATGTGGAACTGTGGAGCAATATTATAAACGAGGAATAATCGATTATACTGGCACACAGCTTTTCAAAATCGAGAACAATGAACTTGGTGAGATATTAATATCTGAGATAAATGACGTTCAAAATAGCCAAATTACACAAGAAGAAAATGGCTTAATGCGTTTAGCATTAAAAGAATTAATGGATACAGTTACTAACTATAAACCGTAAGGACAATAAAACAACTTGAACAATTTTCAAAATAATAGCAAAAAACGAGACGTAACTTTAATTAATAATCAAATTAGATCAGCAAAAGTACAGTGTATTGATCATTTGCAGAATAATTTAGGATTAATTGAAACTTACAAAGCTCTTCAAATTGCTAGGGATAATGAGTTAGATTTAGTACAAATTTCTTTTAACGCTAAAGAAAATGTACCAACTTGCAAAATTTTAGATTATGGTAAATATAAGTACCAAATTTCTAAAAATCAAAAAATGGCTGCAAAAAAGCAACGAGAATCTGAAATTAAAATTAAAGAAATAAAGTTGCGGCCATCTACAGAAATTAATGATCTAAAAGTAAAAGCTGCAAAAACTCAAGAAATATTGGACGATGGTGATAAAGTTAGGGTAAATATTGTATTTAAAGGTCGAGAAGTTAATTATAAAGAAATAGCTTTTGAACAATTTAATACATTCATTCAGTTAGTTGAAAATGCTGATGTAATAGAAAAACCGTCATTAAATGGTAAAATTCTTACTGCTTTAATTGGTAAAAAAGCTGCATGATAATTACTGACGAAAAATTACTTCGCGTAAAATGTGAAAATGTTTTACCAGAAGAAATCGGGTCTTTAATAGATCAACTGGAAAGAGAACTAAAAAGAGCTGGTAACGGGATTGGTTTAGCTGCTCCGCAAATTGGTATAGCTAAAAATGCTGCAATAATTCGAATTAATCAAAATTATTCTATGAATTTAATAAATTGTAGAATAGAAAAAGGTTATGATGAAGAAATTTTTGAAGATGAAGGATGTTTATCTTTTCCTGGTAAATATGTAAAAACATTACGATATTCAGAGATTTATGTTGTTGATAACTTAGGAGAGGTAAATTCGTTTATTGCTCAAGGATTACCAGCAGTTGTAATACAGCATGAATTAAATCATTTGAATGGAATTTTGTTGCCAGATTTAGAAATAAAACAAGCAGTTAAATCAAAAGTTCGGCCAAATGATCCTTGTTCTTGCAATTCAGGTAAAAAAGCAAAACGATGTTGTTTTAAATAGGAAGTAATATGAATAAAGATAATGATGAATTAGAAAAAATTTCAGCTGAAGTTAAAAAACTATCAGAAGATAGAGATCTTTTTGATGCACTTTTAGCAGAACTATTATTAAAAGTTAATACAGTAGAAAAAATATTAATTGATAATAAAATTATTTCTATTGAAGAATATAATAAAGTGTTTACTAATTCTGTTAATAAAATGACTGATATTTTAAACCAAACTAAAAAAATTCCAGAAGGTCAAGTAAATTGATTAAATTAGAAAAAGCTGAAGATTTAAATGTAAGTAATGGTCTTTTTGCTATTAAATTTACTGCTGAATGGTGTGGTCCGTGTAAAAAACAGCAGCCAAATATTGATAAGATGGAAGAAGAATTTCCAAATGTTCAATTTATTTCTATTGATGTTGATTTAATTAAGGATTTTAATACAACTTATAATGTAAAATCGTTGCCTTTATTAGTCTTAGTTAAAGATGGAGTTGAAATAAATAGAATTGTAGGGATGACATTAGTAGCACCGTTGAGAACTGCCTTTATAAATTTCACTAAATAAATAATTTTACTGATATATTTTAGTTGATAAGTTTTGTTAAAAGAAAGAGGATAATATGGCTGATGAAAAAGAAGTAAAGAAATTTGAATCTGAATTAATTTGGGATGAAATTAAAGATCTTAGTATTGATATGTTTGGTTTACCTAATCAAAAAATATCGCAATATGTAACTCCAATTAATAAAATTCCTGGGAGTAAATTGTATGTAAAGATATCAGTATCGTCCGTAATTACGTCATTAGAGAATGCAATTTCTCATAAATTTGATGTAAATCAGGGTGATACGTATATTACAATTGAGCGAAAAGCAGCACAGCCAGTAGAAATTTCTGATGTTTTGCCGAATCGTTCAAAAAAGACTAAGTAATTTTATTTTAAATAAAATGGCTGGAATTTGTAGTAGAAAATATCCTCATGCTATTTATTGGTATAAAAAGGGTACAGAAATTCTACATAGAGAAGATGGACCAGCTATAGAGCAGACCAATGGAACTAAATTATGGTATCAAAATGGATTATGTCATAGGATAAGTGGTCCAGCTGTAGAATTTTATGATGGTGCTAAACATTGGTATCAAAATGGAGAACGTCATAGAACGGATGGCCCGGCGATAGATAATAATATCTATGACGGGAACAAAGATTGGGATTATGCTGATCAAGAATATTGGTTATATGGAAAATATTATCCAAATATTAAAACTGACGAAGAATGGATTATATTTCAAATAATAAATTAATATGATTAAAGTATATTTTGAAAAAAATAAATATGGAACTATTTGTTGGTATAAAGAAGGAACTAAAATTCCTCATAGAGAAGATGGTCCAGCTAAAGAATATTCAAATAGATCTAAAGAATGGTACTATGATGGAGAACTCCATAGAGCAGATGGTCCAGCTATAGATTATATTGATGGATATAAAGAATATTGGTTAAATGGATTATGTCATAGAAAGGATGGCCCAGCAATAATATTGAATGGAAGTGGATATTATTATCTGAATGATAAATATTATCCAAATATCACTACAGATGAAGAATGGTTGATATTTCAAATAATTAATTAATATGACTAAAGTATATTCAAAAAAAGACGAATATGGAAATATTCGTTGGTACAAAACAGGTACAAATCTTCTTCATAGGGAAGATGGTCCAGCTTTAGAATGGAATGATGGAACAAAATGGTGGTATCAAAATGATAGACGCCACAGAACAGATGGCCCTGCAATAGAATATATTAATGGATTTAAATATTACTATTTAAATGGGAAATATTATCCAGATATTAAAACCGATAAAGAATGGATTATATTTCAAATTATAAATTAAATGACTAAATCATATTGTGGAAAAAATGAATATGGAAATATTTATTAGTTTAAAGAAGGTACGAAAATTTCTCATAGTGAAGATGGACCAGCTATAGAATATAATGATGGAGAAAAAGAATATTGGTTAAATGATATTTGTTATCCAGACATTAAAACTGATGAAGAATGGTTAATATTTCAAATAATTAATTAATATTTTAAATTATCGATATATTAAATAATCAAGGCTAAAATATGAATATTAATACCATAATAGGAATTATCGAGCGTTTACGTGGGTGAGTTGTATCTTATACTTGGATGTTTTGGAAGGAATGATGATGGATTTGTAAGCTGTTCTAGCTGTGAAAACAAAATCCTAAATGTAAACGCTCGTCTTGATAAATATAACGAAATTATGGACTATTTGGAAGCTTGCCGTCTTTTTGACAGACCGATTTTTGAATATAGTACTATAGCTCATTTTATTAAAAATATGCAGGATAGATACGATCAAATAGCCGTTGGTCGTAGATTATGGTCAGAAAAACAGTATAATCTTTATTTAAAATTTATTGCCGAACATAAATTATGCGGATGTTACGTTAAATTAGCGTTATTAGACCAAAATACGGTCGAAAAACTCACTCCTGAAGAAAAAGGAGTAATTATTAAAGCTCAAAAAAATGAAGAATTAAAAATTAACCCCAAAGTTAATTTAAAATTAATCAAATTTCGTAGATAATAATTTAGCATAATAATACAACCCGCAGGAGCAATAATGAATTCTAATTCAGATGAAGAATATTTTATTTTGGCCGGACTTGAAATTCTCGAGTCCAGGAAAAGTTCTTCTAAATCTATTCATTGTTATGGATGCGGTAATTTAATTAAATCTGGATCTTTGTTAGTTTGTGCCGAATGTTTATCTGGCGAATGTGAAACATTTGAAGAATTAGCAATTGATGATTAATTTCGTATACATATGTGACACTTTTTAAGAATCCATTAATAATACATCTTTTAATTGTAAAATGTCAATTAAATTATTTAGAATCCATTTTAGACACAAATGATTCTGATGAATGGCCGGAAGGTTATTATGGAGAAATTTTATTAGCCACAGATAGATTTTATCGAATTCGTGACAAATTAGTTAAAATTTCTTCAGAAGATTCAATTGATAAAATATTATGGATGTTATATAAAAATGCAGGAGAATGTTAATGGTAAATGAATTAGATTTAATAACAGCATTAGATGAATCTTTAAAGTTATCTTTTGAAGAAACTAATAATTTTTATTTTAAAGTTAAAAATGTAATTGAAAATTCTACTCCAGATGAAGCTTCGAGAGTTATTTTAGCTTCTGTTGTAGAAATATTAAATAAATCAAACGAGAAAATTAAAGATAAATTACTTCCAGGACCAGATGGTGGAGTTAAAATTGTTAGTGGTCTTTTTAGACGAGTACCTTCCTGATATCAATATTTTCTTATAATATTATGAGAAAAATTGCTGAAAAAAACATTTCAAATAGAAATAGAGCCATTAGAAAAGCTTTGTTAGCTAGATTATTAAAGCAAAATGAAAATGGTGAAATAAGTAATTTACAACATCCAGGAAGAATTACAAAAGAATATATCTCTCCAATAGATAGAAGTTCAAATAATTATGGATATATGACTATGAGCGAAATGGGCTCTGGATCTTCAATTGTTTCATAAAAGGATATTTAAATGCGTACAGTAACAGAAAATTTAAAAGAACGATTAGTTGCCCAAGCTGAAGAGGCTAAACTTCAAGGTTTAACTAAAACAGCCGCTCATTTAATAAATCAAGCTGAAAATGTTGAAGTTAGAGCTAATTTACAATCTTACACATATTCTAATGAAGATTTTCAGAATGATGTGGAAGATTCAATTTGGAAAGCTGTCATTCGATTTGCTGATTTCCATAATGCGTCTATAGATGCAATTCAAGCTCAAGATATTGTTGAAAAAGTAGCAAAAGATTTAGTATCAGAATTAAGAGCAAAAACTGGAATGAGTCATGGTATTGGAGCTTTTGAGCCTACAGTAGCTGGAGAATCAAGACAAACCTTAATTTTATCGGTTGAAGAAGATGAATGAAAAAGTAAAGTTAGATAATACTAAATCAAGATTTGCAAAAAAAGCAGAAGAGCAAAAAAAGCAAGAAGCTCAATTTGATCAATCTGTAGATGATTATCAAAAAAATCAAGCGGCTCTTGTTAAAAAAGCTAGTGAATTATCTTCACAATTTATGTCTTATATAAAGGACCAAAGGCTTAATTTACCGGAAAATAAAGGTCCAGTTTTAATCGAAATGGAAAAACAAATCTGTAAAGAACTTACGGATTTATCATTAGAATTAAATCAAGATCAAAGTCAACCGGAGGGAATTGGTTCGGCTGGCATGATTTTATTATTATTAAAAACTGTATTAGTACAGAGGGATTTTATAAATGAATTGCGTTATGATATTTCTAAATTAAAGAAAAATTCGAGTGCGTCTGGTAATGGCGAATAAAATTTTAGATATAGATTATATTTTAACTCTCCTTTCGGATGAAAAAGAGAGTTATTCACAATATGTAAGCATTTGCGAGAAATACAAAATACAATTGGATCCGATAGTGACAGCTGTCTCAATAGCGAGGCAGGAGATCTTATTGAAGATTCTGGATGGGAAATCGAATCAGATTCAATTTCATCCATAGAGGAAAAATCTAAAGAATTTGAATGGAAATTAATTAAATTAGCTAATCAAAAGGTTGATTTAATGAATATATTCAAATCATTGAATATATCATTTAGTAATATTATTTATAGTCCTAGTGGTTGGACTCATAATACAAATTGCCCTTTTAAAGACCATAATGATCAAAGTCCATCATTTTGGTATAATTCCGTAGATAACTTTTTTAAGTGTCACGGATGTCAAAAAGGCGGTGGAGCTGTTCAATTTTTATCATTTTTTAATAATAAACCGCAAATTGAAATAGCTAAAGATTTACTAGCTAAGTATGGCGATTTAGAAGATGTAGTTGAAGAAATTGATGACGAATTAAGAAAAAAAGTTGATAATTTAATATTAACATCTTCTGAATATTTTAAAAATTTTATGAAAACTCATTCAGATGAGCCTAAATTATTAAATTTTGCTGAAAATTTATTATGGAGTTTAGATATTTATTTGGAACGGTTAAATTTAGCCAAAAATAATATCGAGATAGAAAATTTAGAAGCCAGAATAAATATTATGAAAAGAAAGTTGGCTAAATTTGAGTAAAACATTAATTATTGGCGACGTCCATATAGGAAAAGGCTTATCTTTAGGTAAGCCTGGTATCGGAAATGCCTTTAATAGCCGTATAAATGATCAAATTCGGCTATTAGACTGGATTATTGATGTTATTGAAGAAAATCAAGTTGATAGAGTTATTTTAACTGGTGATATTTTTGAAGATACAAGGCCTGAGTTTTATTTATTTAAAATATTTATTGATTGGTTAAAACGATTAGAATTACAAAGTGTAGATTGTCATATTATTTCTGGAAATCATGATATAAAACGTTCTGGAAATGTATATTCTTCTGTTTTAGATATTATTTCTAGTTTAGATTTTGAGCATATTTTTTATCATAAATCTTTAACAACAGTACATACTCCTGGCGTTTCTTTTACTCTTTTGCCATATAAAGATCGTAGAGGGATGAATGCTGAAACGAATACTCAAGCATTAAAATCTATAGAAGATTGTATTAGTTATGAAGTTTCAGGTATTCCTCATGATGATATTAAGGTTTTAGTAGGACATTTAGCTTTAGAAAATTCCATATATGTTGGTGATGAAATTGATGATTTTCAAAATGAATTAATTTGTCCATTATCTTTATTTTTAAATTATCAATACACTTGGATGGGACATGTTCATCGTCCTCAAATAGCCAGTTATAAACCTCATATAGCCCATATTGGAAGTCTTGATTTATCGGATTATGGTGAAACAAATCATACAAAAATTTTGATATTATTTGATCCTAATCTTGAAGACCATTTTAAAGAAATTCCTGTTCCATCTAGGCCTTTACGTAGATTAAAAATTTCTATACCAGAAAATAATGATTCTACAGAATATGTTATTGAAGCAGTTAAGACTCATAATGAAACATTAAATTATAAAAATGCGTTAGTTAAATTAGAAATAACGATAAATGGGGAACAAGTTGGAGTTGATAAGAAAAAAATCGAAGAATTTATTTATTCTTTAGGTGCTTTTTATATTTCCAATATTTCCGAGTCGAGAAATATTTCTGTAGTAACTCAAGAAAAAAGAGAACTTGTTGATAATACTGTAGATCCTAAATCTGCAATTAAATTATATGCTTCGTCTATGACATTTAAAAATGATGATGAAAAAAATGCTTTTATAAAAGAATGCTTTCTAGTTATAGATGAGTACAAAGAAAGTGGTAAATAATGCTTCCTAGACGAATTTATATGTTAAATTTTATGGGTCATATCGAAACTGATATTGATTGTACCAAATTTAATTCATGTTTAATTGTTGGAAAAAATAAGAAAAATCCTAATATTTCCAATGGAGTAGGCAAAAGTACGATTTATAAAGCTATAGATTTCGTTTTATATGGTGAATATGCATGTGATAAAATTGAAGAAATTATTCGAGATGAAGCAGAACTTTGTAAGGTGATTTTTGAATTTGAATTAGAAAATGCAATTTATCAGATTATTAGACAAAGATCTAAAAGCGGAACTCATATATATTTAAATCAATTTATTGGTGATAAATGGGAATCTTTAACTGCAAAAACTAATACGCAAACAGAAGCTGAATTACATAAATTAATTAAAATATCATATAAAGCATTTAAAAATTCAATTTCTTTTGCTCAATCGGATTTAGAAGGAATTTGTTCAGCTACGCCGGATAAAAGAAAAGAATTATTAAAAGAGCCGTTAAATATTAGTATTTATAACAAATTTCACAAAATAGCTAAAAAACGATTAGATGATCAGAATAAAGAATTAGATAGAAATAATTATGGAATTCAAGCCTTAGGTTCGCCAGAAAAAGAATTAGAAGAAATATTTAATAAAATTAAGATAGCTGAAAATGAAATCTTATTAAAACGTAAACAATATGATGATTCTCAAAATGAATTAATTAAGAAAAAAGTAGAATTATCAGAATTACAAAAATTAATTAAATCGGAATCTACTGATATTAACGCTCAATTACTTGAAGTTAAGCAAAGAATTAGAGAAGTTGAAACTGAATTATCTAGAACTAATTCAGAACATTCTTCATCTTCCAAAAAAATGGAAGAATTTAAAAAAGATTTAGCGTTAAAATTATCAGGATTGCAAGATAAAGTAGATAATTTAAAAAAACTTAAATCTGAAGAATTAAGAACACCATTAACTATACAAAATGAGTTAGATTCATTTATTGAAAAAGAGCAGCGTGGTAGAGTTTTAATCGCAAAATTAGAAGCAGATAAAATTAAGTTCAGCCAATCTATTCCAGAAATTGGCGAATGTGTAATGTGTTTTCAAGAAATTACCAATAATCATCGCGAAAAATGTCTGGAAGAAGCTAATAAAAATCTTGAAACCGTATTAAATGAATTAAAAAAATACAATGACGGTATGGAAAAATGTATTTCTAGACGTAAAAAATTAGAATTAGAGCAACGTGAAACTGCTAAAAAATTAGCTCAAATTGATTCTATGGAGCTTGAAATAGCTAATTGGAAAAATAATATAAATAAAACTCAAGAATTAGTTAATCAATATAATGGCACAATAGATTTAAAAAATACAGATTTATTAAGATTAAATTCATCATTAGAATCTTTAAAAGCCAAACAAGTTATTCTTGTAAATAATTTAAAAAAGACTAATATAAATGAATTAAATATTAAAATTGATAATATTAATATTTTAATATCTAAACTTGAAAATGAAAATAAACAATTACTTCAACAAATTTCTTCAGCTGACACTTTATTAGGTATTTTAAAAGAGAAGAAAGTAAATACTGAAGAAAATATTTTAAAACTAAAAATATTATTAAATGAAAAAATAGATATAGAAAATAAAATATCTTTACAAATTAAAGTTGTAAAAGCTTATTCTTCTCATGGAATTCCTTCGTTAATTATAAATACAATTTTAGATGATCTGCAAATTGAAGCTAATATGTTATTGGCTCAATTACGTCCCAGCCTTCAATTTCAATTTAAGTTAGACAAAAATGATGAAGACGTTTTAGATATTATTTATAAAGTTCATGATAAAGAAAGAAGTTATCGTTTGCTTTCAGGTGGGCAAAAGATGATGATTAATATTTGTATGAAATTAGCTTTATCTAAAATTATTCAAAGAAGATTAGGTGTTGATATTAAGTTTATTTTATTAGATGAGGTAGATCAATCTTTAGATAAATCTGGTGTAGATGATTTAGCCGAAGTAATTAAAAAATGGCAAAATAACTTTAAAATTTTCCTAATTACACATAATAGAGAATTAAAAGAAAAATTCTCTGATTTTATTATTGTTGAAGGAGAAGATAGGCAAGGAAGTAAGGCTCATTATTCTACAAGTTGGGATGAAGTATAATGGGATATAATTTTTTAATATTATTTATAATTTGGCTTTTAATTGCATAAAAATATGATTAAGAATATTTATTTTATTTTTCTTTATTTTATTATTATTGCTGTTAGTGTAAATTCAATTGCCCTATTTAGCGTTTGTTTACTGTTTATAATTACATTTTTATATTTAGTAATAAATTTAAAAAATTGGAATAAAATATGATAATAGGAATTAGTGGAAAAGCGGGGTCTGGAAAAGATACAATTTCAGATTATATAGTAAAAAATCATAATTTTATTAAAATAGCTTTCGCTGATTCAATAAAACGAATATTAATGGAAGTTTATGGTTTTACATATACTCAACTTTGGGGTCCTTCAGAAGAGCGAGGTAAAATAGACCCAAGGTATGGAAAAGCTGTCAGAGAATTTATTCAAGGATTTGGGGATAAAGGCCGAGAATTATGTTTGAGTACTTGGATTAACAAAACTGTAAACATTATAGAAAAAGTTCATAATACAACCGGATGGACCTATATAGATCATTTAGGATTACAAGAAAATTATGATTATGATTTTGATTCTAAATCTATAATTATATCTGATGGACGTTATCTAAATGAATTAGAGGCATTAAAAAAAATTAATGCTAAATTAATTAGAATAATTAGACCAGAAAATAATTTATTAGGAAAATTGGGAGGGCATAGTTCAGAAACAGACCAAAATGAAATTCCTAATTCATATTTTGATGAAATTATTATTAATAATGGGTCTTTAGAGGATTTGTATTTAAAAATAGATAATATATTGTCTAAAAGGTAATTTGTATAATATTTTGATATATTAATATACAAATGGCTAAAAATATAACAGAAAAGCATATAGAGGAATATACTAAAATACTCGATAAAAAAGGAGAGGACGGATTTTATCGTCATGCGGTAGCTGTTGGAATTAAACAATCAACAAGAAATCCTACTCCCCAAATAGATATGTTAGAATTATCCGATGCTTTTTTTCTTTTAAATCGTAGAACTGGAGAAAATTTATACTCTACATTTGGAAAATTATTCAGAAGAGCTGCTCATACTTTATATAGACAATTTAATAAAGAAGATGCTAATAAACCAATAAATAAAAAGTTTCTTCGGGCGGTATAATTCATGGCCGTTATTACTTTAACTATTGCATCTAGTCCTATAGAAATTGTTTCTGGAATACCTAAAAGCATTTATGTTTCTACCAATATTCCAGCTACAGTATTTTTTACTTTAGATGGCACAAATCCTACCGTTGATTCTGAAATCATTGTAGGAGGCATAGATTTACCCACAAATAATAATTCTATAACTTTTAAAGCTTTTGCAACTGATGGAACCACTACTTCTGCGATAATTACCCAAATATATAAAAATACAACAATTTCTAATTTAAGACAAGCTAGAGATAAAGTTATAGGATTAGATAATAAATCTAATTCAAATTTAGGTATTTTCGGTTCTAATTCTCCAAATCCAAATGTTACTTTTGGAAATATTGGTGGAATCATTGTAAATGCTGCTGATTCTGTAGGGATTCCAGACGGATATGACGGAACAGCTACAGGTACTCCAGCAACATTTACCGATGAACCACTGAGCTCTTATCAATTTTTATATTCTACAACAAATAGATTAGGTGAAACTGGTAAAGGTATCGGAACGTTACCAGCTACAATTAAAATATATGTACCACCGCCACCTCCAGAAAGTTCAAATACTAGTAATAAATTATTCAATCCTAAATCTTTATTAATTATTCAAGATGGTACGAAACCTCCAGAAAATCCTGATATAGCATTAATAAATCGTCCATTTTTCTCATTAAATAATCCAAATATTACGGATGGTACAGAATATACAAAAACTGCATTTGAAGGATCGACTTTATCAGGTTCATTTTTAAGACAGTTTTATAATCCGAGAGACCAAACGATTACTTATTATTATTTTGATAGCAAGGCTTTACGTTGGATTATTTCAAAAGAGCCTTATGTAGCTAAAACTCCTGACTTATTTAATTATGCAACAATGGTATTCCCTAATAGAGATAGGGGTTCAAAATTTGTTTATGATTGGGGTATTTTTAGAAGGAGAGTCTTACCTTAAAAGAAAGTTTAAATGCCTGTCGAATTTACAGAAGTATTAGAAGATCGACCTAAAAATATATCTTTATTAAATCTATCAGTTTCTAAAGCTAAATCATTTAAAGATTGTCAAGCCAAATTTAGATTCTCTTATATTGAAAGATTACCACAAAAAGAACGAGATTACCATATATTTGGTAAATTTCTTCATGAAGTTTTAGAAAAATTTCATAAAGAATTAATAGCAGGATGTACCGATCCTTATAATATTATTATTTCTCGTTCTTTTAAATCTGCTTATCAAAACTTTAAAAATAAATTAAATGAAGATCAAATTAAAGAATGTAAAAATATTATTAAAAAATATCTTATTAAATTAGATACAGATAAAAAAATAGGAAGAATTGCTCAAGTTTTAGATGTAGAAAAACAATTTTATATAAATATTAATAATAAAATATTATTAAATGGTTTTATTGATAGAGTGCAACTAGATGCGGATGGAATATTACATGTAGGTGATTATAAAACAACTCTGCTTATTGATAAAAAAAATCCAGATGGCGTTTTTTCTGAATCTGAAAAATATAAAAGATATAAGAAAGATTTATTTCAATTAAGAACTTATGCATATGTAATGTGCTTAGAAGATCCGACTCTGCAAAAAGTCCGATGTTCATATATAATGTTACGTCATGATTTTCATTTAATAGAAAAAGTCTTTTCAAGAAATGAAATAATGGAAATGGGTGATATATTTCTTGATTACGCACAAAAAATCGAGGAAGAAAAATTATATAGACCAAATCTTACGCCTTTATGTGAATATTGTGATTTTGCAGAAAAAGATATCTGTACTCCTGGATTTGATTATGTAAAATCTAGAAATGAAGAAAAAAATGCAGGTAAGTCATTTGGTGAAACTGATTGGTAATTTAATTAAGGAAGTTTAAATGTTAGAATTAAATGAAGTTGAATATTGTAAAGTAAAAGTAAAATATACCGCTGATTCAGATAAAGTTAAGGAAAAATATAAAAAGGCTATTTCTGAATTAAAGAAATTGCCAGTTCCAGGCTTTCGACCCAATAAAGCTACTGATCAGGCTATTAGAAATCATTTTAAGGCTAAAATTGACGCCTGGGTTAAACAGGAAATGATCTCTGAATCTTATGAAGATATTTTATTTGAAACTAAAATACAACCTATTGGATTTCCTCAAACTTTAGATTTGAAGCTTGATGGCAATGATTTTAATTGTGAATTTCTCTTTTTAAAGAAGCCTGATTTTGAATTAAAAGAAGTTAAAGGTTTAGAAATACCTAAACCACATCAAAATATTACACAAAATGATTACGTAGAAGAAATGCTCCAAGAAATACGTACTCAAAATAGTAATGCCGTCCCTTATGCTGATGGAGATTTTGTTCAGGCCGGCGATACTATTACTATGGATTATACCGTAGATGATCAAGTTGCTGAAGGTGAATTATATAAAGTTGGAAATAATCTTTTGCCTGAATTTGATGATAATATTATTGGTATGGCTCCTGGTGAAAGTAGAGAATTTGATGTACTTAATCCCACCACAAATGCAAAATCTCACGTTAAAGTTCTTCTACACATGGGTATGAAAAAAACTTTATGTGGTCTAGATGATGAGTTAGCTGTTAAAGTTGGATTAAAAGATTTAGCCGAACTTCGCAAGGTAGTTGAGGGTATTTCAAGTAATCGTTTGAAGCAACATACAGATGCACAAATTGCCGATCAAATTAAAAAGCGATTAGTTGATATGCATGATTTTGAACTTCCGGAATGGTTAACAAATATGGAATTACAGCAGGTAGCTCAAAGAATGAGTATTGATCTTGCTACAGCTTCAGATCAAACTAAATCTGATTTAATTACTCAAGCAAAAAATAGCGTAAAATTTGCGTTGATTTTAGATTCTATTCGAAAAAATACTCCAGAAGCTGATTTATCTGATGAAGAGATTTTAAATATAATTAAAGCGAAAGTTGCAAATCAGGTTCAGGATGTTGATGGATTTTTGCAAGAATCTCAGAAAAACGGGAAATTACTAGGTTTTGTTGCTCAAGTTAGAAATGAAGTTACATTACAATATTTAATTGATAATGCTAAGATTGTAGAATAAAAAAGGAAAATAAAATGGCTAAAAAGAGTAAGACAAGTGACGAGAATTTAGATACTGATTTTAATCCTAAATATGCTAAGTTAATTCAGCATTTAACAGAATCCTTAGACTCAATGTCAACGGAAGATTTAAAGGAAACGATTGTAAAGGCTCAAAAATCTATTTCTGATATTGAAAAGGATATGGAAGCTGATGAACATTTGAAGGCTTTAAAGGATGAAATTAAGGATATAGTAGGATCTTTTAAAGATGTAGCCAAAGTTGAACAGGCCAAGACCATGTATTGCGTTCATTTATTAAGAACTCGTGGTGAAGAATAAGGAATAATTTTGGCTATTAAGAAAACAATTCAGCAGGCTTGTTGTGGTAATACTGGTTCAACTATTATTTTTTATATAGATAAACCAATTACTAAGCTTATGGTTCCTATATTTGAAGCGGCCGGATATACCTGCCCTGCCCATTATACTAATTCTGGTATTTTTTATGCTCGAAAAGATGGTTTGGTAGCAAATACTTCAATGGGTACTACAAAAATAACAGTAAAATGTGGTGCTTTTGAAAGAGACCAAAAATTAGCTGAATTTGAAAATATTCTTAATCAAGCTTTAAATAGTTAAATATAAATAACAATACTAATATTAAAGGCGATCCATATAGGTCGCCTTTTTTATTTTCAAAATGCCGTCGAGTTTAACAGGATCCCAATCTCTTATTTATTGGCTTATTAGAGGAAAACATGACTGAAGAAATTGTAAAAGATTCAGAAACTGTAGAAATTAAAGAATACCCGTACGTATCATTACATAATCATACTACCTATTCAATATTTCAATCGCTAATAAAGCCGGCTGATTTATTTAAACGTGCCAAAGAATTAGGTCAAAAAGCAATAGCAGTAACTGATAAAAATACATGTGCTGGATTTTGGGAATCTTTAAAAGCCTCAAAAGAAACTGGAGTAAAATTAATTGCCGGTCTAGAAATTTCATTTGTAGATGATGTATCTATTCTAGACTCTAAACTGCGTAATGTTGTTTTAATTGCAAAAAATGCTCAAGGTTATCAAAATTTATTAAAAATATCTAAAATTGGATATGATAATTTTATTATAGCAAGAAAAAATCCTTTACCTAGAATTGATTGGAAAATTTTAGAAGAATATAAAGAAGGATTGCTTTGTATTACTGGAGATACTTCTGGTATTATTCCACGATTATTAAATGATAAGAAATTTGAAGAAGCTGAAAAACAAGCTTTAAGATTAAAAGGTATATTTGGTGATGATTTAGCGTTTGAATTACAGCCTAATGCTTTAAAGCGAGCATTGGGTAATTATAATGAAATAGCTGATCAAGCTCAGGCTAATAGGCAATTAAAAAAATTAGGTGAAAAACTTAATATTAGATTAATTGCTGCAACGAATTCATATTATATAAATCCTGAACAATATGATGCTCATGATACGTGGCTTGCTATGCAAAGCTCTCAACCAAAATCATCAGGTAACCGTTTAAGTTTTAATGTTAATGATTTTTACATTAAATCTGGGAAAGAAGTATTTGAGTTCTTTAAAAGGACTCAGGGATATGAATTAAATGGTGACGGGGAAATTTTTGCTACTAAATTATTAAAAGATACAATTGATTTTGCTAAAAAATGTGAAAATCCGGAATGGATTGATCCTAGATATTCTAATCCATCCGGAAAAGAGCTTCCAACCTTTCCAGTAAAGGATCAAGAAGACTATATTGAATTTAAACAATGGCTTATTAAACAAAAAAATCAAACATTAGAAGAAGATGTTCAATATTTAAGATATAAGTGTATAACTAATTATAAAACAATTATCGCTAATAATCCTAAATATAAAAATGTAGCAGATATTTATAAAAAACGAATTTATGAAGAATTAGATGTATTAGAAAGTCAAGGATTTTCTGGATATATGCTCATAGTTGCGGATTTTCTTGAATGGGCACGAAAAAATAAAGTGTCTGTTGGTCCTGGTAGAGGGTCAGTTGGAGGTTCATTAATTGGATATCTTTTAGGGATACATGAGGCTGATCCAATTAAATATGGTTTAATTTTTGCTCGTTTTCATTCAAAAATGAAAATTTCGGCACCCGACTGCGATTCAGATATCTCTAAAATTAATAGGCATTTAGTTGAAAAATATTTAATTGAAAAATATGGTTCTTCACATGTTGCAAGTATTTCAACATTTAATACATTGACTCCGAAACCTTATGTTAAAGCTATAGCAAGAACTTTTTTATATGGCGGTGATAGATCTGAGGCAGTTAAAATTGGTACTATGTTAGCTGACACAATTCCAGCTGAAGCTAAAACAGTTTCTCGTATGTTTGAATATTCTCCATTATTAAATGAGTATTGTAAAAAATATAAAGAATTGAAAGAATATTCTGATGCATTTGGTAAAAATCCTATTGCTATTGGAACGCATGCTGCAGGACTAATTATTAGTAAAAGAGAACTAACAGGACTAGTTCCTCTTCGTAGAGATAAAGAAGGTTCAGTTTCTTTAGAATATGAGAAAGAAGGCGCAGAAGAAAATGGTATGGTTAAAATGGATTTGCTTGGATTGGCAACTCTTGATGTCATTGATAATACATATAAATTAATAAAAAAAGTTAATAAAATTATTCCATATGATAAATTTGATTATGAATCTTATGATAAAGATGCTTACGATTTAATTTCAAATGGTGATACTATGGGTGTTTTTCAATTCGGCACATCTGGTGGAACTATAGAGCTTTGTAAAAGATATCAGCCTAAAAGTATTGAAGATTTAGCGATTATTACTACTCTTGCACGACCAGCAGCAAAAGAAATTCGAGATGATTTTTTCAAAGTTAAAAATGGAGAACAAGAAATATCGTATTTTCATCCTTTATTAGAAAGAGCATTTAGCAAAACGCTCGGATTTCCTCTTTATGATGAAAGTTTATTAATTCTTGCCGAAGATGTTGCAGGTTGGGATCTTAATGAAGCCGATAAACTTCGTAAATTAACTAAAGAAAAAGGTAAGAATCCGGCTAAAGCTAAGAAATGGAAAGAAGAATTTATCTCTAATGCTAATGAAAGAAAAAATATTAAACCTGAAATAGCTGAAAAAATTTGGGTTGATATTATAGAGCCTTTTGGAAAATATTCCTTTAATAAATCACATGCAGTATTGTATTCAATGATTAGTTATCATACTGCATATTTGAAAGCACATTATAGATTTGAATTTCTTGTAGCAAATTTAATGGAACAAGTAAGTTCAAAAGCTCAAAAAGCAAAAAATGATGTTGTTAAATATAAAGAAGAAATTAGAAAATTTAACGCAAAAATTGTTACTCCCAATATAAATACTTCAGGGGCCGTTTATACAATTATAGGAGAAAATACACTTGCTACAGGTTTAAATGCTTTAAAGTATATGGGTCAAGATGCAATTCCAGAAATATTAGCAAAACGGCCATTTAAATCATTTGAAGATTTTTTGACTAGAACAGATTCTTCAAAAGTAAAAGCTCCAGCAATTCAAGCATTAGCGGCCTCAGGAGCTTTATCTGAATTTAATATGCCACGAAAGCAAATGTTTCTTTATGCTGCAGATTATAAGAAAAAATTGCAAGTATGGCTTAAAAAGAAACCAGAAAAACGTGGAGAATTCGTTTATCCTTGGCCTGAAACTGGGGAATGGTCAATTTCTGAAATAAATGCATTAGAGCATTTTTATATTGGTGAAGGATTAACCGGATCTAAATTTGATGTTTATAAAGGATTTTTTAGTAAACATCATCGTAATTTTGCTGATTTTGTAGGTTTTCATCCGCCACCACCTGAAGGTATGGATGAAAAAGATCTTAAAAATTATGTTAAAAAAGTCAATTTTGTAGAGGGTATAGTTAAATCTATATTTGAATTTAAGATTAAAAAGGAAAAGAGTAAGTTATTTGGTCAGACGATGGCTAAAATATCTATTGAAGATCCTTATGGAAATGAATTAAGTATAACTTGCTTTCCAGAAAAGTGGGAATACTTAAAGGAAAGAATTAAAGATATTAATGCTAAACTTAAATTTGAAATAGGTATGGGTTTATCTATGACAGGTAATTTACAATGGTGGGAAGGAAATTTATCATTAATATTTGATGAGTTAGCTAATGCATGTCCTCCACCACAACTTCCTGCTGATTTAAAGGCCAAGAAAACTGAAACGGTAAAAAAGGCAAAAGAAGAGGTAGTTGATGAAAATATGGATAGAAATGAATTATTAGAAGAAATTGAAGATGAATTGGCAGAATCTGGATTTGCTGATTTAGATGATGAAAATGATTTAGAGGAACATAATTTTGAATGATAAAATATATTAAATATAATATTAAATATATTGAATATGATAATAATGATTTAATATCAATGATTCAGGATATTAAGAAAGATACACATAAAATTGATATTTATTATCATGCCAAATTTGATTGTGAGGAATTCGGATTTCGTTTACGTGATAATGATGAAGTATGGTTTGTTATTTTGCCTTTTAAAGAATGTAAAAAAATAATTGAATCTAGATTAAATATAAAATATAGTCAATTATATGATTATATGAATTTAACCAAAGAAGAATTTATTATTAAAAATATAATAGATTAATTGTATAATTAAAGATTTAATTATGATTACTGGTAAATATTATAATTTCAATAGATATGATAATTTACTTTATATGGTAGAAGATATGAAAAATTCTGGCCATAAAATTGTAAAATGTGATAATTATTTTGAATTAGAATTTAAATCACATTCAGAATCAACTGCTAAATTTTGTTGGATGATTAGGTTAGATTTAGTTAAAAAAAATAATTCATTAAATAAATTAAACATAACAATAGATCAAATAGTTGATTATGTTAACTTAACCGATGAAGAATTTATTATTAAAAATATAATAGAATAAATATAATTTAATATGACTAAATTTTTTAAAAATGAGCATTATTTTAATAGATATACTAATTTATCTTTTATGGTAAGTGATATGAAAGCGCTAAATCATAAAATTATAAAAATTAATAATTCCATTGATTTAATATTTAAAACATTTTCACAAGCAAATTATAAAATACATTTTGTTATGAGTTCAAGTTTAATTACAACGAATTCACTAAAAGAATTAAAAAATGAATTAAATATAACTTTAGATCAAATAGTAGATTATGTTAATTTAACTGAAAAAGAATTTATTATTAAAAATATAATAGAATAAATGATATATAATAAATATACCGATTTAGCTTAATGATAAAAGATATTAAGCAATCAGGCCAAAAAATTGAAAAAAGTGACAATTCGACTAAATTAGAATTAGGTTTTAAATCAAATTCTACACCTGAAATATTTTGGCAGATTAGTATTTTTTATTTTATGTATCAAAAACATGTATTAAATAAATTTAATATAACATTTGATGAAATAGTAGATTATATTAATTTAACTGAAGAAGAGTTTATTATTAAAAATATTATAGAGTAGATATTTATTTATAATAAAAGCAAAATTTAGTCCGGTGATATATTATTATAAATGAATAAAAATGAGCCGATAAATAAGGGAAAATAAGATGTTATGTAATAGTTGTAATGCAGAAATCCCGCCAGCATTTGTAAAAGCAATCAAAGTTAATATTTGTCCTGCATGTGATGGGCCTATTATGTCCGATCAAACAATTGAACTTATGGCCGGATTAAAATCAGCTTTAGAGCAAATGCCAAATGATGCCCAAGGTATTGCTGGATGGCTTTTATCTAATTATCGCATGGAAAAAGTAGGAACCGGCGAACCTACTGGATTTTATGGTATTTCAAAGACGCCAGCTGCAAAAGATCAAAATAATTTAAAACAAGCTAAAAATCCAGTTCATAAATTTCTAAAAAATGCCGGAATAGATCCTAATAAACAAAAGGATTATGCTCTTTTAGCCGCTCAAATAAATGCAATGGAAGAGGGAAATGAATCTGAACCTGAAGAAATTGATGATTCTGTAGAAGATGAGGATCCAGAATTCACAAAACAAGCAATGAGAACTATGATTTCGCCAAATATTAATAAAAGCCAAATGCCGAAATTTAATGAACCAGAAATTGATGAATCTTTAGATGGTTTACATCCCGCTTTACATGCGGATAGATTGAAACGATTAGAAAAACAAAAAGAATTATCATCTTTTGGCGGAACTGGAATAATTAAACGATCATAATATGCAAAGAATAATAAATAATAAAAGAATAGATTTAACTGATGAGGAGTATAAAATATATGAAGAACTTTGTGCGTCATATAATCGTGACAATTTCAATGGTAAAGATCTTTTTAACGACTTATTTGAAACAGACGATGAAGGAATAATTATTTTTTTAAGACCGCCTAAAACCACATTTAGTATGGAAATTATCATATATTTAAATAATATTATGACTCATCAGCATTTAAGAAAGATCGCCTCAGAACATAATTTGGCAATGAAGGAATTTAAACAATTAAAATCTGAAATAACCGAATTATTAACTGAATTAAAGAAAAATTCGAGCTGAAAGAATACTTAAAATAAAATATATATGTCAAAAGAAGATTGGGAAGTAAAACCTTTCCCCACAAAACAAAATTTATCAGAATCAAGTAAACCCACAGATGTTATTCTTCCTCCTAAGAGAAATTCTCAGATTGAAAAGACAGATGAGGGTTTTCTATCAAATGCAGAACGCGTTGAATATTTAATCAATAAAATATCAAAAGAATTAAAAATAGCTCATAGTCAGAAATATGATGCCACACAAGCTGAATTAACTGCAGCTCTAGTTCTAGATGCTCAAAAAGAATTATCAGAGTTTTTATCCGATGCTGAATTAATTAGCAAAGAAAAAAAAGCTGAAGTTGAACGAGTAGAAGCTGAACGATATTATTTTTATAAAGAAAATTCTGAATCTAAAACTTCAGATGTAGCTTTAACGAGATTAGTATCTAAGGATGAATTAGTATTAACTGCAAAGAAAGAGCAATATAGTGCTGAATCTGATTTTTCCAAGTATAAGAATTTATTTGGGATGTTAAAAGATGCTCATGTATTTTTTAGAGGATTAGCGAAGGGGAAGAACGATTGGACGTAATTTTGATAAAAAAGAATAATTAAAAAATATTAAATAAATTAAGGAAATAAATGGTAAAAAATACCGAAAAAACAGAAAAAAAAGTAATAAAATTAGATTTAAATAAATTGGTTGAATCAGTTCGCGCAACATACGGAAAAAATGAACAAAATTTAGCTAAACAAATTTCAACAGGTTCATCAATTTCTCGTCCTACCGGTGAAGATGCCTTTGTATGTTGGAAAAATTCCCCTTGGGCCGAGTTAACAGGTATTCCAGGTTTACCATTTGGAAGAATTATTCAAATTGCAGGCCGTCCAGATTCAGGGAAATCCACCCACGCTATGCAGTTTATGAAAGCTGCACAAGAACAAAATGTATTAGTTATTTTATGGGATACAGAAGGTAAATTCTCTGCCCGTAGATTTGATAAGAATTTCGGTGGAGATTCGTCACAATTAATTACTATTTCGTCTAAAATGATTCTTGAAGGTGCCTCAGAGATTGAAAAAGTTATTACTGCGGCTAAAGAACAAGATTCAGATTGTAGAATTTTAATTGTCTGGGATTCGATCGGAGGCAGTCTTGCTAAGAATGAGGGTGACGATCACGATTTACTTGATGGAAAACAAATGGCCGCCGCTGCTAAAGAAAATGGAGCTGTAATGCGTGCGTTTGTTCGATTAATGGAAAAATATAAAAATCGTGAAACTAACGAAGAGACTATTACGATCCTTTTAATAAATCAATTATATTCTAATATAGGTTCTGTAGGATCTACAAATGCTGGCGGCCAAAAAGTAGAATATTTTTCTTCATTAATTCTTCAATTATCTAGAAAGTCTGATTTAACTAAAGTTAAAGACGGAATTAAACGTAAAATCGGAATTGTTACACGGGCTAAAGTTAAGAAAAATCATTTATTTGACGGTGATGATTCAATTGCTGAGCTTGATTTAGTTATTACAGCTGGTGGCATCGATCTCCTTTCAAAGCAAAAGACCAAAAAAGATAAATCTGAAGATGGTTGGGATGACAGCGATAATGGCGAAGTGGAACTAGCTGATTAAAAATAAACCTGAAGTTCTTGTCGAGAATTTCAAATTTTTTAAATATAAAAGAAAGACAAAATGGTTAAGGAATTAAAAAGCGGTACATCAGATTTTGTTACCGGAGATCCAATTTTAGCTTCTGCAGATTCGGACGCAATTGCAAGAATTCGCGAGAATTCTATCAATAAACCGGTATATATTATAAGAGTTCAAGGCCTGTATGGAAATGAAAGGGAGTTTCATTCTTCTAAAAATTTAGTTGAAACACCAAATTATGTTCAATTTACAGGAATTGAAATCTTAGTAGAAACCAAGAAAACGCAAAAAACAGATAGAAATTCACAAGTATTAAAAAAAACAAGTAAAGATTTAAAACCTTTACCTGAAGCCAATAAGGGAAATGTCGTAGATATAAAAATTCCCTGGCACAGAATAATTGAAATACAGAATGTAAGCTATCAGAATAAAAACGCAAAATAAGGAAAATAAATGAGTGAAAAAAATCAATTCGGTGCAACTAGTTGGGATATAGACACAGGTTCTTCGTTCAAGAAAGGTCCGTCAGCAAAAGACCTTTATTTACGTCTAGAACAGGGTAGTAACGTTATTAGAATTATTACCAAGCCGCATGAGTATTTGGTCCATCAGGGTTTTAAGCCTGATCCTCAAGCTCCAGGTTATGGCAAAAAAGTAATGTCATCAAAGTTTTATGGTGAAGATTGTTTAGAGAAGCCGCCGTGGAATTTAAAGGCTAAGCGTCGTTGGCTTGTTGGTGTTATTGATCGTAAGACTCAATCATATAAGCTTCTAGACATTTCGAAGTCAGTATTTGATGGTATTCGTGAATTAGTTCGAGACTCTGATTATGGTCCGACTGAGGGTTATGATATCGATATTAAGGTCGATAAGCAAGGCGGAGCTACTGGATATTACAAAGTAGTGCCGAAGCCTGCTAAGCCGCTCTCTCCTGCTGATTTAGAGATTAAGCAGAATGTAGATTTGGAAGATCTTAAACGGAGGTGCTCGCCACCCACTATTGCAAGTATGGAAGAGCGTGTTAAAGCTATTATTGCTGAAGCTGGAATTAAAACTCCCGCGAATGGAGCAGCAGTAACAATGTCAAATTCGGCTTCTTCGTCAGTTTCTGAAAATCATGATTCAGATAATAGTGGAGATGATGATTTTGACTTTCCACCGGTTAACTAATCTTAATAAAATATAATTTAAAATAGTTCTTAAGGCAGTTAATTAATTTTAACTGCCTTTTTGTTATGATAGCTGTCTATTTTTTGGATATTTGTTGATTTTGATAATATGTTTTATGTAAATTTTTGTTTTTATCATTATAAATAATAGCATTTTTTTGAAATTTATTTATTTCATTTTTATAAAAAAGTTTATAAATAAAATTTACTATATAATCCGTAATTTTTAATTTAAATTGTTTTATTTTATATTTTATTGTAAGTAACTTTATTTTAATTTTTAAATTCGTTAGCCAAAAATTGTATTGTATTTTATTAATAATATTCAAAATTTTCATTTTCATTGATTAAATAAATCTAATTCATTTGTTTTTTAATTTCGGTACTTATTTAATTATATATCATCATTTTAAAAGTATAAATGTTATGCATACGGATATATAATTTATATGTCAAAAATTATAATGGGTATAGATTGTTCTACGACTACTATAGGTGTATCGGTTATTGAGGAGACTGATGATGGTTATTTATTATTTAAACACGTAGAGCATTATAATCCTATAAAAAAGAATACTCATCCTTTAGATACTTTAAAATGGGTGAAAGAGTATATTTTATCTAAACTTGAAGAATTTTCGCCTGATGAAGTGGGTATAGAAGAATTCATTAAATTTATGAAAGGTAATTCTTCGGCAGATTCTACAATTTCTTTGGCTATTATAAATAGATTAGTGTGTATGACTATTTATGAATATTTTGATAAAAAGCCTTGGATTTTAAATGTAAATACTATTAGAGCATTAATAAAACCAAAAAATTATGAATTTCCAAGAGTTTCAAAAGAACAAATTCTTCCTTTAGTTTGTAAAATATTAAATATAGAATGGAAATGGTTAAAGAACAAAAAAGGCAAAATTGAAGATTTCAATTTTGACCGCAGTGATTCTATTGCAGTATCTATAGCTTTATCATATGGTTTACGCTCTGGTAAAATTAAATCAACGAATGGTATGAAAATTAAAAAATCTAAGAAAAAAGCAATTAAAAAAGATAAACCACAAAATCGAGCGAAGAAGATGGTATAGCTTCAATATGTGAAAATCTAAAATTAAGAGATATTTAAATGAATTCACAAGAAGCTTATAAAATATTAGAATTGCAACCTTCAGCTACTCCGGAAGAAATCCAAGCTGCATTTAGAAAATTAGCTAAAAAATATCATCCAGATTTAAATAAAGATAATCCTGATGCAGAAAGTAAATTTAAAGAAATTAATTCAGCTTATCAATTATTAACAAATCCTTCTCCTAGACAACAGGATTTTAATAATTCTGTTAATATAAATTTTCAGGATCTTTTTAATCAAGCATTTGGTGGTAATCCTTTTGGCGGCGGATTCGGTGGTTTTGGTTCTAATCCTGCCCCCATTGCACCTAATAATACTACAATTTCTTTTGCTGAATCTGTTTTAGGTGTAGAAAAAGAATTAGAAATTACACAAAATCAAACTTGTGGTGTTTGTCATGGAAATGGTTCTACTTCTGATGTAAATAATTGTAATTTTTGTCAGGGTAAAGGGGCAAAACAAGCTTCATTTTCGCGTGGAGCTATGAGTTTTATTGAACAGTGCCAAAAATGTAAGGGAACTGGCAAAATTCAAAATCCGTGTAAACCTTGTGAGGAAAAAGGATTTACATCGATTAAAATGAACAAAAAAATTAAAATTCCTGGTGGTGTATTAAATAATAATGTATTAAAAATTCCTGGTGGATTTATTAAAATAAATGTAGAAGCTGATTCTGATATGAGATTGGAAGATGGTAATGTAGTTTCCGATATAAATATTTCTCTTTTAGAAGCTTTAAAGGGAACGTTAAAACCTGTAAAAACGGTAAAAGGGGAAATGAATTTAAAAATACCCGCAAATATTAAAAATGGAAATTCTGTACAGGTACATGGGTATGGAGTTGAGGGACATGGTAGTCATATTTTTAATATAAGTGTAAATTACCCACAGGATACTCAAAAATTAATTGAGTTGCTTGAGAGTGAGTAAATTGGATTCTGTAATAAATGAAATTATTGAATACTTAAATCATAGATTTGAATTAATTATAATAAGTAACTATGGTAAAACTTATACCTGTAATAGGTGTAATTGTAAAGTTGATAAGTTTATAGATACTCCATATTATAAATCGAATAAAAATCAATATTGGCTTCATGATATTTATGGCAAACCGTATAAAATATTAAATTTAACTTGCGATGAAATGATAATTAAAAATATAGTGGAATAAATATGTTATCAAATTTTGAATATTTAGGACATAATTTTTCACCTTTAACTAAAACCACTTGTTACGTTACTTATTTTTGTTTAAAGTGTAATTGTAAAATTAGTAAATGTGAAATTGGAATACCGTATAGTAATGTAAAAGAGGATAAATATTGGGTTTGTTTTAATCAATTGTATGTATTCCATAACTCATTAAATTTAACTTGTGATGAAATAATAATTAAAAATATAATAGAATAATGAATAAAATTATTTTAGGCCATGAATTACAATTATTACATAAAACTTATGGTCTATATACTTATATATGTGTTAAATGTAATTCTCATATTCAATCTTTTTTGCGTAGTAATAGTAAACACGAGTATTATATTTATGGAATAAATTATTTTAGAGATTTAGATTTAACTTGTGATGAAGTAATAATTAAAAATATAATAGAATGAATATAAACACAGACCACGAATATTTAGGTCACATTTGTAAAATCATAAATAAACGTACTTATTATACTGTATTTTTATGTTTGAGGTGTGGTTATAAGTTTACGCTCTATCCAAAAAATACTGTATATAATTATAGAATGGAAGATGAATATTTAATTTATTTAGATGGAACATATGGGCCACTGAAGTTAACTTGTGATGAAATGATAATTAAGAATATATTAGAATAATGAAACCAAATATTGAATATTTAGGTCATAGATTTATTTTTAAAAATTCTTTAGCAGAATATGATAGATATAGCTGTGAAATATGTGATTCAATATATATTATACATACTGAATTATATTTAATGTGTCATAAAACCGCCACGAGGTATAAAATTTATGATATTCATTTGGATAAAATAAATAAATTAACGTGTGATGAAGTTCTTATTAAAAATATAATAGAATAATGCTTAATTATTTAAATCATAATTTTAGTTCATATTATCAATCATATGTTAAAATTTTTAAATTTACTAATAAAGATAAAAATTATATAATTTCATTTTATTATTGTGATAAATGTCATATTAGATGTTTTAACAGAGAAAATGACAGTAGTTGGTATTATTGGGATGATAGTAAAACATCTTATCAATTGTTAAAATTAACATGTGATGAAATGATTATTAGTAATATTACAGGATAGTTACGTTTGATGAAAATTACTTAAATCATAATTTTATATTAATTGAAAAAAAATCCTGAATTTTTTAAAAATATAAAATATAAAATATTCTAGTTATCATTGTGAAAAATGTAATATTGTAGTAGATAGTCATAATACACATCCTGCTATTCCATATTCAGTTATTGATGATTTATATGTTAAATTAATTTTTACTTGCGAAGAAATAATAATTAAAAATATAGTAGAATGATGCCATTAGTAGATATCGAACATTTGGGGCATAAATTTAAATTAATTTATGAAGATTGGATTTGTTATTCTTATTTATGCGAAAAATGTAATTGTGTAGTAGATCTTTATATAAATAATCATGCTAAATATGATAATTTGCTTTTAATGTATGATAATGATAAATATTATGAAAAGTTAAATTTAACTTGTGATGAAATAATTATTAAAAACATAATAGAATGATAAATTTAGCTGAAATTAAATATTTAGAACATAAATTTGAATGTATATCAACAAATATAAATTATACTTATTTATGTAAAAAATGTAATTGCGTTGCTTATCTTAATATAAATGATAAAATTCCTTATGAAAAAATAGTTTTGAAAGTTATTGATACGAGTAATAAAAAATTAATTAATTTAAATTTAACTTGCGATGAATGGATTATTAAAAATATCATAGAATGAAGTATTTAACCCACGAATTAAGTCCATGTAGTATATATGGACTTGAGCAATTTGGTTATAAATGCAATATTTGTAATGTAATATTATATTTTTCAATACAAGGAAATTATTATTTAATTAGAAATGATATAAATTATATTGAAAGTGATGTATTTTTGTTTACTTGTAATGAATGGATTATTAAAAAAATAATTGATTAAATGAAAAAATATTTAACTCATACATTAAACCCAACTAAAATTTATGGTCCATATAATGACCATGATTATAAATGTAATATTTGTGGAGTGTATTTACTTGAAGATTACTTTGGTAAATTTTTATTAATTACAAATAATGGAAATGATGTTGAAGATGATAAATTTTCACTTACTTGCGATGAATGGATTATTAGAAATATAATAGAATGAAATACCTAACGCATAAATTAAGTCAATGTCACATATATGGCACTAATAACACTTCTGATTATAAATGTGATGTTTGTGGCGTAATATTATATTTAAATTCAATGGGTAATTATAAATTAATTACAAATAATGGAAATAATGTTAAATCTAATATATTTTTGCTAACTTGTGACGAATGGATTATTAGAAAAATAATAGAATGAAATACTTAACTCATCAATTAAGCTAATGTAAAATTTATGGTACAGATAATATCTATGATTATAAATGTGATATCTGTGGAGTATATTTGCTCAAGAATCATTCAGAATTTTATTTAATTACTGATAATGGAAACAATGTAAAATTAACTGAATTTGTATTAACTTGCGATGAAGTTATTATCAAAAAGATTATAGAATGAAATATTTAACTCATCAATTAAGCCAATGTAAAATTTATGGCTTTAATAAAAATTATGATTTTAAATGTGATATTTGTGATATAATGTTGTATCAGGATATGAATGGGAATTATTATTTAATTACGAAAAATGGAACTAAAGTTGAAAATACTATATCATTTGTTACCTGTGACGAATGGATTATTAGAAAAATAATTGATTAAATGGATAATATAGACATTCCAGTTAAATCTAAATTTAATTATTTGACTCATAAATTTGTTTTAGAAATCAAAGGTAATGCATATTGTATGTATATTTGTGAGAAATGTAATTGTAAAGTATATTCTATGTATAATAGTAATGAAATATATGATTATTCAGCATTATATCCAGGTATTAAATTTACTCTTACCTGCGATGAATATATGATCAAATCAATAATAGAATAATATGAAAGATTTAAAATATAAGAAATTTGTTCGTTTAGGACATAAATTTTTATGGTCTCAAGTAACATTTTTCTTAGAAACTCGGGAAGATATTTATATTTGTGAAAAATGTAATTATAAAATTCTGATATTTGATAATAATTTAGATTATTTATCTGATTTAAACTCATTTGATTTTAGTCAATTAAAATTATATTGCAATGAATATATAATTAAATCAATTATAGAATAAATATGTCAGTTACAAATCAAAAATCATTTAAATATCTAGATCATTATTTTATTTACTTTGATACATGTGATAATTTTTATGATATTTATATTTGTGAAAAATGTAATTGCAAAGTGGATATATCTGGTAATGATTGTAATCGATTATATTATTCAGAAGAAAAGTTTAAATTGATTTTATTTACATTAACCTGCACTGAATATATTATCAAATCCATAATAGATTAAGGAAATTAAATGTTTAGAATATATTGTACTAATAAAGGCTGCGGCAAAGAAAATGAAGCCGTCTTAAATACCGAAAATAACGAAGTTGAATGTATTGAGTGTGGCAAAAATATCACAGTCCCTCATTCTACCAAAATCTCTATGAAAGGTCTCGGTCAAATTAAACGTACGAAAAAAAGCGAGAAAGCCTTCGCTGTAGAATGTAAAAAATGTAACAAAGTTTGCGTCCCATCAGTTGACCAAAATAATAAAATAATATGCTCGAATTGCAAAAATGTTTTAGATAATATTTCAGCTCCTTTTGCTACCTTAATTCGAGAAAAAATTAAAAAATAAAGATTTATAAATGGATTTAATTATTGTTTTTGCGGGTATTATTCTATTTCTTTCTCTCATATTTAAAAAAAGCCGAGATTAAGTAATGGAATACATTGAATATATAGACGAAGAAACAAAAAGTAAGCATGTAATTTACAAAGATCCATTAAGTTCCATTATAAGTGGTAATATTATTTATAATTGTAAATATTGTGAATTCGTATTAGTACATTTGGCGACTTTAGATATTAAAGTTAATAATAAATATCATTGTTTAAATGATGAAGAAAAAATTATTAAAGATTTAATTGATTAAATATGGAATATATCGAATATATAGACGATCAAACTAAAGATAAACATTTGATTTATTGTGCAACTTCTCATGGAGCGGCACAGGTATATAATTGTAAATATTGTAATTTTAAATTAACATATGTTTTTATTTTTGATCGTAAACTTAAAAAATTACGTAATACATATATTACAAGTAGTATATGTTTAACTAATGAAGAAAGAATTATAATAGATATAATAAATTAAATGAAATATATTAAATATACAGATGAAACAACTGGCGAACATTTAATTTATAAAGTTATCAGTATTAAATTATTTGATATGTATCATTGTAAATATTGTAATTATATATTATATGAATCAACTACAAGAAATTTAAGAGCAGGCTCTAATGTTTTCTGTCTTTCTAATGAAGAAAAAATAATAAAAGATATAATTGAATGAATTGTATTGAATTATCTAAACAAATAATATTTAAATCTGAACTATTTGCCGAAGTTATGAGTGCTTGTTCCACTCTATTAAAATATCACCCAATTGCCGAAAATGCCAGAAATTATCTAAATCAAAGATGTTCACCCCATTATCAAAAAGAATTTAATTTTGGTTATTTCCCTAAACTCTCTGAATTAACTCATCTACTTAATTTATTAGATGATGGTGAAAATAAACTAAATAAATTAGGCCTTCTATATAAAAGAGATTTTCTAACCGATGGTATCTTTCTAAAAGAAAATTCGTTACCATTAGAAAATCATAACCTAATTCTACCATATAAAAATCTTTATGGGGATATTATTGCACTTGTAGGTAGAACTTTATTACCTAAAGAACAACAAATTAATATATCCAAATACAAAAATACTGAATTTAAAAAAAATAAACATCTTTTCGGTCTATATAAATCTAAAAAAGCTATTCTTCAAAAAAATGCAGTATTTATCGTAGAAGGTCAATTCGATTTCATTTCTTGCTATAGACATGGTTTCCATAATGCTGTAGCTGTAGGTAACGCCAATTTAAGTAAAAATCAATTCTATATATTAAAAAGATACACTAATAACTTGTATTTTGTGTTTGATAATGATGATGCCGGTAAAAAAGGATTCGAAAAAGCTAAATTAAAATATTCTAATAATGCTAATATTCAAAAAATTATTATTCCTAAAGAATTTAAGGATATAGATGAATATTTAAATAATAGCCCAAATCATGATATATTAGAATTATAATATTTATTTTCACAGAGGAGTTTAATGCCAAAAGCTAAAAAAAATAAAAAAGGTATCGGTATATCAGGGGGCGGAGAATCCATCGATCGCACCAAAAATAGGTCCGACCATTATCAGCCAATTATCTGCGAAGCCCCCTGTAGCCCCGAAATGCTCACTGAAGTAGCCGATGGGGACGGTATCTCCACGCAACTTAATCCTTTTAATTATAATGAAGAACTAATTGAATTAAGAGATCAATTAAAAGCAGCTATGTGGAGATTGATTGAAGAAGAATTGACAGATAGACAAGCAGAAGTTATAAAGTTATACGCATTAGGAAAGACTCAAACTGAAATCGCGAAGCAATTAGGTATTAATCAAAGTTCGATCACGAAAAGTCTTAGAGGTAATTGTGACTATCGTAATGGTAAAAAGGTTTATGGTGGAGCTCAAAAGAAACTCAGAAAAATTGCTGATAAAGATTCCGAAATAAAAGAAATTTTAAATAGAATTAGTGAAATAGAAGGTGATATTTTTTAATATATTGAATTGATTTTTATTTAATGAAAAGCTCCTCCGTGGGAAACTTTTTTCTACATTTGTTACTCACGGACTTCTGAGGGGTAATTTGGAAAAAGATCGATTTGGTTACATTTCTGCGTTGACTTCGAATCGTGCGATGCATATAGTGTTTCTACTCAAGGAGATACATATGAATAATAAAGATGAAGCAAATAAAATTCGCCGAGAAAAATATGCAGAAAATCCAACACCTCATATTGAGCATGCTACTGAATATTATTATAACAATAAAGAATCTGTTTTAAATAAACAAAAAGAATATCGTAAATTAAATGCTGAAAAACGAAAAGAGCTAAATAAACAATATTATGAAGCTAATAAAGAAGCTTCAGCAAATTCTACAGCTGAGAAAAGAAAAATTATTAAAGAACAAAATGACCTTCTAACTAAAGAAGAAATTTATAGTAAAACTCCAATAAAATATTGTCCTAAATGTAACATATCACACAATAGTGAAGATTTTTTTATTGATAAGACTAAAAAAGACGGTTTATCAAGAATTTGTAAAGCAGCTAAAAAATTGGAAAAACTAAAATGAGAACTTATTATATCTATAAGTATACTAATTTAGTTGATGCTAATCATAAAATCTATGTAGGGCAATGTTTTAATATAGAACAACGAAAACGAGCTCATAAATCAGCAGCGAAAAAGAACAGTGAGGCTTGCCCTTTATTTTATAGGGCTTTAAGAAAATATGGCTACGAAAGCTTTAGTTTTGAAATTTTAGAAGAAATTGTCACAGATCAGGCTGGGATTGATGAAAGAGAAATTTTCTGGATTAAGGAATTAGATGCCACTAATAATGATGTAGGATATAATCTAAGTGGTGGTGGATTTGGAAACTCAAATCCATTAAATACGGATTCTCATAAACAGTGTCCGAGATGTAAATTAGTAAAATCACGAGAAGATGATTATACTAAAAATGCATATAGTCATGATGGCATTTGTTTTTGCTGTAAAGAATGTCATGCTAAAATTACTGCTGAATATAAATCTGGACTTTCTGAAGAAGAAAAAGAACGTCGAAATCAAGTTAGAAGAGATGCTTATGCTAAAAATCCTGAACCTTATATTCAACAAGCTAAAAATTATTATGAAAATAATAAAGACAAAGTAAGTCTTTATAAAAAGGAATATGCTGAAAAAAATAAAGAAATAATTAAGGAAAAAAATAAACAATATAAAGACGATAATAAAGAAATTTTACTTCAAAATGATAAAGAGTATAGACGGCAAGTTAAAGATGCTAATTCAAAACTAACCAAAGAACAAATATTTGCTCGAACTCCTATTAAATTTTGTGCCGGAACGTGTCAAAAAGATATAGATTCTATTAATTTCTATATAGATTTAACAAGAGTTGATGGGTTAGCTAGAATTTGTAAAGAATGCCATAAGGCTAGGATGGCAATTAATCGTGAAAGTAAAAGAATAATGGTTTGATATAATTAAACAATATATTAAATTTATGGAATCCGGATATTTGAATAAAATATCCGGATTTTTTATTTTGTGCGTTATAGTATTAAAACAGGGTATTAATTTTATAATAATTCTACTACTTTAAAGACATAAATTTGAGTTATATGTATTTTTGGAGAATTTAATGGACAAACATTCGGTTGATTATGAGTCAATAAATAAAAAGCTTACGGCTAAAAAAGCTTATAAATACAATGATGTTAAAGATCATTTAATTAAAGTAGCTTTTGATGTCGTTAAGTTTAAAGATGCTGATAATATCGATGGATTGTGGCAAATTCAAAGTGCAGATGATGGTGAAGTAATTGTGGCATTATATGAAGAGACGCCGAAATTAGAAACGCGTTCTTCATGGTCAGCAGTTCCAGATAAAACCGCATCTTATGTTCATATATTCTATAAAAATGAACCAATCACTAAGTTAGCTATGGCTTCTTTGGGTATTCAGGAAAAGGATACGGTTTCATTTATTGAGACTTTACCGAAGATTTTGGCTGAAAATTCAAGCATTCGTACGCAAATGTTGAGAGAATTAAATAGCGAAGATAAGTCAAATCTTATTAAAAAATATCCAGAATTAGGCTAATGAGGAATTTAAATGAATCCGAATGATATTAACAATTTTAAGAAAGCGATGGACGTAGTAACCAACGTAATAGAAGCTAAAGAGAAGTTTCTAGTAGGTCCATTAGCGATAAGATTAAGTAGAGCTGCCGAGGAGAATCCTGGAGATACAACGATTCATTCGATGTCTGCTTTTCTTCGTTTAAAAGCTGAAAAAGAGATGTTTATTTCTAAAGCTGAATTAAATTCTGTATATAATAAATTTTATACTACCGGGACTCATTGTGCTGAATATTTTGATAAAGAAATTTCAAAACAAGCTGATTTTCAAGGTAATAAAATGAATCGTGACCCGAATGAAGGGAGTTACGATTATTTTAAGTCAGCAGATCCTCTTTTAGTTAATGCATTAGAGTCGGCTTTTGATCCTAAAGCTCCATTAAAATTATATTCAAAAGAAATTGCGAAATCTGCTGAAAATGTTTGTAATAAAGAATTGAGTTATTTTCCTGTTCAGCCTGCAAAAATTGAAACAGTAGCTGGTAATGAGGATGTTCTTTTATGCAAAGCTAGTTATGAGACGCCAAAAGGTCAGAGTCATGTATTAATCCCTGTAGAAATTGCTGGTGATAAAGCTTTGTTTCCAACGGTATTTGTAAGTGAAGCTGGTTTTGAGACGTTAAATCATGATAATTTGGGTAAGCATTTAATTGCTAGTGTAGGGAAAAATTTTAAAGCTAATGTTGATGCTATATTAAATGTAATAAAAACGGCAAAACATGGAGTTAAGCCTGATGAAGCATTAAATGATGTTGAGAAGATTGTAATAAAGGCTTCATTAAATAAAAAAGCTAATGTTGTTGAAAATGGTTTATATTTTGAATTAAATGATAAAAATTCAGGTGATGTTAAATTAGAATCAAAAGCTGAAGAAGTTGAAACATTTGCTCAAAAATTAAGTTCAGCGAAAGGTATAGCTGAGGTAACGTATGGTAAATCAGTAGTTGATGTTGGCAGAACTATGATTCGTCAAGCTATGGAATCATTTGGGCATAAAGTTCAGGTTGTAGTAGCGGATGTTAATAATACTCAGGTAGTTTATGCAGTATCTAATGGAGTAACTGGATTAAAAGTTCCGGTTAAATTTGCAAATAATCGTCCAGTACCTCCAACGGTAGCTTTGGCTGGTGGTATGGTTGAATCATTTGATAAAGATGGAGTTGATAAATTATTTAGTGAACAAGATTTTGCAAAGGCTTCATTAGCTTCAGAATTTTACGGATCAAAGCCTAGTGAATTAATTGAAACCATTAAAGTTTCAATGAGTAATCGAGATTTTACTAAGGCTGAAGATGCGTTAAATGTACTAGCTAATTCTGGAGATGAAAAAGCGTATCAATTTGGAATGAGTGTATATTTAAATGAGCTTGGTTCAAAGGGTGTAGAGAAGACGGCATCTGTCCATAAGTGTGCAATGCAGATAAAGAGTCCGAATAGTATACATATAATGTGTGGTCATATGAATTTGCCATTAAATAAAGTATATCAAGATGCTCAAGGAAACTGTTTACCACTTTATCGTAAAAATGCTGAACATACAAATGAAAGTGGATCATTTCTTGATTCCAAAATTTATATAGGATAAAAATGGTCAAAGTATCGATATTACTTGAAAAATTAGCTAATCAATTGGATGATCCTGATAGTGAAATTATTATGGCTTCAGAAAATGATGAGCATATGCTTAATATTGTAAGTTATGCTTTGGTACATGCGGCTGGAATTTTAAGAAAAGCGGCAAAAGATGTATTAAAAATTGAGCCAGCTATTGATGCAGATAGTTTGCAAGAGTTATCATTAGTGGCGGCAGATTTAGATTTAGATGAAGAATTGAGTAAATATGCGGATGGTATTGATACTGCCTTAGATCTTTTTAGTAAATCTTCTGAAAAAGATAGTGAATCGATTGAAAATGTTGGTAAATTAGCTGAAATATTTGATAAATCAGAAAATGAATCCTTAAATAAATTAGCTTCTGTGTTAGATGAAATTTTATTAACTATTGGTGCACCGAAAGATTCAGTTCAAAAGATTAAATCAGCTGAAGATAGTGAAATTGAGAAAATAAGAAATAAACATCGTAAGCCTTCTTCGGATTTTTTTTCGTTAGGAAATGAAAAAAAACAAGAGATGGAAGATGCTGCAGTTAAGGCAATAAATGAAAAAGTTAAAGAATATAAGCCTATGGAGCATGCATTAAATACTAGATATTGTCCAGATCATGCTGGCGTGAGTTTAATGCGAATTGGCGATGGTGTATGGCAGTGTGAATTAGATAAAAAAATATACGATTTTAATAGTGGTTATACAACGTTAGATGGTGATAAAGTTCCAGGTACTAGTGTTTCTAATCAAACTCAAAATTTAAGAGATCACGCACCGGAACATATTAATTTTTCTAATCGTGAGCAGAAGCTTAACGGCTGATATAGATTACCTTTAAATGGAGGTATAAATGCCGATTAACAATAAATTTAAACAAAATAATAAAGAGGCAGATTAATGGCAGTTGACTATAGTAAAATACTGAGTCATCCAGAATCTGAATCTATTATAAGTAAATTAGTTTCTGGTATTACTCCGAAAGATATAGCTGAGTATTTAAAAATTAAATACCAAGGTAAAGATGAAGCGCATTTACGTCTTTCTGCGGCTTTATTAAAAGATTTTATAGATTCTAATTTAAATTTATACGAAACTTTAAATCAAGATATTCAAGCTGCAAAAAATGGCAATCTTGATAAAAAAGTATCAGCTTTTTTGCGAAATAATAGAACATATCAGCAAATTATGGTCGAAATGGCTGATAAAGAAGTTGATGTTAAGAAAATGTTACAAAAAGTTGCAGTATTGCTTGAAGTTCGTTTAGAGCAATTCTGGGATAAAATGCAAGAAAATCCAGCTAATTTAAAAGCTGATTATGGTTTATTGAAATATTTTGAAACACTTATGAATTATACAGAAAAGTATAATAAAATTGTAAATCAAAGTCCAGATCAGATTATACAACATAATGTAACGGTTCAAGTGATGGATCAATATGTTGCAATTTTTCAAGATGCAATAAGGGAGACGTTAGCTGAGATCGATCCTGATTCTGCCTTTTCATTTATGGAAAAATTTAATGAAAAATTCCAAAATTTACAACTTCCTGAGCAAATGAAGGTGAGTAAGCCGTTAACAACTGAGAAAAGATATTTGGAGGCAGAAGTATTATCTACAAAATTAGAAGAAATTGAAGGAAAATCGTGAATCCAATAGATAAAATTGCATATCCTGTAGGTGGAGAATTTTTATATGTAAATCCTCCGCATAATATTGAAGCATGGATGAATACATTAAAACACATTTATGTTTTAACTAATAAGGGTATGGATTTTAATAAAGCATTAGATGTAATTACTGAAAAATGGGATAATATGGATAAGCGAGATTTTAAAAATTGGATTGCTTTTTATCAACAAGGTGGTCATACGGCATATAAAAAAGCAGAATTAGAAAAAAATGCTCAATATATGCCTGGAGCTTTTTTGGATATGAATGAATTACGTTCTGTAATTCCTGGAGTTCCTACAAGATATGAAGAAGATGAAGTTCCAAATCAAGAAATTATATCTCAAAAAACTGACAAACAAAGACGAGAAGAGCAGGAAAAGCAAGAGAAAGAATATATTGATCAACAAATTAAAGCATTAATTGGTAGATTAAATGCCGCTGAAAGAATAGCTACAACTCGTGGTATTGATAAAGCTTTAGGTCCTGTATATGAAAATTGGTTAAAAGCGCTTCATGATTTAAAAAGAGAAATCCAAGTTGCTCCTTTTAGAACTGTAAAATCATCTTTATTAATTGATTTAATTGTTAGGAAGGGTAATCAATTATTTGCTAATGGTTATGAAAAATCTGCTCAAATTATGTATAAATTAGCACAAGTAGCCCCACCGCCATTAGAAAATGTTCCGGAATTGCCAGCAGAACCTTCTTTGGAAACTACTACAGATCCGGCTACGTCTGAAATGCCAACAGAATTACCTAATATAGAACCATCAAATGATAAAAAAGATGAAGATTGGGTGGAAGAATTTTTAAATGGATTAAATGGTATTGTTGATTCTAGTGAGGCAGATGATGAACTTTCTGTTTCGGATGGTGATTTAACTATTACAGCTCAAGCGGCACCAGTGCTTCCGGCAAGTCCAGTTGAAAAAGCTCCAGTAGATTTAGGAAGTGAGTTAGAACAGGCATTAGCACATGTAACAATTGATGAAGTTATTGGTAAATTAGAAGTTGTTTCTAATATATTTAAAAATCGTGAAATTTCAAGACAGTTAGCTATGGTAGATATAATGATGGATCAACTTGGCATTTCATCATTTTTCCCGGAATTAGCTGAAGCAACTTCGAAATCTTTAGAATCAAATCAATATTGTTCTACTCGTGTTGAAGATATTTTAGGTAGATTAAAGGGTAGTGTTAATGTACCGGCTGATCAAGCTTTGGATTTAGAAGGAAATGAACCTGGTGCAGCTGAGGGTAATGCTGTAAATCTTAAAAATCAATTAAATATTGAAAAACAGAAAGAAGATGCTCGTAAAAAGAGTAGAGAAGAAGCTTCAGAAGCAGCGGAAGATGCGGCAATAAGCAATAAACAAGCTCCTCAGGCAGTAAATACAGAAGCATTAAATCAACCGACTGAAGTTCAAGCTCCAACGGCTCCAGGAGTTAGGGTTTAATGAATGAATTTATCTGAAATCCTTAGCATATTATCCGGAATAGCTGCCGAAATGAATAGTAATATTTTTATCGTTGGCGGAGCTCCACGTGATAAGGTTATGGGTTTATCTAATAATATTGAAGATATAGATTTAACTTCTGGCGATAATAAAATTCATTATATTGCAAAAGAAGCTTCAATTAAATTAAAAGATATTAATTCTGTATATAAAGTTTTAGATGATGGGCATGCACAGATAACTATTGGTGGATTTAAATTAGATTTTTCTTCTAATTTTAATATACCTGATATTAAAAATATATTGCAAAAGGCTGGATTAAAAGGCCCTAGTGATATGCAGGCTGAATTATATTCTAGAGATTTTACTTGTAATACTTTGCTTATGAGTTTGGATTTAAAGCAAATTTTAGATCCAACTGGTTTAGCTTTAAAAGATATTAAATCAAAAATTTTAAGAACTTGTTTACCTGCAGCTGTAACTTTAGGTTATGATAATAAAAGAGTTGTAAGAATTCTTTATATGGCCGCCAAACTTAATTTTGATGTAGATGAAGAGATAATTAAATGGGTGAAAGAAAATCCAAGTAGTATTGCTAATTGTTCTCAAAATTATTTAATAAAAAAATTAGCTAAATCAATTGAGTATAATAAAGATAAAACTGTAGAATTATTAGATAAAATGAATTTGTGGAAATCTATTCCTCCAATTAAAGATTTACAATCAATAATGGCTAAAAATCCGGAGAGAGTATGAAAAATCCTAAATCATTTCAGGCGATGAATAAAGAATTTCAATATCTTTGGAATAAATTTGAAAGAGATGATTGGAAAGTCGAAAATCTTGGAGAATATTGTGAAGCTTTAGAGTGTATGGTTATGAATTATTTAACTAGAAATAATGCATTAAAACCAAAAGAAGCTGGAGAAATATTATTTAAAAATTATGATTATATAGATCAATCTAAATCTGAAAAAGAAAATAATGAATCTGGCCCTGGTGGCGGATTGTATAATGGTAAAATGGATAAATATAAATCGGTTAAAGATTTTATTAATTCAGATAGAAAAATGAAAAGAAAGCAGCGGAAAAAGAAATTAGTTCATTTAATGGCAGAAGATTTGAGTGATATACCTGAAGATGTATTAAATGAGGATGAAGATAAAAAAGATGAGGATGAAGAGGTAGCTTTGGTAGGAAGTTCATTTATTAATAGAGTCGATCCTTATCCAACATATGATAGTTCTTTTGCCCAGCCGGTTGGGTATTTATTTGATAATGATACGATGAGAAATGGGTATATTGGTTTATATAGTGTTTGGGGAAATGAAATAAATAATACTAGTAAATTGGCAGAAGTATATTATGATTTGATTAAATAAGTAATAATTCGATATATTATAAGTAAAACCAAGTATTTTCGTCTGGTTAAGGAATTAAAAACATGAGTTTAGCAAAAACTGCACAATTATCATCTTCAAAATTAGATAAAGATCTATTATACATAACTGACGAAGATTTATCTGTATCTGAAGAGGAATGTGAGCCGGAGGATAAAGATGATAAACCTTCCGGAGAAGTTATTGTATTGGTTACTGAAGAGCCAAAAGAAGAAGTTGAGGAAATTTCTTTTGAATTACCATTAGTTCCTGGTGGTGATTCTCAGGATGAGCTTGAAGACGAAAATGATTTATCTGTGGAAGAAGAGGAAGATAAAATAGAGGTAGCTGAGCCTGGCGTTTGGGATTGGAAGGCTCATTTTCCTAAGAATTTTCATATTTGGTTGAAGAATATGATGTCAAATCCTCCGAAGCATACTGGATTAGATTCAGTAGGTATTGAGCGCTGTGTAGCTTATTTTCAGAAATTAAATACGATTATATCACAAGCAGTTCGTTTGGATGTAGATGGTGTTTTAAACATTAATTTAATTGAAAAAGCACGTGAAGAAATTCATAAGGCAATTGATCGATTAAATGAAAGATTAGATCGTATAAATAGTAATAAATTTAAGAAAAAGAAGAAAGCTGATGAGGATTCTGAAGTATTTGTAAAAGAAGCTCAAAAAGCCGCAGGAGTTTACGGTAGAATTTCTGTGGTCGTACCTTTATTAATTTCACATATTGCTAGAGTTTGTATTAATAGTGTTGTTAGTGCCGGCAAAAATTTAGAACAAGTATTTGATCAAATGGCAAAAAAATATGAGTTAACAACACGGGAAAAAGCGGAGTTAATACAGTTATTATGTGATATGGGCTTTCCGCTTCGTCATCGTGAAGTTGATTTGGATTCAGATTTTGACGCTTCTTCAGAAAATAATCCAGATTATATTGCTAATTACTTCGCTTAATAGGAAAAATAATGTCTAGAGTTCTTAAAATTTCAACATATGCAGAAGATAAAGAGTTTGAAGAAGGTGAACAGAAGTTATCTCCTATGTTATCGCAATTTGCAAAAGCTGTAATTCCACCAAATGCAGTAGAACAAGCTCGTGCAAGAAATGCTCAATCAGTAATGCAACAATTAACTTCGATCATGGCAAATAAACCACGATATGCCACTGTAGATGATGCTGTAAGAGATATGCAAGAGCGTACTGGTTTAAATCTTCATCTTGAAAATATTAAATCTGCAAAAAAAAAAGTAAATAAGCAAGCTCATGAATTAGTGGATATTCCAGAATCATTAAAAAAATATGATTTTGTGGGTAATATTGTAAATTATATTAAAAATAATATAAAAAATACAAATGGTGTTGGAAATTCTGTACCTCAATTACAGCATGATATTTTGTCATTATTTTCAAAAGATGGTTTAGCTCCTCAAGACATTTTAAATGACGAAGTATCTAAATATCTTAGTGATTGTATTTTAGAACAGCAAAAAATGCTTCCAAGTGATTCTGATAATGGGCAACTAGGCTTTGGTGTTGGAAAAGACCTAGTATTTGAAAATGAAGATCCTTGGAGTGGATTAATGCCCAGTAAATAAAGTATTAAATGCAAGATAGTATTTTTGAAAAATTTAAAGATAATATATCGAATTTAGATCCTGTACATTGGATAGAAAAAAATTTAACTTTAGACGGTAAACCTTTCCGAATTAACGGAAATGGATATAAAGCATTTAGCGATATTTATAGATATATTGGTGTAACTGCAACTCAACGTGATTCTAAGCCTATATGTTTAGTAAAAGGCCGTCAGGTTGGTGGTTCGAGTTTAGCTTGTGCATTATCTTTATATTTTGGAGCATCTGGTATTTTTGGAACCGGCAATCGGCCTCCAATGCGTGTTATTCATTGTTTTCCTACATTAGTTCACGTTTTTACTTATGCTAAAACTAAATTAAATCCAACTATTTCTTCGGCTGTACTATCTCCTAATAAAGTTCGTGGAAAAGTTAAATCTGTAATTGAAGAAAAACTGGATGTTTCAACTCCGGCGAATGATTCTTTACAATATAAACAATTTGTTGGAGGTAATTTTTTACGAGTTGAATCTACAGGTTTAGATGCATCAAGACTTCGTGGTTCTACTGGTGATTGTAATTTTTATGATGAAGTTCAGGATATTCCGGCTGAAGCTATATCGAATGCAAATAAATTATTAACTACTGCTCATTATGGGCGAGTTGGTGAAGGTATTCAGCTTTATTTTGGTACGCCTAAACAAAAAGGTTCAGCTTATTGGAATATTTGGAATGCGTCAACAAAACAATATTTTCATTTAGGTTGTGAATCTTGTAATGAATTATTTCCTCTGTATACGCCAGGGTCAGATGCTTGGGAAAAAATTTGGCTTTATGGATTTGTAGTTAAGTGTCCTCATTGTGGTTGTGAGCAAGATAAACGTGAAGCAACAGAAAGAGGAAAATGGGTAGCATTAGGAGATCCTGATGCTGAATATATTGGATTTCACATTAATCAATTATATTTACCATATTTTGATAAAGAATATATTATTTCTCAAAAACCAGAAAATCATCCAATTAATACAGAAAGAGCGTATCAAAATGAAGTTCTTGGAGAATTTTATTCTGGAGACGCTAGTCCAATTACACCTGAGGAAATTCAACAAAAATGTGCTGATTCTGGTCGTAAATTTAGAGCATCAATTAGTTCTTCAGAAAATAAAAATGTATATGCAGGATTTGACTGGGGTAAGAAAAAAGATGTTGAAGGATCTCAAGGTCAATCTTATAGCACAACGGTTTTATTGAGTGATGATGGAAAAGGTTTATTAAGTGTAGAATTTTTTACGTTATTAAAACGTAATGATTTTGAGGAGAAAAAATCAATTGTAGATCAAATGTTTAGACAATATAGTGTTAAATTAGGGGTTGGTGATATTGGATATGCTAATGATTTAACTGAAATATTGCAAAAGGAGCATGGAGATCGATTTATTGCAAGCGAAGCTTCTGGACATGTAAATGGTCATCAAAAATATGTTGATGAATATTTTCCTAAGCGTGTAGTTTTTGAAAAAGATTATTATATTGCTGAAGTTTATGGGTTATTAAAAAAGGGAATGATTAGATTTCCATATGGTGATTATGAAAAGATAGCTACTTTAATTCAGCATATTTGTAGTATGGAAATAAAAACTACAATGAATAGATTAGGAGAGCCTCAGCAAAAGTATGTGAAAGGACCTACGCCTAACGATGCTTTTGCTGCGTTAATAAATGCTTATATTGCTTATAAATTTGATATAACTAAGGGTTTTAAGAATGGACCTGGAGGAAGTCCATTTAATCAAAGTGGAAATAGACAAATACCGGCAGTTTTGGGTTTCGCTCCAAAATTCAGATAGTTTATTAAATTACATTATATCAATAAATTTCCATATAATCATGCGAAGTTTTAATTGATATATAAGATAATAATATGAATAAATCTGAAGAGTTTTTAAAATCCAGAGAGCAACCGCCATTAGTTACTCCAAATATGTGGAAAAGTGTATCAGCATATAGGCGAGATCTTTTGGAACAAGAGGCTTCTGAAGGTAAATTTCGTGAGCCTGGTGGAAGTCCAAATTACGGTATTTCTAAAAGTGGAGCTGGAAATGTAGTTGCTGCTAAATTTGCACAACAGGCTAATTCAGTTTCTGGGACGAGTGGAGCAAATTGGCGAGGATCGGGCGGGACAGTTCAAATGACTCCCGAGGTTTATTCGCCATTATGGTTAAATTCTAATTTAAATTTACCTCGAGATAGAGCAACGGTTAATGCTTGGGCTCGTGCATTTTTTGCATTAAATCCCATAGTTCAGAATGCTATTTCTTTACATTCTACATATCCGATATCTAAATTAAATATTAAATGTAAAGATGAAAAAGTACAGAAATTTTTCCAGGAAATGTGTGAAGAAATAGATTTAATGAATGTTTGCACGCAGATAGCTCAAGAATATTGGACTGTAGGTGAGGCATTTGTTTACGCTGAATTAGATGAAAGAGCTTTAAAATGGAGCCGATTATTAATTCAAAATCCAGATTATATAGTTGTTCAACGTTCAGTTGTTGCTGGTGAACCTATTATTAGTTTACGTCCTGATGAAAATTTAAGAAGAATTTGTACTAGTAATAAACCTTCAGATATTCAGCAAAAAAAATCATTAAGCAAAAATATAATTGAAGCAGTTAAACGTGGTGAAAATATTCCATTAAGTAATTTTTATGTATCTCATTTAGCTAGAAGAATTAGTCCATATGAAATTAGGGGTACTAGTTTAATTGTAAGTTGTTTTCGATCACTTCAGTTATGGGATCAAATTAAAGAATGTAAATATGCTCAAACTGGCGATATGATAAATCCTTTGCGTATATTTAAGGTAGGTGGGGGTGTTTCTAATTATCAACCAACTCCTGCAGATTTAGAACAGTGGAGATTAGTTATTGAGGAAGCTTCTAATAATAAAAATTTCAAATTAATTACTCATGATGGTTTTAGTGCTGAAACTGTAGGGGCAGGATCCGGAATATACGATACTTCTGCAGATATTACGCAATTAATGAAGGAAATGTATATTGGGTTGATGGTTCCAAATGTTATTATGGATGGCGGTGGAGATATTTCTTATCAAAATGGTGGGGTGGCGTTGGACGTATTAAGACAGCGTTATACACAATTTAGAAATTATTTAACAAATTGGCTTCGTAGGAAAATATTTGCTCCAATATCTAAGATGAATGAATTTTATGATTATTCAAATGGAAAAAAAATATTAATTGTTCCAGATGTTGATTGGAATCATATGTCATTATTTGATACTAGTGATTATATTCAACAATTAACTACATTGGCTACAGCTCAACCTCCAAGAGTTAGTAATCAAACACTATATAAATCTCTCGGTTTAGAGTATGAAGATGAATTAAGAAAGATTCGTCGAGAGCAAATTGATTTAGCTATTCAGACTAGAGAAGTAAATACATTAAATGCTATGTCATTAAATGATTTGAGAGCATTAGGTACAGAGTCTGAAATTAAGGAAATAGTAGATAGGTTACCGGGTGAATCTCCGTATGAAGAACCTATACCTGGGTCTGAAGGTGGAAATTCTATTCCGCCACCTCCACCAAATCCTTCTCCGTTTAGTAGTCCTTCCGCTCCATTATCAAAATAAATATTTGATATATAACTACTTTTTAGGTATATAATTGAACTTTATTTAAAAATAGATTTTGGGAGTAGTGAATGTCTTATAAAAAAGATTTAAAGGTAGAGGCGCAAAATTACGGACTTAAGCATAAATTACGTCAGTATGTTACGCCTTCTGGTTGGCAAAGAGCTATTTCCGAAGTAGGATCTGATAAATATAAAGAGCGTATGGAAACTTTGCGTGAAGCAGATGATTCCATGAGAGAAACGGCAACTTTATTTAAAGGTTATTTAAAAAGTGCTGAAAATGCATTTAAAGATAATAGATATTTAGATGTAGCTCATTGGTGCGCTATGATAAATGATGGCGTTAAATTAATGATTAAGGATTCTAAGCCTGTCACTGATTTACGTGATTCAGAAGTTGCTGAATATTATACACGTCATGAAGATGCAAATCCAGAACATAATTATTTTTCTGCTGATGACGGTTTAGTTGCTACTGCTGGAATTTTTGATCGATTATTTGGAAATTCTATAGAAAAATTATATTGGAAAAAAATTAAAGAAAGTAAAATGGCGGTACAATCTTTAATTAATAGAACTGGCAAATTAGTTGCAATGACTTATTCATCGTTAGATAGAATGGGAAATGCTCGGGCTCAAGGCAATATTGGAGCTTGGATTGAAGATATACAAAGAATTGCTAAAGCACAGGGTGAATTTCAAATTTTTGCTAAGAGTGTATACGATAAGCATTTAAAGGAATTAGCTGATATTGTTAAATCTAATAAGCCAGCTCAAAATATTTCTCAACCTATAAATGAACAAATTCCAAAAGCTAATAAAGCAGAGGAAGCGGATGATTTAGTTAATGAATCACCGGAAGATGAAGAAGAATTAATTTTCGATTTAAAAAATAAGAAGGAGCCTATCAAACCTGTAGAAGAAGCTAAGTTTGATAAAGGTCGTCCTGCATTAACTGATCCAAGGTCAGTTAAAAAACAAAATGAAAAAGAATTAGAGGAATGGTCAAAAGTTCAGGATTTTTTAAAGGGAAATCAAAAAAATACTGAAGAAAAAGTTGAAGAACCTAAAGTTGAAGAACCTAAAGTTGAATCAGTTAAGCCTATAGAACAGCCTAAAATTGAATCGGTCAAACCACTTCAAGAAAAGGTTAATATTCCAGAAGTAAAACCCGAAATTAAAGAAGAATCTAAAGTTGAAACTTCTAAAGTTGTAGAAGCTCCCAAACCAATTGTCAATCAACCAATTAAACAAGAACTTCCTAAACCTGTAGAAGTTCCTAAAATTGTTGAAGCTCCTAAAGTTGTAGAAATTCCTAAAGCGGCACCAATTCCTCAAATTCCTCAGGCACCAACACAAACTACCGTTGAAGCTCCACCTAAGCGTGGACGTGGCAGACCGCGAAAAAATCCATTACCGACCGCGCCAGCTGTAACTTCTATGCCTATTTCTAATGAAGTTCCAACTCAAGTTTCAAGTAATCCATTTGATTCAGCTCCTGCAGTAGTTCCTACAGCTGCTCCTAAATCAGCTCCGAGCCAACCCACTATAACAACTGCACCAAAAACTCAGCCAGTTCATGTTGATATTAAGGGGACTGAACCAAAAACGCCGGAATCTGTGGATGAAAAAGAATCTTCAAAAGAAGAAAGTTCATCAATTTCTAAAGAAGATGCTGCTTTAAATTCTAGTGATAAAGTTTTAACATTAGTTATGATTCCAAAAATTAAACCTGATAATTTGGATGAAATTAAGGAATCATTACAAAAGAAATTTGGACATCCGATCCGTTTTGTTACTAAAGAAAATGGTGCTGGAATTGCTAAAATGTATAAAGAAGACGGTTGGAAACTTGATGCAGTAACTTATGATGAAGCGATTAAAGAAGTTGAAGCTCCAAAACGTAATCCTTTAGAGTTATTAAATGATCCGAAATTTTTGGCAGAATTACCTACATTAAGTAATGGTTATTTTGATAAAGGTCGTATTATTGATGTAGTTAAATCTCCATATGATAATGGTAAGATGAATACATATCCTGAATTTAGAAATATGGATAAAGCTACAAGAAAAGCTGTTATTGATAAATTAAATGAATTAGATGATGAAAAAGATCGAATTAAAGCAGAAATGGCAAATAAAACAGTTTCTAGCCCTGAATTATCTTCTAAATTGCCTGAAGTTCCTAAAACTGAAGAATTAAAACAAAGTGAACCAATTATAAACAATGAAATTAAATCTGAAAATCCTACTGAAGAATTATCAGAGGATGAAATAGAA